ACTTGACAGCGGCTTAGAGTATGAATGCGCTCCCGAAGTCTCGGTGGCGCTCGACAAGCTGCGCTCCGATGCTGCGGAAGCTGCAACCAAACTCGCGGCCATTCCAACCCTGACGGCAGAGCGCGATACGCTGAAAGCGCGTGTTGACGGCTTTGCGGCAGAACTGACTAAGGCTAAAGACGAAGGCAAGGCCGCTGGCCGCGCCGAAGTTGAAGCTAAGGCCAAGCTGGATGCGGTTGCTACTGCATTCAAGATCGACGCCAAAGACATGACTGAGCGCCAAGTCAAGGAAGCGGTTATCAAAGCCGTTACCCCAGCGCTGAATCTGGACGGCAAAGACGACGCCTACATTGACGTTGCCTTCGCAATGGCCCAAGAGTTCAAAGGCGATGCAGCCATGGCTAGCCAGCGCCAGCAAGCTCAACATCGTGCAGATGCTGGCGACGGCAACAAGGGCAGCATGTCGGCACGCGACAAGATGATCGCTCGTATGAACGATAAGGAGAAGAAATAATGCCTATCCCACAAACTACCTTCGGCCAGTATTCGGCTCCGGGTTTCGCCGGTCTGCTGTATGACTCGGGTTTCCGCGACACTATGTCGTATTCGGCTGAAGGCGCGATTCCTTTCGGCTCGTTCGTTAAGCTGGGTACGAACAAAGAGCGCCAAGTGCTGGCCCCTACTACCGCTGTTGGTCAAGCCGCGCTGCTGATTGGCGTAGCTGCTGCTAGCGCCATGGCAGAGCAAGCTTACCCTTCGACCGGTGCTGCTGCCGCCTACGCTGCAACCGAAACCGTATCGGTACTGAAAGATGGCCGTATTTGGGTTCTGACCAATGATGCTGTAGCGGCTGGTGCTGTCGCTAACTTCGTGCTGGCTAACGGCACTGTTACCGACGAAGCAGTTGCAGCCGGCATCGAAGCCTTCACGCAACTGACCGTGAAGTTTATCACCGGCACTCCCGCTGCTGGCCTCGCTGTTGTGGAGATTGCGCCAAAATGAACATGAAAACTGACCAAATGCACTACGATTCGACCGATCTGCGCATCATCGAAAACACCGGCCTGCTGAAAGCTGATGCGGGTGAATCGGTGTTCTTCGCTCGCCAATTGGAGTATGTGCGCTCCAAGACCTATGACGTTGAGTACGTCAACCTGTCGGCAATGGAACTGTTCCCGATTGATACCTCTGTGCCTGCTGGCGCAAAGACTATCACTTGGCGTCAGTGGGACGGTGTAGGCGCGGCTAAGATCATCGCTAACTATGCGGACGATCTGCCACGCGTTGACGTTCAAGCGCTGGAAATGACCACCCCAATCCGCTCGATTGGTGACAGCTACGGCTACGACGTGCAAGAGATTCGTTCGGCGCAGTTCGCCGGCGTGGCTCTGGACGCAAAGCGCGCTACCCAAGCTCGCAAGGTCATCGATCAGAAGTTCAATCAACTGGCATGGTTTGGCGACACCGCATCGGGCCTTCCGGGCTTCCTGTCGAACGCGAATATCCCTGCTGTGGTTCTGGCTGCTGATGGTACTGGCTCGTCCAAGACCTTCGCAAGCAAAACGCCAGATCAGATCATCCGCGATATGAATGCTTTGGTGAACTCGATCTTCGTTACCACGAAGGGCATTCATCGCGCTAACGAACTGTGGATGCCTCTGGCTCAGTACGCATACATTAGCTCGACTGCTCGCAGCGCAACCAGCGATACGACCATTCTCGACTTCTTCCTGGCTAACAATCCGTTCATTCAATCGGTCAAACCGATCTTTGAACTGACCGGCGCAGGTGCAGCCGGTGCTGATCGTATGGTAGCTGCTGAAAACAGCGCAGAGAACTACCAGATGAACATCACCATGCCGTTCATGCAGCACCCTCCACAGCCTCGCAACCTGTACTTTGAAGTTCCTTGCGAAGCCCGCTTTGGCGGCGTAACCATCGAACGTCCGCTGGCATTCGCTTACGCTGACGGCATCTAAACTCGCGTGATGGTGAGTGTGTAGCACTAGCCCGCCCTTCACCGGGCGGGCTTTTTACTTTTGGGGAATTACATGGCACTGTTTGGGCGAACTAAAGCGCAAGCTCTAGCAACGATTGCGCGAAACAAAGACAAAAAAGGGCGTAAGAGAGTAGGCGGCGGATCGCAACCATCCGTGACTGTACCTGCTGCTCCTACTATTGGCACAGCGACTGTTGGCAACGGTATGGCTTTTGTGCCTTACACGGATAACAGCGATGGCGGAGCCGTTATTACTTCGCATGACGTACAAATTTACAATGGCTCGGGCGTTCTCATTGGAACGATTACCAACGTAGCCAATCCTGCCTTCCTGACCGCTGCTCAGGGGATTATTAACGGCTCTAGCTACTCATTCAAAGTTCGTGCAAACAACGAAAAAGGCCCTAGCGCTTATTCGTCTATGTCGAATATCGTAACGCCTGCAATCATCAATCCTGTGCTACCTACGGCTTATCTGATTGAGTCGTTTGAAGATACGGCAGGATTTACGATTGGCGGTGGCGCAACGCCAGCAATCAATCCTGATTGGAAGGTGCAAGGAACGAACTCGCTTAAGTTGACCGGCGCGCTCTCAAATGCAACTGCAACCGCAACCAAAACCATCGCAGGAACGTTCGATCCTAAAGTACCGGGAACCATTGCGCTAATGGCTAATGTTGACCCATCCATGGCAGGGCAAGTTGTTCAGGCTGGCGCGGGCTTCGTAAAAGGAACTACGGCTACTATTTCTCCTTTGGCTGGTTACACGCAATCTCCACCTGCCTTGCGAACTGGCCCAGCTATCATTGCAGCAAGCATTGAAAAGGAAATGAACGCGATTTACGTTCAGGCTGCGGGAACGGGATATTCTTTGCGCGTATCTCAGTCTCAAGGCAGTTCGGGCGGATCAATTGTTAGCTATGACGGTATGATCGGTGGCGCACGAGGCATCCCAACTATCCTTATTGGCGCGGACGATCAATACAACGATCAATATACGTGGCTATATCAGCAACATTTGGCTAGGGGCATTCCTTTTAACATCAATATCGCTCGTGATGTTATCGGTACGGCTAACCGCTTCACCGAAGCACAATTCAATGAAATGTTTGCTTCGGGGATTGTGGGAATTGGGCTTAATGGCACTTGCAACGATGCTGCTTGCGACCAAAACGACGTTGTGGCAGCGACGACTGGCAGCAACGGCATTATCGCCAATCAGGACTATGTTGTATCTAAAGGTTGGATCACTGACCGGACGAAGCTAGTCATGGGCTGCTGGCCGTTCGGCACATGGTCAGAGGCACTTTGCGTTGCATTTGAAAATGCCGGTATCAAACACATGCGCACTACGCAACCGGGTGTGCAGCTTGGCAATATGCACACTCGATTTGGCCGAACCCCTCAATGGATGACCGCATGGACGTACTCAATGGGGGGCAAGACTGAGGCGCAACTAAAAGCTGCGTATGATCTGTGCAAAGCTGGCGGTTACACGCTGAATCTGTTCGGGCATCACTGGTATGAAACTCCGGGCGCATCTGATGTAAGCCAGGCAGCCTATATTGCGCTACTTGATTACATGATGCCAGATATTATTGCTGGCACCGTGCAAGTGCTGAAGTTCCAAGACTGGATTGCACGAGACGGAAACAATACTTTCCCGGTATTGTAAGTTAAAGCCTAGCTTCGGCTAGGTGATATCATATTGACGCTTCAATCTCCATCACAAAAAGGAAATGAAATGAAAATCGAAAACATTAGCGCACGTCTTTACACTCTTTCGGATGGTACTAAGCTGATCCCTAACGAAACTACCAAAGGCGTTTCTGACAGTCTTTTAAAAGAAGTCGAGGGAATCAAAGAACTGAAGGTGACGCAAGAAACCAAGGCTCAAGAAGTCGAGTTCAAGGAAGTACCAAATACCGTCAAGGAACTGAAAGCGGCGCTCGATGGTCTGAATGTTGAGTACGCATCGAATGCCGACAAGGCCGAACTGCAAGCCCTGTACGACGAAAACAAAGCCAAGTAATCATGACGACCGCGCTGGAATATTTTCGCATCATTGGCAAGCAGTTCGCCGCCCTTTCTGATGCTGAAGTGCAAGTATGGCTAGATCTGGCTACGACGCTTGGCGCTGCCGGTTGTCTCTTGGGCGATCCGGCCAACCTTGCAACGGCGCTTTATGCTGCGCACCTGCTGCAACTTGATGCGGAAAATTCCACCGGAGAAGGCGGGCGCGGGCCTGTAAAGTCGGAGAAAGAAGGCGACTTGGCCCGCTCCTATGGCACTAGCGGCTATACCGATGGCTGGCTAGGTTCTACCGGTTACGGCCAGCAATATTCAAACATGCAGCTTGGATGCACGGGCGCTACGATCATGACGCGCTACGGCTTGGAAGTTCCACAAGGAATCGAGGTAATCAATGGCCTCCCGCCATACTACAGACCGTGATTTGGGCCTAAAGCGCTTCATGCGAGAGCTTCAGAAGGCGAAAGTCACTGAGGTTGTAGTGGGCGTTCAGCAAGGCTCAGATAACGCCGAGGGCGAGTCTATCGCAGAGTATGCTGCATACAACGAGTTCGGCACAGAAAAGATTCCTGAGCGCTCGTTTATGCGCTCTGCGTTTGACGAGAATGTGAACGACCTAAGCCGCCAGCTTGATCGAAGCTATGCGCAGATTCAGGCCGGTACGATGACGGTTTATCGTGCGCTTGGATTAGTGGGATTGCGCCATCAGGACCAGATTCAGCACAAGATTGATACGAACGTGCCTCCGCCTAATGCGCCATCGACAATTGCCGCTAAAGGCTCAAGCCACACGCTGATTGACACAGGTGCTATGCGCGCATCCATCCGATACATTATCAGGCCAGTACGATGAGTTTTAGAAAGCCACAAACGATTATCCGCACTACGCCGGGACAGTATGTCGATGGCAAGTGGGTAGAAGGCGTACAAGTTACTGTGCCTATTTTGGCATCGGTTCAGCCTGTAACGGCAGAAGATCAGATCGTCATGCCAGCCGGTAAGCGGCTTTCGGATTACGTAAAAGCTTACACCTCAACCGAGTTAATCCCATTGAGCGAAGGCAGCGAACAACAGCCAGATCGTCTTGTGTGGCGTGGGAAAGAATATGAGTGCATAGAGTTGGGCGTGCGTCAGATGAACGTGATTAACCATTACCGCGCAGTTTTCTCATTGGTGCAACAATCATGATTTCAGATACCGTATTGCAGCGCCTAATCGTTCAGATAAGCGGAGAGCCATCCGGCAAAGTTATCTGGATGAATGAGAACGCGCCACGCCCTGTCTTGCCTTATTTGGCTATTCGGGTTAGTCCTGCGCGCCGCGTCAACAAAGATCGCTATTCGGACGTTGATGCGAACGGGATTCAGACCGTAGTAGGCGACCGAGAATTTACCTTGAGTGTGCAAGCATTCGGCTACGATAGCCCTGTCTCGTACCTTCAAGACTTTGCCGACAAGCTTCAACTAATCACGAACAATTACCGCTTCAGCGCCCAAGGCATGGCATTGCGCGATACAAGCACGGTTATGGATATTTCGTCTCTGTTGAGCAATACGAAGATCGAGAAGCGCGCCAATCTGGATTTGACTATCGGCTATCGCTCGGTGCAGACGGATAACGTCGGCGTCATTGAGACGGCGAACATCGAGGGGCGCGACAATGGTATCAATTCGCCCGTTTATACCATCATCGCTGACGTTTAAATTTTTACTTGAGGCTCCTTTGCCCATTTTTCTCGGAGCCTTTTTCTTTTTTCTGCCTCACATATTGAGCAATACCTTTGCTTACCATACTTCCTATCGTACGGATGACCTTTCGAGCAGTGAGTTTTTTGAGAATTAATGTATGGAAGTGAGCAGCTATCTTTCATCACATTTTCATATTTCGTAATTGCCTTTAAGTGCTGTGGATTTACACAATTACGATTCCTACAAGTGTGATTTATAACTAGACCATCATCAATAGGGCCATGTGCAATGAAATATGCTACTCGATGCGCACGGCGAGTCTTTCTCATTAAGAAGAATGTACCGTAACCATCTTTGTCTAAAGGCCCCTTCCATATATGGCATTGACCCACGACAGACCATTTTGCATTGAACCTTTCGCAATCTTTGCTACTTAAATGAGACATAAAAACTCCCTATAAATGTAGTTGATCTCAAATGGTAGCATGGATATACATGGTGCGCAACTAGTTCAGTTTAACCAATTTGTTTTGACTATGGAAATTAAAGGTATAATCAGTTTTATCTAAAACCACACATATAGGACGCCGAGAATGGCTACTCTTGCAGATATTGTCAATGTGGAAATTAGTCTCAACACTGCATCTGTGCAGCGTGGCAATTTCGGCATTCCATTGATCGCCGCTCCGCTGGCATCGTTCGCGGAGCGAGTACGCAGTTACACCGATTACGATTCGACTAACCCTGATAATCTGCCGCCTTCGGTGATGACGGCGCTTTCTGACGCATTTGCGCAAACGCCTCGTCCTGCGGTGGTTAAGGTTGGCCGTCTGAGCATTGCGAGCGTGATTGTCACGCCTGTGGACGCAGTAGGCAACGCTGTCTATTCTCTGAAAGTAGGCGACCAGCTAGTTTCGGTTACTGCGATTGCTTCGCCAACCACTACGACTATTGCGGCTCAACTCGCCACTGCGATTAACACCGCTTTGGGTTCGGCGGGAACTGCTACCGCCTCCGCTGCAAACGTGACCATCACCTATAGCGGTGCGGTTGTCCCTCTGACTGCCTTCTCGCGTGTCCAGTTCGGTGCAATTGCGCCATCGGTAACTGCTAATATCCTGACTACTGATCTTGGCGCGATTCAAGCCGCTGATAGTGCTTGGTACTTCCTGCTGATGACTGAGCGTACCAAGACCCGAGTTTTGGAAGCTGCTGCTTGGGTTGAGACGCAAGACAAGATGTTCTTCACTGCTTCTGATGAGGCGGGTATCTTGACGCAAGGCGGAACTACCGATTTGCTGGCTCAACTTAAGGCGCTGAACTACTTCCGTACAGTCGGCGCATACCATAGCACCGCTGCGACCGAATACGCAGATGCAGCATGGGTTGGCCGTGTGTCGCCGCTTGCTCCCGGCTCTGAAACTTGGGCTAATATGACGCTTGCTAGCGTCACTAGCGACAATATCTCCAAGACTCAACAAATTACGATTTTCGGCAAAGGCGGAAATACCTTTGAGCGCTACAGCGATCAATTCTCGCTGACCAATCCGGGTAAGGTAGAGGCTGGTGAGTGGATCGACGTTATCCGCTTCCGCGATTGGCTGAAGGATTACATTCAGACGAGCATGGTTCAACTGATGGTGAATCGTGACAAGATTCCTTACACCGATGCAGGTATCCAACTGCTGGCAACCAATCTGCGCGCATCGCTGCGCCAAGGTCAAACGGTAGGTGGCATTGCTCCCGATGAAACCGCAGAGGATGGAACTAAGCGTCCTGGCTTCAACGTTACCGCGCCTCGCGCTTCGGAAGTTGATGACGCAACCAAAGCTTCTCGTGTCGTTAATCTGAAATTTAACGCCCGCATCGCTGGTGCAATCCATGTAGCCGAAATTACCGGCGCTCTGGCTTACAGCCTTGACTAATCAGGAGAAAATAAATGAGTGCAGGTGATTTGCAACGTACTTATGACCCACAACAGGTAATCATTACTGTTGGCGGCGTCATCGTTAGCGGCTTCGGGGATGGTGACTTCATCACCGTAAGCTATGATGAAGAACGATACAATTCCAAAGCAGGCGCAGATGGCGAAGTGGCCCGAGCCAAGAATGCTAACCGCATGGGTACTTTTGAAATGACCCTTTCTGCTACTAGCGCTGCGAATGCTGAACTGTCGGCGCTGTTCAATCTGGAAATGCTCGGCGGTTTTGACGTAGTTCTGCCTGTAGCAGTCGCTGACTTGTCGGGTACTTCGGGGGCTTTCGCTTCTAAGTGCTGGATTAAGCAAGCGCCGGAATTTACCCGTGGGAAAGATGTTGCCGATGCCGTATGGCAGATCGCTGCATCCGACCTTACCATTTCGTACTAAGTAGTAACCTCACCATCACGGAGAACAAATGCAACGCGAAATTTTTATCATCGGTAACAAAGAATTCTCGGCAATCAAGATCGCGCCGTTTCAGGCAAACTCTATTGCTATGAAGCTGCAAAAGATTATCCTTCCTGTGCTGGGTGAGTTCACGGGCGGCGGCAAAGGCAACTTGATGGATATGGACATCAGCGGACCGCTTAAAACGCTGTCTGAGAGCCTTGACGATAAGGTTATGACTGATATCGTACTGCCGATGTTTAAAGCCTCTGGCGTGGTTTGCGTAACAGATACCGTAAAGGTTGATTGCGAAACCAATATCAACAAAGTATTCGTTGATGCGGATGGCCTTGCAGACCTGTATGAACTGATTTACGAAGTCGCTATGTTCAATTTCAAGCCTTTTTTTATCAAGCTGAAGGACCGCTTTGGAGCCAGCGTTACCGCAGCAAATCCAGCGGCATTGACTTCAGCCGTTGCGGCAGCCTAAGTCCATCGCTTGAAAAAGAGTTGTGGATATGGCGTCCAATTCTAGCGGGCAAATGCACTCTAGAAGGCGTTTTAAATGGATTGGTAGGCGTTGAAGAACTTCTAAAGCTAAACGCATTATTGGATATGTCAGAAGCCTACCAAGCCTATGCAGATGAGAAATCAAAAAGCAGCCGGAAATGACCGGCTGTTTTTTTAGGAGATATGCACGATGATTGTGCGTGAATTGATTACCCGTTTCGGATTTGATTTGAATCAGGCCCAATTGCGGCGCTATGAGCAAGGCGTGAATAACTTCCGCCGCCAAGCGGACGAGGCGGCAGACTCATTCCGCAACATGTTTGCTGCTTTCCTTGGCTTTGGTGCTATTCGTGGGATTGCCCGTGTAGCAGATGATATGCAATCGCTTGAGGCCCGAGTAGGTCAATTGCCTCAGACTATCACGAGCGCGGCTGATGCTTTCGATATGGTTACGGCTCGTGCCAGTGCTGCACGTCAATCCATCGACGCTTACACTAACTTTTACATCAAGCTACAACACGCTGGCAAAGAATTTATCAAGACCCAAGAGGAAGGGCTTTTGATTACTGACACGATCAGTAAGGCTCTTATTCTTGGCGGCGCTACGGCGCAGGAACAAGCCTCTACGCTGCTTCAATTCGGACAAGCAATCGGCTCAAACGTGCTGCAAGGCGATGAATTCCGCGCCTTGTCCGAATCCGCGCCTCAGTTGGTTGACGCGATATCGAAGCAATTGAATATTGCTCGCAGCGATCTTAAGAAGTACGCGAGCGAAGGAAAGCTAACCTCAAAAGTCGTTGTTGAAGCAGTCAAGGCAATATCGAGCGAATTCGATCAGCGATTTAAAGAAATGCCGCTGACAATTGGAGCCGCAACTACAGTAGTTGCTAATCGTTGGGCTGTATTCATCAACCGCTTGAATCGTGAAAGTTCAGCAGTTACAAAGACTGCAAACTTTTTCTTGAAGTCGTTTGATGCAATCGAAAGCGGATTGGCGGATATGGTCAAGTTCTTCGGCGGCGCAACTAATACGCTCAAGTTCTTCGGCATCGCCTTGGCTACTGCACTTGCTCCGTTTGTGTTCCGTACTGCTGCTGGGGCAATTGCTTTCCTGCTGTCACCCATGGGCCTTCTGCTGGCCTCCTTGCTGTTGATCGGCTTGGCTATTGAGGACTTCTATCAATGGATGACAGGCGGGCAATCGGTCTTCCAGCAGTGGTTTGGCAACTTCGATGAGGCCATGAAAAAGTTGAGGGAATACGAAGGTGTAATCACCTTTGTGCGCGATGCTGTAATCGTCGCTGTTGGCGTCATGGCGCTTAATTGGACTTGGGCGGCTGGCGTAGCTGTGGCAAGTGCCGCTAAAGCTTTTGGGGCTTGGGTTGCAGGGCTTGCGCGCTTCGGTATCGCTATGGCAGCTAATTTGCTGGCAGTAGGAGCATGGGTCGTAGGCATTTTGGCGCAAACCGCTGTCCTAGTTGCTGGCTGGGTAGCATCTTTCATAAGTATGGCGCTTGCTGCCGCGCCAGTTGTTTTGCCCATACTCGCAATCATTGCAGCGATTGGACTGCTGGTTGCAGGTATTTATTACCTTTACAAAAATTGGGATAAAGTATGGGGCGGGATAAAAGACATCGCTTCCAATGTTTGGGATGGCATAGCGGGCGGATTTAATGCAATGGTAAATAAGCTAAAAGGCTATTGGAATTCGTTTAAGTCGTTCTTTGGAATGAAGGTAGATACGACTCTCGGTGCTAGTAGTGGCGTTCCTGTTGTCACGCCTACAGTTGCCGCTGGTGCTGCTGTGGCAGGAGGCGGCGTAGCTGGTGCAGGCTCATCGGTAGTCATCAATCAGACGCTTCCTCCTGGCACTACCGCAGAAACGGCCCAAGCAGCTAAGGATGCAACGCAGCGCGCCGTAGACTCAGCGTTTGACGTTGGCCGTTTGTCGCGGCAGATGGGGCAGGTGGGCGGATGAGCGATCAAGTAGGCGTGTTGTTCAACTCGGGGAAAGCCACCTCTCGGTTTGAGTCGGATTTGTTTTCGGTTGAGTTTGACGCGAACTTAAGCGAGGGACATTCTTGGTCTAACGATATCACGGCTAATCCAGTAGAGCGCGGGGCGGACGTTACCGACCATATCCGCGAGATTCCAGACCAAGTTACGCTGGTGGGCTTCGTGACGAATACGCCGTTTATCGACTCGCCTGATGGGAATACTATTACTGACGACAGCGAGGACCGTGTACAGGCTGTGATTGACCGTCTAAAACAGATTCGTGCTGAACGATCTACGGTAATGGTATTCACGAAATACGTTCTGTACGAAGATATGGCTATCAAGTCAGTTGACTTCACGCGTGACGCAAGCAACACGAATGCGGTAATTTTTACTGTTCAGTTTCAGCATATTCGTTTTGCAGAAAATCAAACGGTGGAAGTTCCTGCTGGGATCAGTAAGAAGCTTGATAAAAAGGCAGATGCGAGTACGCAAAAGAAAACCGAGCCTCAAAAATCAGGTGGTGCAAAACAACCAAAAGCGCCAGAACAATCTAGCTCTGTGCTGTCTAGCACATTGCCTAAATTAAAGAATTTCATATTGGGGACTCAGCCTACATTCCCCGGAGGTTAAAGAGCTATGGCAATCATTTTTGAAATACCATTGCTGCCAAATTCAGCGGATCAGACGTTAGATATAACGATTGAAAACGTCCCTTATACAATGCGCGTTTTATGGAATGTTCGTTTTGAGTATTTCTCTTTAAGCATTTACGAAAAAGGCGGGGATGCTATCTTAACCAATGTAAAGATGGTTCCTTACTATCCATTGGTAGCTAGGTATCAGCGCTTGCCTTTTGCTGGTGACTTATATTTTGTTCATCGTGGTGGTAAGACATATCGTCCGGGTTATGAGGATATCGGCGGAGTAACATATGGCTTGTACTATTATGATGCTGAAACGCCATTGTCTTTGCCGTTTCCGCTAGAGCCTATAGGATTCTGAAATGCCTTTGTTTGATAGAGTTGCTGAATTGATCGTTGGGCAATCTGGTAAAGAAGGATTGCTAATCAAAGATTTGCGCATGTCTTTTTCAATTGAAAAGACGCTCACTGAAACGCTAAATACATCGACCATTCGCATTTACAACCTTAACGCTACCTCGCGCAAGTTGGTCGAGACGCCAAATAACGCGGTTATCCTCAAGGCTGGGTATCGGCAAGACAAAGGCGCGCTGACGATATTCGTAGGCATTGTTCGCCGCTCTTTGACCGTACGTGAGGGCGTTGATTGGGTGACTGAGCTAGAGCTTGATGATGGATTGATTGCATACCGTGACAGTAAGTTTTCAACTAGCTTTCCTCCCGGCGCTAAAGGCGTTGATGTGCTTCGCCAGATCGCAAACAAGTTCGGCATTGCGGTGGGAAAACTGCCGGATGCTATCGAGCAAAAGATTTACCCTAACGGGTTCTCGTTCGTTGGCCGCGCTCGTGATGCTATGGCTAAGGTCTGCAATTATTTGGGCCTTGAGTGGTCGATTCAAAATCAGACCATTCAGGTACTCAAAAAAGGCGGCTACCGTGAGCGAACTGCTATAGTCATATCTACGGATACTGGCATGATTAAATCGCCGCAGCTTGAGGCAAAGACAATGAGTGACAAGCTGGCAGCAAAGCAGGGTTTGACGACAAATAGCGCAGGCGTAGTTACGAAGAAATCAGACAAGTTGACGGTAAGCGGGAATCCTCCGAAAGATCGCCTAGAGGTTCAAGGCTACAAGGTTGAAACGCTTATGCAGCCTACTATTTTGCCCGGTGACGTTGTAAAGGTTAAGGCGGAAGGCATTGATAACTTCTTCAAAGTGGAGAAAGTGACGCATCAGGGCGATACCCACGGGGATGAATGGGTATCCGAGTGCAGCGTACGCTTTGTAAATTGATATGGCAGAAGACACTAGCGACTTCCTAGCAAGCTTTAAGAACGTCATCCAAAGTGAGATGATGGGCTTGAATACGTCTGTAGAAGGCACTGTTGAATCATATTCTGGCGGTCTAGCAACCATTCTTCCAGATGCAAATAAATATTTCTCGGATGGTGATGTTTTGCCATTTCCTAAGCTTTTTAAAGTTCCTATCCGATGGCCGTCTTTCAATGGTGGCCTTTGTGGCGTTAAAGGGCCAATTCGTGCTGGTGATAAGGTCTTGGTAGTCTTTGCACAGCAAGCTAGGGACGGAACCGACGACGACCGACGTTTTGACATTACAGATGCATATGCCATTCCTTGTGGGAGTGCTATGGTTGGCGAGGCCGACGACAATGATAATTTTTCACTGTGGTTTCTAGATGCTTATATAAAAATAACTAAGGGTGGTGGTGTTAAAATATATGCACCCGGCGGCGTAAGGGCTGAGACTCCATCGCTTACCTCTACCGGGAATTTGTCCGCTGGCTCTGGTGCTACAGGCACATTCAATACTGCATCTGGAAATGTTGTTACCGTTCAAGACGGCATAATTACGAATATATTCTGAGGTAAAAATGAACCCGCAAGGCAGTTCTCTAATAAATGCAGACCATTTTAAGAATTTGGCAAAATCGCTAAAGGGCGCTGAATCTTGCGAAGAGTTGCAAGTTCTCGTTGACGAGGCAATGAGTTCAATCTCGGCGGTAGAGGACGCTATTGCTAGTGAGTTGGCTAAAGCTAATGCTTTGCTGGCTCTTTTAGTCGTTCCGGGTGCCAATTTGGGGCAAATTGTGACGTGGATAACAAACGTGGTTAACAATTTCCTTACGCCTCTAGTTAAGCCAACTATTACTTTCCCGGCCCAACTTGCTGAAATAACATTGGCGATTCAGGAATTAAAAGATGCAATCGACAGCTTGAAGTTGCAATTCCCTAATTGCTCTATAAGCTATTAATTTATGGCAGACGATATCTATCTTGATCCAATAACGCATGATTTGTCTGTGACAAATCTTGATCTGCACATTGTGAAAGGTGCTGATAGAGTTCGCCAAAATCTCTTGATAAAGCTTAGGCTTTGGACAAATGAATGGTTTTTAGATATGGAGGCTGGAACTCCATATTTAGAGAGGATTTTAGGAAAGCAGATCACGCTGAATGCTGCTAATGCTGCATTGAGGAAGTCAATTCTTGAGGTTGCTGATGTTAAGTCAATTACTTCTCTAAGAATGAATTTCTCACGCTCAGAAAGAAAACTAACAGTTTCATTTGAGTGCGACACTGAATATGGATTGATTAGGATGAATAGCTAATGGCACTCACCGAAGAAGGTTTTGAGCGGACTAGGCTTGCTGAGTTCAAAGAGCAACTAGACCAGCGTATGAATAATGCATTGGGGCCGGTTAATACTGGCCCTGATGCTGTTGTTGGTCAAATAGACGGCATTCTTGCAGAGGCTTTTGACAACTTCTCGGAGGCGTTGCAAGACGTTTATGATAGCCTCTATCCGTACAGCGCAGAGGGAACTAGCCTAGACGGTGCTGTGGCCTTGGTGGGGCTATCGCGTCTGCCAGCTACCTATACAACCGTGAATGCCGTTGCTTACGGCGCAGAAGGAACGCTTGTCGCCGCTGGTTCTCTGGCTCGTGCAGATATCCAGTATTCTAGTACGTCTGATGTTGTAATCAGCCGTGCGAGTGTGGTTGATGCTGAAATTCAGGTTGGCGCGGTGGCCGCTTCGACCGCATATCAGATCATTGCTGGTGGCGTATCTGAGACTTACACGAGTTCCGCAAGCCCAACTGAAGAAGAGATTTTGAATGGCCTTGCTGCCCAATTTGATCCTTTGCAAGTTACCGCAGTAGTTAATGGCCTGACGCTGCGCCTCACTTCGGCAGATAAGATCACGCCATTTGCACTTACTGTGGACAGCAAGCTCAATATTACAAAGCGCGGTTCACCAATCGTTTTTGTCGCTTCAAGCACGGGAGCCAATGCGGTTCCAATCGGTGCTTTAAGCATCATTGACACTCCTACGCTTGGATGGGACTCAGTAACCAATTTGGTTATTGGCGATGTTGGCCGAAATGTAGAGACTGACATTGAATTGCGCCTTCGTCATGCGTCGTCGGTGCGGTCTACTGGCTCGGCTACTGTAGAAGCTATTAAAGCTCGCATGCTAGCTGATGTGCCTGCGGTCACGTCGATCAAAATCTATGAGAACAGAACTTCTGTGACAAGTAGTGATGGCATCCCGCCGCATGCGTTTGAATCGGTCATTGTAGGCGGCAACGATCAGGCAATCGGGAACGAGCTTTGGCTTGTAAAGCCAGCAGGCATTGAGACTCATGGAAACGTGACCGTGACCGTACAAGACTCTGCGGGCGATGCTCAGATCGTAAAATTCAGCCGTGCAGTAAGCAAATATGGCTGGATTACTGTCGCCGTCACGGCTTTGAACAGTGAGGAAACTTTGCCTACAGATGCCGCTGCCGCTATCAAACAAGCGGTTGTTGACTATGCAAACGCAAATCTCAACAATGGCGATGATGTGATTTTGCAGCGCTTCTATGGGCCTATTTACGATAGCGTACCGGGTATTGGTCAGATGACGATTACGGGCGCTATTACGGCCTCTCCTGGCGATACCCCAACTTATTCCGCTTCTAATATCGTTATCGGAAAATCTGAGCGAGCAGTATTTGATATCTCGCGTGTTGTAGTTACGGGGGTTTAATGCTGGACTATGAAGGCATAGCCGAAGGAAGGCTAACAAACCAATTCCAAGAAGCGCCGAAGCTTAAAGCGATGGTGCGCGCTCTTGTATCGCCACTCGTTGATCTTGAAAATCAGGCCGATGAATTGCGTACTGAGCGTTGGATAGGCACGGCTGTAGGCGTACAACTTGACGGTTTAGGATACTTGGTGCGCGAGCCTCGCCTCGGTCGCACTGACGAAGAATACAGAGAGGCAATTCTATTCCGCATCTTTGTCAATACCTCAAATGCTACGCCGCGTGACTTGATTCGGGCTATCTATTCGCTTACCAAGCCTGATGAAGTTCAGTATATCGAGCAATACCCGGCGACGGCTATGTTGTTCACGGATGGGCCTGTTATACCTTCAAATCTTCAGCAGATCATGCAGGGGCTAGCGCCAGCAGCTATCAGCCAAGTTCCTATTCTTGTTTCGTATAGCTTCAAAAGCCCTTTCAGGTTTGGCCGAAGCTCGCCTCCGTCAGAGCTTTTCGTAAATAACGACGCTGATTATCTGACTGCTAACGATGCTGATCTTCAAGTTCAAGTAGAAAATGTCTCGACAGGCTCTAGATTGGCTGGTATTTCTGCTGCTGATCTAATGGTGAACGAGCAATATCTTGAGCTAAGTGACGGCAGCACATTGGCTATCAATACGCCAAACTATGCGACAGTGGTAGAATCTGGATATAACCTCGTGGGCGTATTCCAATGACATCATTTGCAGAAAACAGTGTAAATTTTCCTGATGGACAGGTTAATGTTCAGCCGCCGCCTGATGCAACGCTTTTTTCTGGATTTATCCCAGAGCAAGCCGGTACTAGGGGCCAGCCTTTGGCTGCACAGTGGTTGAATTGGCTTTTCCGCCAACTCTTCCGGCTTGCTAATCGAGACAAAGTAGGTGACGCATCAGGAGTGGGGCTTTTCCCATACCCTAACGCCATGATCCGACTTGACGCTGTTGATATGACGGATAACACGAAATTCCTTGTGGCAGTGGGATACAAAGGCGCTACTGGCGCTCACTTCCTACGCGTCACGGCTAGCTCTGGCCTAGCATTAGGCTCATCTACGGTTGACGGGAATCAAGCTATAACAGGCGGCACAAACATTCGATGCGTTGGCTATAACCGTATGATTGGAGATATTTAATGGCACTGACGCCAACAGAAGAAGCACAACTTCGCCAACTAATTGCCCAAGAAGCGGCATTGCTTTCGCTAGCCGGTAATGAGCCGACCATCATAAGCAAGCTTGGCGCTGCTAAAGTAAATCTCTCTCAGCTTCCGGCGGCTAGCTCAGTAAGCGATGCTGATCTGATATTGTTAAGGCAGGGTACGTCAGATAAAAGCGCGACTTTGGGCAGTGCTAGAGGTCAGGGTAGGTTAATTGGGGTTCAAGTATTTCCGGCAAGCGGGACATATACGCCAAGCGCTGGCCTTACTTCCGCCATTGTTGAAGTTCAAGGTGGTGGGGGCGCTGGTGGTGGGTCATCTTCTACTGGGGCTGGTCAAGTCGCTATCTGTGGAGGCGGCGGCGGCGGTTCATATGGTCTTGGACGTTTAACATCAGCTCAAATTGGCGCTAGTGTTGCAGTAACAGTTGGGGCTGGCGGTGTAGGCTCAGCCGGTGCATCTGGTGGAAATGGCGGTGCTAGTAGCTTTGGTACGCTTATTTCTGCGCCAGGAGGCTTGGGGGCTGTTAATCATGGAGCGGCATCACCTTCTAGTGTTGACTCTATTCAAGGCAGTTCTGCTAGTTCGGCTGCTACTGGATCAGGAGCAAATTTACTCGCTTTGCCGGGTTCAATAGGTGGGAATGGCTTTGTGTCCACAGTATCTGTTTATGGTGGTGCTGGCGGTGGCTCTCCTATGGCGCATGCATCAGGCGGTGGCCTTCCAGTAGGTATAGGCTCTGGCGGTTCGGCAGGAATGGCAGGAACGACGCCGGGTTCTGGCGGTGGTGGGGCCGCTAGTGCCGCCAACGACATTGCGCGTGCTGGTGGAAATGGTTTTAGAGGTCAAGTTATCGTATGGGAATACGCATAGGTTTTTAACTCAGTAAGAAAGGCAACAAATGAAAATTTATCAAATGTCTGGTCACGGCGATCCACCACCAAAGCCGCGCAAGCTGCCAGAGCCTCAAGCAGTCCCGCCAGTGGACGACGAGCCTAAGTCGTAAAATGCTGTACGCGGCATTTGGGGTATTTGTACTGATTGCCGCAGTCCTCAACTCAGAGGACAAGAAAACGCTCGCGCTCTGCCTCGTGGTAAGCGCGGGCTTTTTTTCGCCACTCCCAAAAAACGATTGGTTGATGTTCTATGTGTGTGGCATTTGCACTGAATTGTGCGTTGCCTTACTCGCTTGGCGTTTAAATTGCGCCGCTTCTAAACCAATCGTGGTAGTGTCGTTCTCAATGGCGCTCTGTCACGCAGCAGGGATAATTTACGATGGATACCCGCCACTTAGCCCGTACAGAATTCTCGTGCCAGCCTTTGAGCTTGCAGAACCGATTTTCATCATTCTTACTTCGCGTTGGGTTTCAAGCCTACTTCACAATCATGAATCGCCGTCTGTCTGATTACGCATTGACTTTGCTCCGAATCTACATGGGCGGGAATGCTATTGTTTCGTGGCATACGGCTATGAGTGAGCCGCGCTCGTTGATTGCTGAGTCGACAAAAACGCCTGATTCTCAGGTGCTTATATGGCTGCTAGGCGTTGTGGGAGTCCTATTCGTAATAGACGTTATAATTAATGACATTATGCCAAAGCGCTTTATTTGGAAGCGAGCGCTAAAACATCGGCACTTTCTGTTTTCCGCTTTGGCCTACTGTTACGTTGCGCAATTGTTTGTAGGTGTTATGGCACATCAAGGCGTAGCACTTTTAATTTCTTTCGTCTGGAATGCCTCGATAATTATGGTTGCGGCATTTTTGGACGCGAAAAAACGTTCAAGGGACGCGGGATGCGCAATGTTATACAACTGAAGAAGTTTGTCTTTGCATGGCTGATAGTTCTATGGAGCGTGGCCGCATGGGCGGCTGAATCAACCTTCGCAAAAGATATGGCTTCTATTCCTTTGGAAGCTATTCAGTTGACAGTATTTCTAGCATTTATCGGTGGATTAGCTTTTACTACCAACAAAATATCTCGGCCTGATGTAATCGTTAAAAACGTGTGGCTGGAAATGGCAAAAGATATTTTGATGTCTCTTGTCGCTGGTCTGATTACCTTCTTTTTTACCTCGTGGGTTGGCTCGCCGTACTGGCTGCAAGCTGGCCTGATTACCATTTCTGGCTATGGTGGATCAAAAGCACTCGATAAGTATCTGAACGATGCTTTATTCGCTTGGATCGATAAGGCAAAGCCAGCGCCAACCGGAGATAAAGCACCATGACTAAAAACATGCAAGCCTTTCTAGATATGCTGGCCGTTAGTGAGATTGGGCCTGCTTTGCTAGCCATTAGTGACAATGGATACAATGTGTGCGTGGGCAGCACACCAAAAAAACCGATCCTCTTCAACAGCTATGCAACCCATCCAAAAATTAGAAGTGTCGCTTTAAATAGCGATGCGGCGGGGCGTTATCAGTTCATGGGCCGATATTGGGAGCATTACAAAGCCTTGCTTAAGCTACCTGACTTTGGGAAAGCTTCTCAAGACAAGTGGGCAATTCAACTTATTAAAGAGTGCCGAGCAATTGATGATATCGAGGCGGGCCGCTTCAAGGAAGCAGTCCATAAATGTCGTAGCCGTTGGGCCTCGCTTCCTGGCGCTGGATATGGCCAGCCAGAGAACAGCATGTTTGCCCTTGAGGCTGCATACAAAGCTGCTGGCGGAGATGTAGCATAAGAACGATTAGTCATGGTATATTACTCTCTAAATATCAGTGATTTGGAGATAAAAATGCCAAAGTGCAAGAACTGCAATATTGTTTTTGATGGTGAGTATAGAAAGAAGTTTTGTTGTGCGAATTGTCAGTTTTTCTTTAGAGTAAATTCTAAAGAGGAATGCTGGGAGTGGCAAGGAAATATAGGCTCGCATGGTTACGGAGTTTTCTCTTTAGAGAAAAAATTCTATACCTCACATAGGTATTCCTATGAATTTTTCCGTGGCCAAATTCCAGAAAAAATGTTTGTTTGCCATACTTGTGATAATAGATCTTGCATAAGGCCAGATCATTTATTCTTGGGTACTCCAGCGGAAAATGCAGCCGATATGGCTAAAAAAGGCAGATCTCCTTGGAAGGGGAAAAAGCGAAGCGATGAATCAAGGTTAAAAATGAGTTTGGCTAAAAAAGGAAGGAATGGTGTAGCTAGCGATGCTCAAAGAAAAATCGCTTCAGAAACAATGAAAAAACTATGGTCTGACAAAAACTTCAGAGAAAAAATTTCTTTTGTGACAAAAGAGCGGCATGCAAAAAATAGAATTAAGGAAGAGATTTAATAAATATGCTTATCCTTGCCCAATATAAACGCTGGTTTGAGATAGGCGCTATTGCGCTGGTGATTATCGGCTTGTTTTGGGCTGTGCATTCTTGGTCTGAAAAGCAGCGTGAGATAGGCCGCGAGGAAATACGTAAAGAATACGCGGAGCAATTGCGCTTGGCAAAAGAGGCGTCTGACAAGGTGGAAAAAGTTTTACGCGAGCGCGTAGACGATGCAGTAACAAAGGGGAATGAACGTGAGCAAACAATCCGCACTCTTGCTAGTGCCAATAGCAATGCTTCTATCGGGCTGCGCAACGCAACGGCCTCAATTGGCAACAGCTTGCCCAGCCTATCCCAAGATGCCCTACGTAACCTCGCCAGTGCCTACGGGTCAGTACTTACAGAGTGCAACGCAAGACTCGGTGAAATGGCAACAAACGCTGAGCGACTCAATTCCGAAAAAATGACGCTCATTCAAGCTTGGCCTACTGCTCCTGCCGAAGCAAAATAGGAATCCACTTAGCAAGCCATTCCTTGTCTGCTTGCGAATATCGGCGAAGCTTGATCTTTGCCCGTTTCACGCAAGACAGAAATAATTCCTCGCTCGATTGAATATCGCCAAGACGCCCGATAAGCGCTTGGCGTTCTTCCTCATCACGCATTGAGATATCCATAGAAGCCATCCTTAAAACTCTATTCTGAATGCATTCTATAATACCGTCCAATTGATTGTTGCTATGAATTTCGACCAAGCAAATAGCCGACAATTGCACCGAAAAGTACGAGAAGGATTGCGAATAGTTCGTTGGTCATGGCTCATCCACTTCACGATAAATAAAGCACTTTTCGCATTGGTCATTAAGTCCAATACCTGCTGGTTTCCATTGGTGAGTGCATGGATCACTTACGCCAGCCGCATTGAGGGCAGCACAGCAGAACTCGCTAAGCCACACATCGCCAATCGGACAGTCTTCTTTCTCTACTGCCGACTTGCGGATCGTTTGCAACGCCGCTACCAGCGCCTTGTTAGGCGCACTGTTGGCGAGGATGGCGGCATGTGCGCGCTGGTCTTCCACGATCCATTCAAGCTTGGACTTGCAGCGGTCGATGGGCACAAGGCTGTCGCCATCGTTGTAGCCGCCAGCGGCATAGCAACAGAAGAACTCACGCAGCATTTCGCTGTATTCTTCAGCGCTTGGCTTCGCTTGTGCAGCGATGGCAGCTTGCCAGATACGCAAAAAGCCTTGCACCGCAATTTCCTGATAACTGCCGTCTTGGTTACGGGTCATAAGCCATTTCCCAAGCTTGCTTACCTCAATCTCAAACGCCGAACGATCACCTTGCGCACCGCTGGCGACTGAGGGAGCGGCGAGAGCGGCGTTCCAGATTGCAGCGCCTTTGCTGTAAATCGAAAAGTTGCGCAGCTTCTCACGATTCGCGTCCCACCATGCGCTGTATTCTGGAGTCGATTTGAAGTCTGTCTTGCTCATGCTTTCTCCTTTGCGATAGCCGCAGAAATCATTTCATCAACGGCGCTTGGTACAGCTTGGCCGTCCTCATACATGGCGCGAATACACCGTCCAGAGTCAGGGCTATCACGTAGCCACCGATACCGCTCAGCATCAGCAGCGAGGGATTCGATGCGAGCGATCAGGGCGAGGACAACGTCTGGCGATGCGGCAGCGATGTATGCGCTGTCGTTGTCACCGCAGTCGTCGCCTGCCAGATTCACAGGTGGATAGCTTTGGTGGAAGGTCACGGCGATCAGTGCTTCTTCGCCAAACATGCCCATGTTATGGCTACGGCTGTTGGTGGCCGAAATAGCGGTCATGCACTGGTAGCGCTCGTCGTCGCCGTATTGCACGTACCACGGCCCCGGCGTTGCTGCCATCGCCAGCGCCTTCAGTTGTTGCAGGTCGTTGTTCATTTTTGACGCCCTTTCCAATATTTAGATGCAACCACAGCAGACAGGCTCAATCCGAACTTCTTTGCCAGTTCCATTGCTGTAGTGCCGGGGTTTGCTTTTAGGTATGCGGCAGCTTTTTCAGCTGCTGCGCTTGGTCGTCCTGCCATATAGCCTCCTGTGTTAGAAATTTCATACTAACACAAATACTTAAGATAGCAAACAAAGATTGTGGTATTATTGATGAATGATCTTGACCTATCGTTACCGCGTGAAATCTCTTAATGGGCTGCTCAACAAGCAAGCTCGTGCGGTAAGTTATGTCTTTAATTACTGTAATGATAGGCAAAAGGATGCTTTGCGCTTTGGCCGTAAATGGCTATCCGGTTTCGATCTGAATTACCTAACTGCTGGTAGCAGTAAAGAACTCGGACTGCATTCCGGTACGGTTCAGGCAGTATGTGAGCAATATGCAAAATCACGCTCTCAGAAGAAATTACCATACCTAAGGTATAGAGGTAAGCACTCTCTTGGCTGGGTGCCTCTGAAAGGTTGTTATTTGAAACGAGAGGGTAATTCTTTCCGCTTTGCCAGCAACACATTCCGAGTATTTGATAGTAGGCCTCTTCCAGAAGGCAAGATCAAAGATGGCACGAATTTCTCTCAGGATTCGCGTGGCAACTGGTTCCTCAATATCGTGATCGAAGTAGAGGATGCCCCGCGCCGTGAAATATCTAGCAGATTGGGCGTTGATCTTGGCTTGAAGGAGTTTGCGACTTTCTCGACTGGCGAGAAGATAGATGCACAAAGGCTGTATCGCAAAGCCGAGAAGCAGCTAGCAATAGCCCAGCGTGCCCGTAAGAAAAGTCGGGTGAAGGCTATTCACGCCAAGATTGCGGCACAGCGCAGAGACTTCCACCACAAGCTATCAACGCGCCTGGTGCGTGAATTCGACTACATCGCAGTTGGAAACGTCAATGCCGCTGCACTTGCAAAAACCAGTATGGCTAAATCTGTCTTAGACGCTGGCTGGTATTCCTTCAAACAAATGCTAGCGTACAAGTCCATTAGGAATGGCGCATGGTATGAAGAAGTGAATGAGAGTTTTACCACCCAAACCTGCTCTACTTGTGGCGCTTTGCCAGAGTCGAGGCCGAAAGGTATCGCAGGACTTGGAATAAGAGAATGGGTTTGTAGTGACTGCGGTACGAAACATGACCGTGATACCAATGCTGCTATAAACATTCTCCGTCGCGGACGTGCGACGCTTGCAGAAGGAAAAGCCGCCTTTTAGGCGGCTTGGACGTCAATCCTTGGTTGCGGTGTTCTCCACATCGCCAGAAGGCGCGGCGGCTGGCTGCGTGGCCACGGCGAGCATCGCTTTATAAGCATCGGCCATATCGGGGTCATCGATAACTTGGCGCTTGCTGTACCACTCTTCCGCAAACGCTACGATCATTTCATCAGTGACCGAAAGCGGCACGATGGCGTAGCCTTCCGGCACCGCGGCTACTGCTTGCTGGGATGCGACAGGGTCGGCGTAGAGTGGCTCAGGGTCTTCATGTTCGTCTTCCCCTACAGAATTCTCGTATTGGAGTCGCTCTTCTTTTGCTGTAGCGTAGTCAGGGAAATATTCCCACATGCCAGAAATGACGACTCGGTACGCAACCGGCTCTAGCTCAGGCCGCTTCATCACCTCTTCCGCCACCTGTTGCGCAGCATTGAGCTTGTGCCAGCGCGCATCATCTTTGCCGCAGTCAGTAAAGTCTACTTCCTTCATCGCCTCTACGCACTGGCGGAGGGCTTCGTGAGCGGTCGTCATGCTGGCACCTCGCCGATGCAGAGCGCACGGCTAATTCCCGCCACAAGCACATGCTGGTTCAAGCCTAACTGCTTGTAGGCGATGAAGTGGATGAGCAGGTCAAACAGGTTATCGCTGCTACGGCCGATTTCATCGCAGTGATACGCCACAGCAGTGCTGTACTCGCCGCGAATAGATTGATTATGACTATCACGCTTTGGCTCGTAGTATTTCGTGACTTCCATTTTCACGCCGTCGAAGTCATAATCAAAAACTTCGATCACTCGGCCCCATGGGAATTTACTCATTCTCTTCTCCTATGCTGGCACTGCCAGCGGTTAATCATCTACTTGTTTGTCTGGGTCGTTTTCTGGATCGGTGCAAAAGCTGCACGGAGGGCTGCAAGTCGGCGCGCTGCAATAGCACTCTGTATGCTTGTAGTCATCCGGTGGCTCGACGTGCATTGAACCATTGCGAAGCTGATCGCTGACGCGGCCCCAAGCTGCAATGCCCTGCTCGATTTGCTGCTGTGATGAACGCACGCTGTCTCGCGCATCGACGCCTTGCACTTTTCGGCTAAGCCAATCGGCAACTTGGCGCGCTTCCATTAGCGCCATGTAGATATCGTCTTTATCGCTCATGACTTCACCCACCAAGCCGCAAACTCAGGCGCATAAAGCAGCACCACACAGCCAGCCACCAGACCAGCAACGCCAGCCAGATACCACGCGGTGTATTTGTTCAGCCACCAGGGGCGCGTGGTTGGAAGCTTATTATTCACTTCGATCCCTCCTTGATGAAGCCGCCAGCTATAGGCGAGAAGATCAAGGAAACCAGAAACCAAATAGTTAAGAACCACATTTTTATTCTCCGATCATTTCAATTGGCGTTTTCCCGCCCTTATGGTTGACGATAAAAGGGAGCGCGACACTCACTGCGAAGGTAGCCACAGCCAACAGGCCTACGGCGATGCGAAATGCTTTTTCCATGATTTTTCCTTTTTTCTGGTTGATTCGATGTGTTTAATCATACGCACATGATTATCCGTCGTCAACTACGAAGTTGAATTGTGCGAAAATACAACAGGCATAAAAAAGCCCGACTAACAAGCGGGCTTTTCCTTTGGTGCTGGCGTTACGTTACTTCACGCCACATGCCGCGATGTACATAGTTTAGACAAGTAAGTAGCGTGAAATCACCATATCCATGTGACTGCCTTCCGTCTTTCATTTCAGCTATGGTTTCGCCATCTTTTACGACAATATATGCCACGTCACTTGAGAATCCGCCGATGCACTCAAAGCGACGAGTGCAGAATGAATTGTTTATTTCATCTGCTCTCTTTCGAGCAATAGCTTCAGCAATATGTGCCTTTGCTAGCAAAATATCTGCATTGTTTTTCAGAGCAAGGTATTCTTGATATTCATTCATGATGGTTATCCTTTGTGTTGGTGATTATGTTACTCCGCTGGCTTGGCGGCAAGCAGGGCGCGGACATCTCTTATCGCCTCGTTGTATCCTTGCTCCCAAACAATTTCATCTTGCCGATTCCAATCCCAATTTTCCGGCGCTTTGCCTTTAAGCTTGCTCAGATCAACCGGAGCTGCCGTCTGTGCTTCAAAGGCGGCGCGCAACTCGGCGACAAGCGTTTCGTAGTCCGCCAACTCTTCCTTCATTGCCCTGATGTGCGCTTCGCTGCCGTAGGCTGTTCCAAAAGGAATGCGCGATTGCCAAGGCTCAGGCGTCTTTATTTCTTTATTGGTCTTCATGGCTTACTCCGCTGGCCGTCAATGTCGCGTTCCCACTCACCAATAAGAGTCATGACAACAGCGAAAAACTCAGATAAAGGGTGGCTTTCATTGCTCCGGACTTCATAAGCTAAACGGTTGCCAAGTGTAAGCATGGCTTCATAATCCGCCTCGCTGTTTATCGCACGTAGGCCAGAGATATTGGTGATGCTATTCCACGCGCTAACCAAATTATTTTTTACATCGTCCGCTGGCTTGGCGGCGAGAGCGCGGATAGCGGCGGCGTCCAGTCCGAAGCGGACGCAGTCGCCATAGGTCAGCTTGTCGGCAGGTACAGGCACCATGCCCGCCTGCTGGCTCAGCGCATCACCCTGCGCGGGGGATGTCTGGACTTCAAGGAACTTGCGCACTTGGGTGTTGATGTACGCATCTTCTGTTGGCCCTTTGCGCGCCTTCGCCACATCAATTGCACGGGGCGGGATATGCGGCAGCACGTAGCGCAGCATGGCGACGGCATCGGCTACTGGCTGCGCCTGTGCTGGCGATGGGGCGGCGGAAAGCATAGACTCCCATACGTGCAATGCGTGTGCCGGTGATCCGCCGATGCCAGATGGGGTTCCATTGTAAGCATCCACCATGGCTAAAGTCGGCTCTTTCGGCACCAACTGCCATCCTTCCGGCACCCCCGCACCCTTGCTTGCTTGGGATGCGAGAGCGGCGCGGCGATTCCACAATGCTTCTGCTTCTTCACGCGTACTCGACCCGAAGACGTTAAACCTGCAGTCTTTAGTGGTGCTGGAGCACATCACGTCGTAGCCCTCTTCTTCGCCATCAGGGTAGTGCTCAGCAGGCGATCCGCAAAACGGGCACGGCATCAAACCGTCATCTTGCGCCTTCACCTGCACGCTTGGCGCATCATTCCCGTTTGCGCGGGAACGGCCCGGTGCTGCGGCTGGCCGCTGGCTAACGGCGAGGATGGCGCGGGAGAATGCCCTGTAATTTTCGATTCCGCCTAAACCGGCGTATGGTTTGGCAATGGTATCGATCTGCTCATCACTCAGCGCCGCTTGCGCATGCTGCTGCGGGGCGGCGGCACGGTTGGCACGCAATGCCAGATCGCGCTCATGCGTGAGGTGCGCAATCTGCGCCTTCAAGAGCTTGCGCTCGTCAGCCACAGCCTTTGCCGCAAATGCTGCGGCGTGGCTATCGATGTGGGCTACCAGAGAAGCATGATTCTCGCGGTAATTTTCAATTCTTGCGGCGTATTGGCCTAGCAGGTTGTTGAATTCAGGCGTGTCTATCGTATCTTCTATCACTATAGGTTGCGTAAAAAGCACGCGTCCTTCCCAATGGCATTCGTTGACAAGGCTTTCTTGTTGTTCTTGGCTTGTTTCAAACCAAGGGAAAGATTGGTCTTTTCGCGCTTGAAATATTTTTTCTTGGCTCACTTTGGTTCCTCTTTAATGGTGATTTCGCTTGCTGGTATGAGTTCGGGATTTCCAGCTAGATACACTGCTGTTGTCCATCCAGCGCCAACCGGACTAGGGTAGCGCTGGAACTCCTGAATGAATTCTTTCTTGCCGCGATAAATTACAGGCCAGCCCAATTCCTGCGCATTCATTAGCATGCGAGCGTGTTTGTACTCGGCTTCGGCTGGGCTGGTTTTATCGTTCATTGCTTAACGCAAACGAAACGATGTTCTTTCGTAGAGCCAGATACAAACTTTTCAGTCTTTTTCCCAGCGTCATTGCAAGTTGCTTCACTGGTAAATCCCGGAATACTTACAATTGCTACAGAATCGCCTTTTGCCAAAAGTCCAGCGTAAATATAAATCACTAAGATAAACATCTTATTTACCCTTATTTATCCCGCAGCCCAACGCCGCGCCATGTAGAAAGCATACCTATTGAATTATCAATCGTCAACCAATATCGCTAAACGAAACGCCCATGTGACTTCCTAGCCACAGCATAAACTCAATAAAGCAATCGGCGCGTGAAACGTCCATGCGCGATGTTTTTTCTGGTAGCGGGATATCTGAAACCGGCCTGCCGTCTGCCTCAGCAAGCGCCAGTTCAAAGTATGAGCATAAGACTATCTTCCACTCGGCAGAGGTAAGATAAATTCCTTCGTGATTCCAGGAGCGCGCAAAATCGCCTATCAGACTGTGGATAGCGCGATTCTGAGCGTTCGAGCGAAGCATTAGTATGCGATGCTCACGTTAGCCACTTTGCCTTGTGCAATCAGCGTTACGGCAAGCTTGGCTTGTTCTTCGGTCAAGCCGCCAGCAACAAGCGATTCCAGCGCCTCGCGGTTGATCTTGGCTTTGTGGGCCTTATTACGTTCTCGGGCGGCTGCTTCATCGGCTACGCGTTTAGCTTCCACTGCCACGCGGTCTTGTTCAGCTTTGATTGCGCGTTGTTTTTCTTCCTCTGCACGCTTCTCGGCGGCGATACGGCGCTGCTCTGCCTCAGCTGCTTCTGCAATGCGGCGACGTTCTGCGGCTTCTGCATCTGCCACACGGCGGCGCTCGGCTTCCTCGGCCTGCAAGCGCAGTTCCATTTCGCGGCGCTGCGCGGCTTCGGCGTCACGTTGGGCCTTTTCTTCAGCTTGCTTGATTGCCAGTGCTGCCGCCTCTTCCTTGCGCTTGGCTTCGGCTTGGGCTGCTTCCAATTCTTTGCGCGCCTTCTCGGCTTCGGCTGCTGCTTTTGCTTCCGCTTCGCGCTGGGCTTGCTCAGCCGCCGCCTTAGCGATTGCCGCCTCATGTTCAGCTTTGGCGCGGGCTTCTGCTTCGGCGCGCAAGCGGGCCAGTTCAGCGGCTTCCTCGTCGCGTTTGATCGCTGCTTGCAGAGTGTCATTCAGCTTCTGCAAAACTGCTTCCTTGGTAGTGGCAGCTTGCGCCATCATTTCTTCCCAATCGGCAGTAATCGCAATTGCTTCAACACGCGCAATCTCAGTGCGAATATCTGCCGCATCGTTGAATGCGCCAAGGTTTTGCGAGATTTCCTCGTAGCGTTTTTGCAGCGCTGCCACACGATCTTTCTCGCGCTGCTCGATTTCGTCAATCTTGGTCTGGTGAACCGTAATCATTGCCTCAATCCGCGCCTCAATCTCGGCGGCTTCCGAGTCAACGGCGCGGCCTAAGCGCAGGTATTCCGCCTTTGCTTCCTTGCGGACGCGCTCCAATGCGCCCTTGGTTTTGCGCAGGCTGAAAACGTGGCTGCGCGCCTCCTTGTTTCCTTTGGGAGATTCGTAGTTGAACACTAGCGCTGCATTGTCCGCTTCCAGCTTCGCCAGTTCAGAATAAAATGGTTGATAAGCTGCTACTTGCGTAGTTTGTGCATCAAGGATTTCAGTGGTCATTTTTATTTCCTCAAGATAGATTCATTACGGGAGACAACTTTTTCAAACTCAGCAAGTTCTAGCACCATGTTGTCAATGAACTTTTCATCGCGCATTACTCGCCTGATAAACAACTCTTTTCCTACACTGGCAAGCTGTGGGCAATACATAACAAAATCACACCACTTGCGGGCCATCATCCACATGCCTCCTTGCATCTGGTGCATGTACTCGGACATATCTTCTGTATCCCACATAGCAATCAAGGTTTCCGCGCCCACAATGCACTTGATTTCAAGCATTCCGTCATTGTCTATAAGCCCATCCGTGCTATATCCGAATAGCCGATCATCTGTAAGAACCACACCAGCTTCGGTAGCGAGGTTGCCAGTACGAACCTCATAGGCCATTCGCGCTTCTGGCTCCAATTCTTTGCCGCGCTTCATTTGCCATGAGTTAAACATTTCATCGCATGGCTGCTTGCTAATACGCTCAACAGCTACTTGTGCAGCATATAGGCGACTTTTTGCTGTTGGTAAGCCCTTTGCTGTCGTCTCCGTTGCATCACGAAACTTGCTGGCTGTAATAACGCCGCAGCGCGCAAGATGCCATTCTTCTGAGCCTTGTTCGCATTCAATAAAAATCATTGCATTCCTCCGTGGCGCTGGGCGTCGAGTTCCTCATCAGTAAGCGGCGGAACATCGCTCGGCGGCATTTCGATAGTGCGCTCTTCGTCCTGCTGCTGTTGCGCGGCGTCCGCCAGCGCTTGGCGGTGCATGGCAATGGCTGCTTTTAGGCGCTTATGATCTTCTGGCTGTTGAGCGAGACGTGCATTGTTTGAGCGCCAGTAAGCCAGAGCCTCAGAGTCGGTGCGCGTCTGCTTTGCCTCGGCAATCATCACAGCAACATCAACATAGTTCTGATTGGTTTCACTCGTAGCCAGCCCTTCGGCATTGTCAATGTTCAAGCGATCCATTGCATAATCCATGCGCTCGGTCTTAGGCCAGCCTTTATAGGCGCGTTTGATGACGGTCTTTTTAATCATTTCGCCTTCGTCGCTATGCCAAGGCGTAGACTTGATTTTCTTGGCTATAAATGCCTTCCAGCCTTCCGAACGGTCACGCACGCGATGCACTTCCTCAAGCGACATTTCAGTAACCAGAAAATCGCCGCTATGAATCTTGGCAACCACATACACGCCGATAATGTCGCCGCGCTCGGCTTCCTTGGAAAATCGCTTAAATTCGTGCGTAGGCTGATCGCCCAGCTTGCCAGGAGTGTAGATGTCATGTTCGCGCACAATCTCAGCGTGCGCCCACAAAACGCTGCCAGAAGCTACAGCAATATCGCGCAGGCCCATGTAGCTGATATCAAGGCAAATCTTGCCATCACGTGGCACCAGATAGGCTTGTTTGCGCGCCGGATTCAAGCTTATGCCAATCGCCGCAATGTTGGTCACGGCGTTGATAACGCTCTGCTTGTTCTTCATCGCGCACGAAAGCGCATACTCGTTGTTTTGCAGAACTTGAATCGCAAATCCAGATTCACGCTCAAAGTTTATGTTCTGATCGACAGACACCCGCGCAAAGTCGTCGCGTGCGTTGGCAATCTCGCCTGTGATAATGGCAAGTGCGTTAGACATGGTTTCTCCGTGATGGGTAGTGTAAGGAGGGGATTTTCACCCCATGCGTTTTTAAGCTTCGTAGCTGTATGCGCTCTTGTGAGTTACGCATCTTCGATTCTGACCATATCGACCATGGGCATGTGCGCGTTCATGCTAGCGTGAAAAGGAAAATTTTGCACATTAGCCGCAGCCGTTAGCTACGAAGTGTTTTTCCTATGTTATCAGTGGCCCCTTACGAGGGCTAGGCGATACTAGGAATTACACCCTTGTCCTAGTAGCTACTTGAAAGCCTTGTCTGCTGCATCAACGATCATCCATGCAACGAAAGGCAGAAGAATCAAGCATGTAACGATGATAGCAACTTTATCGGCAAAGGCGTTATCCTTTTTGTGTCGCTGCTGCATTTCTTTCCACGTTTCGTTGTTTTTTGGAAAATTGTCGAATGGATCGTTAAGCATTTCATTCCCCTTTAGTATGGATAAACATCTCGTCGCGCTCGCGCTGCTCTGCCCGCATCTGCTTTTCAAGTGCGCGGCGGTCGCAAAGGTGCGTTACTTCGTAGCAGGAGCCGTAGCTCAGTTTGATGCCGCCGCCTTCCGTGGCAAATTCCACGCCGTCATCTGCATAAACGCGAACAATAGTGCCGTCTTCGATGATACAGGTGAGCGTCACTGCTTGCACTTGTTTCACTAGCATAGGCAAATCACCTCCTACGCTGATATCCGTCTCAAGGTCACTTACTACTAATCCGATTGCTGGCATATTTCCTCCGTGTCGATGGGATGAATTATACGCAGTCAATTTATCTGTGTCTGTAGTTTTCTCGCAACAATCTAAATTTGACACGAAACAACAGAAGTGACACACTACAACCTTATCGTAAAAGGAGAAGTAAGTGGAAAAACCCCAAAAGAAGTACCCCAATGATGCCTCTGGCAATCTGTTTGAGGCCATTAAGCGCGACTTCAATCTAAAGACAGATATGGAGCTAGGCGCGTTTCTCGGCATGTGGCGTGACACTATCTGCCGCATCCGTTACAACAAGCGGCAGGTACTTGGGAGCCACAAGTACAAGATTGCTGATGTTACTGGCTACTCGGTCTATAAGATCGACCAGCTTATCGCTAAGGATGAAGAATGAACAACCACAAACTGGCCCGAGTAGCAGAAATCCAATATGGCCTTCTGATGAGCAAGATTCAGCAGCTTATCGCAAGCGGCAAGAAACCCGGCTTCAACTACAGCCCACAAGATCACTACAAGAGCATCAGCTATAACGTTCAATTGCGCTTTAAGCAGGTGAAGCCATGAGCGGCCAGCATAAAGCAACATTGTCACATTTTGCGACAGTTCACGAATACAAAGCATATTGCAAAGGATATGAAGAATCCGAAAAAGAACTCGCCGCCGCCCGCGCTCGTATCGCTGAACTTGAATTCAACATCGCGCAATACGATACGCAACTCGGCAAGCGCCCATGCAAAAACAGTCGATGCAATGAGTTGAACGCCGCCCGCGCTCTGCTGCAAGAGGTTTCTACAGCCACTATTGGCGAGCTTCAATCGACAATCCCGCGTATCCGCAGCTTCTTGGAGGGGAAATGAGCCAAACAATATTTAAAGAAGGCGACAAAATACGCATGATTCCTGAACGTCTTGGCGGATATTTGGTCGCATATCAAAATCAAATAAAAGACCGCGTTGCAATTGTTACGCATGTTTGGTTTTACGGCGATGATCTAGAGAAAAAAAGACCCAAATTCAAAATTGTTTGGCAAAAGCGTAATGGCCGTGGAAAAGAAATTACGGACACATTGCATTCAATCAGAGATTTTGAGATAGCACCATGACCGAAATCCCCCACGTAATGCCAATCAAAGACTATGAGCGCATCAAGGCGCAGGAGGAAAAGAAATGCCAGCTTTACAAGCAAGCAATTTCAAATGCTTCATGATTATGCCCGATGGAAAAGAAGTTGAATTGAAAGCATATTGCGAGCCTTTAAACCCGCGCCGCTTTCCATCAAGAATTATGAAAATGTCACATCGACGGAAAAAGAAAGCAGCTTCGGCATGGCTTAAAAATCTTCTTATTGCGCAGATTCATGCCAAATGTCATTTAACCGACAAAGGCTACCAAGCTTCTGATGTCGAAAAAGTGATGATTGAAACGCTGGATAGTTTTGAAGACAAACCGAAATATAAATTGGAAATACTATGACCATCAACCTAACCCAAATCCGCAGCGACTTCGATAACGGCATCATCGTAAGCAAGCAGACTTTGCTTGCTCTGGTGGATTATGCAAAAAGCCTTGAGAAAGATGCGGAGCGCTATCGTTGGCTGCGCGATCCACAAACTGACGTTGCCTTAGTCATTGACAAGTTGTCGCATGAAAAGGATGCATACGGCGGCGATATCTATGAATACCGCGCTAGTGATGAATTGGATTCTGAGATTGATAAGGCAAGGGCTAGCCATGCGCTTTGAATCCGATAAATCCGGCCTGTACCGCTTCAATACCCAGCAGATGAAGCCGGGGCCGAATGCTACGTTTTTCTGCTGCCGCTGCGCTAAACCAAAACAGATCGTAGGACGCAAAAAAGTAGGCCAGAACGGGCGGCAAAAACTTTACGCTTGTGTGGCTTGCCAGGAGGACAAATGAGCCTAAAACGCTCAGAGATTAAGCGCAAAGTCTCCTTGCGGCCCTCTTCTATAACTAAGACGCCAAAGCCGCCGAAGATCAAAAGTGCCAAATCTGGCACCTCTAAGGCAGCGCCAGCGCCACGCGCAAAGCTTAAAACAAAGCAACGCGCAGTAACAGATAAGGAAAAAGCGCTATGGGATGATCTTGCGCAGATTGGCTGCATTGCTTGCTTTAAAGAAGGAATTTACGAGCCTGATGTTTCGATCCATCACATTGATGGTCGAACAAAGCCTGATTGCCATAAGCTGGTTTTACCGCTGTGCGCAAGTCATCACCAAGACGGCACAGGCAAGAATCCTTATTACATTGCCGTGCATCCTTGGAAGGCTCGTTTTGAAGCAAGGTTTGGTGCGCAGTTGGAGCTTAGAGCTTTGTGCTTTGAATTGATTCGATATAAGGAGGCGGCATGAGGGCGGCGAGGGTTGATGCAAACCAAGGGAAAATCGTTGCTGTGCTGCGCAATGCTGGTGTGACTGTGCAGCCTTTGCATACGGTAGGCGGAGGCGTCCCAGACCTCCTATGCGCTTTTCTTGGCCTAAACTTCCTTGTTGAGGTGAAGGACGGGGCGAAGATTCCAAGCGAACAAAAGCTGACGCCGGATCAAGTAGAGTGGCATCAAAAATGGGGCGCTCCTGTTCATATTGTTAATTCAGAACAGGCAGCGCTTGAGGTAGTCGAATACTATCAGCGCCGAGTGCGCGAAATGAAAAGGGAAATCCATGACTGACAATATAAATCACCCGAAGCACTATACCAGCCATCCTAGCGGCATCGAGTGCATCCAGATCACAGAGCATATGTCGTTCAACCTTGGAAACGCGATCAAGTACCTATGGCGCGCTGACGAGAAGGGAGCGCCGCTAGATGACTTAAAAAAAGCAGCTTGGTACATTCAGCGCGAGATTGCAAAGCGTGAGCGCGAGGCAAAATGAAAGTCACATACGGCGCACTCGCTGACTTAGTAGGCCAAGCAGAGCCTCTAGACCCAAGCAAGATGCAGTATCGGTCTGTCCCTGCTGTAGTGTGGGTATCGCGCAAGGATGCCTTAAAGTCTGAGCGAGCATGCAACCAGTGTGTGTTTAAGGGCCAGAAATCTAAAGTCTGTGTCCAAGCTGGGCAACTTGCGCGCCTTGCTGGTCACAACGACTGCGAGGATAGGGACGTTGAGACAGACAAGACTTTCATCTATGAGCTAGTCCCTACAGACCCACGCCAACTAACCATAGCCTAACCCTAAGCCGCCTAGTGCGGCTTTTTTGCAACCTCTTCATTTAGTTGTTGACGCGTGATAATCTTAGGGCTATGATTCATACATCAGCAGCAAACAACCAAACGGAGAAAATCATGAATGCAGACCAAGCAAAAATTATCGGCAAACTCGTAACTGAATCGACCTTGGATTTTCTGGCATCGAAGCACAACACTACCGCCGTAGTAATTGCCGATCTGGTGCGCGCTGGTCATGAAAACATCAGCAAACAGTTTTATAAACTGATGCAACTAGGTTTGCAACAGGCTATTGTTGAATACACTATCTAACCCACCCAGCGCCTTCGGGCGCTACCTGAAAGGATGAATCATGTTTGATGATTACGAAGACGAGCCAGAAGCAAAGCGTATTTTTGATATGGCCGATCAGTTGGATGATCGATTGGATGATTATGCGCTTGAGCGCTGCAAATCGTCGGAGCACGTTATACGCGGTGGCAATCATGGGCGCGTGTACACCTTTCACGATGGGAGCAAACTGACCACGGCTGAAACTGGCTATGTTGGTTGCGAATACTGATTGACCGGCCCGCTAGACGGGCCTAAGCCACTAGAACCTAGCGCAATGGTGCGCTGGTATATTAAGGAGGAAGTATGGATTGGCAGCCTATTGAAGTTTATGACGCGCTCAAAGTTAAGCCAAAAATGGCGGTGTTTCGATTTGAACCAGTTCCAAGCAAAAATGGTCGGGGCTTGTCTTTGCCGGAGCATTTTGAAATGAAAAGGACTTTCGGCTCTCGTGTCTGCACCCATTTCGTTGAGCTTCCACAGATTCAAAAATAGCACCTAGCAACCAGCAGTAGAATAAACCAAGTTCACTAAGCGGAGGCTGTCATGATTAGTATCGGTCAGATGGTGCGTGTTCTGAATTCGGATAATGTGTGTCGTCTTGAATCATGGGAGCGCGATGCTATCCATATGATTCATTCTAAGTCTGTAAATGGGCTGCGGCAGAATCTGCTAGACCTCCGCGAGTGCCAACTTATCATCACTATTTTTAACAGGGTATATCAAAATGCGTAAATTGAATTGGGGATTAATCATCGCGCTTCTCACTTGCGTGATTATCTGGACTGCTTTTGGCGTGCGTATGTACAGGTACTATCATGGCTAAGATCGGACGACCATCGCACCTTGAAGCAGTAGCTTCTGCGCTTCCTGGCACTCGCAACCAGATCGCCAAGCGAGTAGGAATCAGCGCAGCTTGTGTAGGCCGCTTGCTGCGCGTTCTGGAAGCGAATCGGGCGGTTTATGTGGTTACGCATGCCGTTCCGAAATGCGGTCCTAAAATGCCTGTATTCGCTTTGAGGCGCTAAATGGACCGCGTTGAAATGATCCTCAAGGCCATGCCAGCAACGCGCCTTGAGATTCAGCTACAAACGCGCATGGGCAAAAGCACGGTGCAGCATATCATTGAGCGATTGCATGAGCGCGGTTGGATTCACATCAGCGGCTGGGAGCGTATCCTCAAGAACGGAACGGGCAAGTTCGTCATGCGATATAAAGCAGGTCAAGGCACTGACAAGCCCTGCAAGCTGGAACCAATGCCCCGCGCCGAGCTTGAAAAGCGCCGCCGCAAAAAGCTTCTCAAGACCGGCGAAATAGAAGAACGCAACAAGCGCAACCTCATGCGGTACTACGAGAAGCGAGCAAAGGAAAAATCCAAGGCAAAGCCTCAAACGTGGCTTTCTGCGCTTGGTGTGTGAAAAACCTCTTGCAATTGGGTTTTTGCTGACCTAGAATTCTAACTGTCAACGCCTGCCAGCGAAGACGAAAAAGAAAATGACTCTGTAGCAGCCCCAAGGTTTTTTGGTGGATCGCAAAATGGAGTGTGGACGTAACAGAGTCCGTTCACACTTCAGGTTGGCAGACCCGATCCACCAAAGCATCTTGGGGCTTTTTTTCGTCTGCACTGTCTGAATTGACTAGCCTATCGTCGGGAACGAAAGCAACAGGGCGATAGCGTGAATACTGGAACTGTGGCAAAGCAAGGGAAGCACCAGAATGAGGCGTCGAAGATAGCACCTCACTTGCGCAAGGCTGTCGGGTCAGCGATTCCTCAATGGATACGTTGTGATGGGCCTTAGCTAAGTCTAGGTCCGCTCAAACCTCTTGGATAATACGAAAGATAAGAATGAACCTGATGCTTGTAAATACTAAAGAACAGACCATGACAAGCAAGGAAATGGCTGAGCTTACAGAAAAGCGCCATGACAGCGTCAAACGGACCATTGAAAACCTTGCTTCTACTGGCGTGATCGGCCAACCACAAATTGTGGATGGAGAAAAAGCAGGCAACAACGTTGTTGAAAAGCTATATTTGTTTGGGAAGCGTGACAGCTATGTGATCGTTGCCCAGCTTTCGCCGCTGTTCACTGCCCGACTTGTAGACCGCTGGCAAGAGTTGGAATCCCGAGAATCCTCGGTAGATGGCTTTGAGATTCCCAAGACTTTTGCAGAGGCATTGCGGCTTGCTGCTGACCAGCAAGAGACGATTGCAAAACAGGCCTTGCAGATTGAGACGAATGCGCCAAAGGTTGCATTTGCCGAAGCAATTCGCGCCACTGAGGGCGTTTGCAGCGTTGAGAAGATCGCAAAAACGCTTGGCTGGGGGCGTAACAAGTTTTTCGACAGGCTGCGCACTGATGGCATTCTGATGGCTAACAACCTGCCATATCAGAAGTACATTGACCGCGAGTATTTCACCGTCATTGAGCAGGAACCATACACGGATAGTAAAGGAGTCGTGCACCCTACGTTCACGACTCGTGTAACGGGCGCTGGACAGGTGTTCCTTGCCAAAAAGTATGCAAACATCATGGGTGTAGTATGACTACATTGCCTGATTGGATTCCTGCCGATGCGTGGGCCGGATACGTTGAAATGCGCAAGAAAAAGCGCGCCGTGATGACTGAGCGCGCTACCGAGCTACGCATTAAAGACCTTGCCAAGCTGCGCGATGCAGGGCAAGACGTAGGCGCGGTCTTAGATCAATCGACTGCGAACGGCTGGACTGATGTGTATCCGGTGAAAGAGCGCCGTGTCGAGCCGCGCAACCAGTTCGACACTTCGCGCCTTGGAAAGCACGGGCAGGCTACCGCAAATAACGCACTTGATTGGTTGGAGGGGAAATGAAATACATAATTATTTATAGCGATGGCTGTTACGAAAAAGCGGGTAGAGGAACTGGTTTTCCCACTACTGAAAAAGATGAGGCAAAAGTTTTTGATTCTGAAGATGATGCTCATGAATATTGCGCGTGGTTGATAGAGGCAAAAGTTATTCCGTTGAAATAATATGATTGATAATCTAGAAGAAAAGCGCCGCTTCGCCTCGCTCATGACTGCCCTTGCTGACTATTACGAGAAGTCGCTTTCTAAAGGTGTCCTGTCTCTCTATTGGGAAGGGCTGCGCCAGTATGACTATGAGGCAATCGAAAAGGCCGCATGGGCGCATACGCAACTACCAGACGAGGCGGGGCGCTGGATGCCCAAGGTCAGCGACCTAAACAAGATGCTGGCGGGGCGCACCTCTGACCAAGGGCAGAGTGCATGGAGCAAGGTTGATCGCGCCGTGCGCACCATTGGCCCTTATAGCGACGTTGCTTTTGACGATCCGATTATCCACCGAGTTATTCAGGAAATGGGCGGCTGGATTCATCTTTGCGGACAAGACGAGAAACAATGGCCTTTCACAGCAAAAGAATTTGTTACGCGCTACCAGTCATACAAAATGACCGGTGATATTCCAGAACATGCGGGCTATTTGACAGGAATCGCCTCATCGCAAAATGAGCATTCAGGTAATAAACAAAAGCGCGAGATTCATTTAATAGGCGATAAACAAAAAGCAATCGAATTAATCCTTGGCGAGAAAAAGAAAGTCGAATCGCTAGGTTTATCAGTTCCAAAAGCAGCAGACGCTATTTAAAAGGAGAAGGAAGTGAAGAAAAACGAATACCCTTATTTGCAAATTATTGTTCACCACGGTCCGACAAATTCAACATCGATAACTGGCGATGAAGGAGTTATTGCTGCTGGGGTTTCATATCTTCCTCGGTCAATGCAAAACAAACTTAAGGTGGAAACAATCAAGCGCTGGTCACGATTCATTAAAAGCAAATCAAAAGGAGAAGGAAAATGAAGAAATCTCGTCTTGCATCAGCAATCAAAGAAGCAAAGCGGTTTTTAGAAATTGCAGAAACCGTAGAAATTGATCCGGACAGCCGTAATGATTACATCTACAGAAGCAAAGAATCGGCATCTGTTCGCCGCGCTAGTATGGATTTGACTAATGCACTTGTTGAATTGCGTAAAGGAGATTACACAAAATGAGCAAAGCGAAATTAACCGACTGGTTCCCTGCTGATGTTAAGCCGGTGCATGTGGGTGTGTATGAGGTTCTTTATGAGAATGGCTGCTTTGGTAGCCGATATCGATACTGGAATGGCGTTCGGTTTTGCTATCAATGTATGAATTCTCAGAAAGCTTTTCAAAAAAGGAACAATCACACTGGGCTTGACGCCTTTGTATCTTGGCGCGGCATCGCTGAAAAACCAAACTAAAGGAGAATCACAATGTACACTTCTGGCCGACTGATATACCAAGAGGATAGTGATGTATATACGCACATACTTCGTGATGTGACGGGCAATCGCATCATACATCAAGGTCCGCAGGATTCTCGCGGTGAGGCTGAGGCAAATGCGCGAAGGCTTGCCGCATGTTGGAACGTTTGCGATGGGCTTGAAACTGCTGACCTTGAGGTAGGTGCGACGCTTGGAGATATTTGCGCCGATAGAAACGGCCTTGTAATCAAACTAGGTAAAGCGCAAGAAAAACTAGACATGGCCCGATCTATGCTGGAAGAGGCTTTAGATACATTTGACGACAACCCAGCAGAGGGCCATGAAATTGCAGACCGTATCCGTAGCTTTTTGGAGGTTAAATGAGCAATGCAGAACTATTGACTCTGGCAGCTAATGCCGCAGGATTGAAAGTCTTTAGCGTTACTCATCGTGGCATGGGTGGCTACAGTGACGATACTTTGCTCGGCTTGATTATTGCGGATAGCGTTGGAACTCTATGGAATCCGCTAGAGAATGATTCTCAGGCGCTGCGCTTGGCGGTTGATTTGGGATTGCGATTGACACTGCCTAAATACAAAGGATTTGGCACGACTGCCGATCATCAGGCGGATGGTATTGCTGGTTGCACGGCTTTCCGAGATGACCCAATGGCGCAGACGCGAGAGGCTATTGTGCGCGCTGCCGCCGAAAAAGGAAGGGCTATGCAATGAAGGTTAAATCTTCCCGATTAATGGGTGTTAATGATATCGACGATTTGTTCAAGGCCAAGGCGCGCTTGATGCCTGATGATGTGAGCGAGATTCAGCTTAGGGTGCTTCTGGCGCTCGATTCGGCCAAGCGCTCACGCTGCCCACCAGGCCTCGCAAACCTGCTTATCAAGCACATGGTCATGGCTGCTGCAATCGGTAGCCAGATGCGAGACCAAAGCTTCTACAATCTGGCGCAAAGGGCCTATGAGGCGCTTTACAACGCTTGCATGCGAGATACGGTGGACCTTGATCTAACAACCGGCGAGTACAGCGTAATCAAGCGAACGATTGCGCTATACTTGAACCATCTGCCTAAAGTCGAGCGCGGCTTGTTTGAGTTTGCAAGCAATCATGCTCAGAAAGTTTTAGCGCAAGGTTAAAAATAGCGGCTAATTTAATAATTAGCCGCTATTTTTCTATATTTCTATATCAGCCCAGCTTTTCCCAAGTTTTATCATGCTTACGGTCGAATGGTGAACATTGAAGAGTTTTCCTAGCTCTTTGTTCGACATTCTAATCATAGAGGCTAGCTTTATATATCTAGCCTCTTCTTTGGTTAAGATTGATCTAGGATTCAACTCGCCAAAAATAGGTCGGCATGGCGATCTGCCTTTTGAAACCATATCATTTGAATTGTCTTGTGCAGTACCAAGAAAAAGATGATTTGGGTTGGTACAGATAGGGTTATCACATTTATGGCATACCATAAAATCACCCGGCTCTATACCAAAATGCAAAGCATAAGAAATTCTATGCGCGAATACAGATTGTCCGCGCTTGCCAACATGGGCAAGCCTCGCGTATCCCTTTTTGTCTACGAAACCATTCCAAGACCAGCAATTGTCTTGCTTGACAACCTTTGACAGGTATCTCTGTTCTATTTTTGACAGAGGATCATTGATAAGAGGTAAAATAAGAATAGCCATGAAGACTCCATGAAAGTCATTTGTGGTTAAAAGCCAACACGTGTGCAACCACTGTTGGCTTTGTCATTCTAACTCAGATACAATGAATTTGTCGCGGGGATAGCTCAGTTGGTAGAGTCTCTGATTTCCAATCAGATTGTCGTCGGTTCAAGCCCGATTCCCCGCTCCAAGAATTAGCGAAGGCAGATAGCCATGAACAAAAGCGCGTGCGCAAGTAGTCATGCTGGCATACTGGAAGTAGCTAAAGCAAAGCCGCTAATGCGTTATTAGGAATTGCGCCACACAGTTCGGAAACTGCGGCATGTGGCAAGAATAGTTGGTCCGATACCGCAGGGGCGCTCGGGACAATAAACGCCCCAGCATAAGCGCCGCCCTCCTTTCCCCAGCTATCGCTAGTGGGCGCAACAAGTAATTAGGCGTGATTATGCAGAGCCAAGTACAAGGGCGCAGAGCGTGGAAGCCGCTAGTTGTTTGTCTCGCAAGAGACGCCACATAAAACCAGCCCGTGACGCCCTATTGCAGGGCATATGAGCGAACGAAGTAAGGGCGGCAGTCTTTGCATCTTAGTAGGCCAAGGAAACGTTGGTTGGTTTTATGTGGTGCAATGCTCGGGGATTTTTTTGTCTATTGCCTATCTAGAGTAGAATGTCAAGACAGAATTCACCATCACAGATTCAAGGCAAAACATGGCACTTACTCCAAAGCAAGCACTATTCGTCAAAGAATACCTAATCGACCTGAATGCAACTCAGGCCGCGATTCGTGCTGGTTATTCGGAAAAGACGGCTTACTCTATTGGTGAAGAAAACCTGAAGAAGCCTGAAATTGCAGAGGCGATTGCCGAGCATCAACAGGCCAAGGCAAAGAAGCTAGATATCACTGTTGATACGATACTTGCGGAGCTTGAGGAAGCGCGTCAATTGGCTCTAGAAACTGGTAAGGCTGGCCCAGCAGTTCAGGCTTCGATGGGTAAGGCAAAGATTTTAGGTTTGGAAAAGCAAGTCATCGATCATACATCTAGCGATGGCACTATGACGCCTAAAGCGCCTATCGTTGTTGACAAGGATACTGCTGCGCAGGTGGCGGCGAATATCAATGGTGGCATCTGACGACCCAGAGGTAATCAAGGCAGTAACTCGCGCACTATGCCTTGAGGATCACCTATTCTTTACTCGCTACTTCTTTAAGCTGCGCGAGGGGATTAAATTCCGCGTCAACTGGCACCATAAGCGCATGGCTGAGGCTATCCAGCGCGTGATTGATGGGCATTGCAAGCGGCTAATCATCAATGTGCCTCCTGGCTCGTCTAAGACGGAAATGGCGGTTATTAACCTGATTGCGCGTGGGCTTGCGATTAATCCTCGTGCGCGCTTCCTGCACCTATCGTACTCTGCTGACCTTGCCGAACTGAATAGCGCCAAGGCAAAGGAGCTAATCACGTCCAGCGAGTATCAAGAGTTATTCACGATCCCGATTAAGACCGACTCCAAGGCGCGGGGCCGCTGGAACGTGGTTGATGAAAAAGGCGTGTCTATCGGCGGATGCTATGCGACCTCGACGCTTGGTCAGGTAACTGGCTTTCGTGCCGGTCACATGGCTGATGGGTTTCAGGGCGCGATCATCATCGATGATCCATTAAAGCCTGTAGACAGCCTATCAAAGACCAAGCGCGATGCAGTCAACAATGCCTTTATCAATACCGTGCAGAGCCGCAAGGCATCGCCTGATACTCCTATCATCGTCATCATGCAACGCCTCGCAGACGAGGATTTAACGGGCTTCCTGTTGAATGGCGGCGACGGCAAAGAGTGGGAGCATGTTTGCATCCCAGCTATTGACGACGATTCCGGCAAGAGCTATTGGCCTGAGAAAGAGCCTATCGAATCGCTCTTGCAACTTAAGGAAAAGGGTAACTTCACCTTTGAGGGGCAGTACCAGCAGCGACCATATGTGCTAGGTGGTGAAATTATCAGGGGCGAATGGTTCGGGCGCTATAGCGAACTGCCGCCGCAGAAATGGTGTGTGCAGCGCGCCGTATTCGCTGATACAGCCATGAAAACAGGCGAGCAGAACGACTACACGGTATTTATTGATGCCGCGCTCTATACCGATGGCAAGGTACGTATCCTTAACCTATGGCGCAAGAAAGTGAATGCCGTGGGCCTTCTTCAATTAGCCAAAGAGGTTTGGGCCTCGACAGAAGGGCTAGCTAGCGCCATGTACATTGAAGACAAGGCATCTGGCACCGGCCTAATCCAGCAGCTACAGGAAAACGACGTATTTATCCCGGTTATCCCAATCGAGCGCACCAAAGACAAGCTAACCCGCGTCATGGAAGTGCAGCCAAGGATTCAGGCTGGCGGCGTTTTGCTGCCTACCTATGCGCCTTGGGTAACTGAGTTCATTAGCGAATGTGAGGCATTCACTGCAAACGATAGCCATAAACACGATGACCAAGTAGACCCGCTTGTAGATGCTGTAAATACGTTCATGGCTAACAGTTTCAACCTATCAGCCTTGGTTTAGATAAGAGAACATAAATAAAAACCCGCCGAAGCGGGTTGATTATGTTAGCCGTCGCCGGAGCCGTAGCCGTAGCCGGAGCCGTAGCCGTAGCCGGAGCCGGAGCCGTAGCCGTAGCCGGAGCCGGAGCCGTAGCTGTCGCCGGAGCCGTCGCCGTAGCCGGAGCCGTAGCCGGAGCCGTCGCCGGAGCCGGAGCCGTAGCCGTAGCCGGAGCCGGAGCCGTAGCTGTCGCCGGAGCCGTCGCCGTAGCCGGAGCCGTAGCCGGAGCCGTCGCCGGAGCCGTAGCCGGAGCCGTAGCCGGAGCCGGAGCCGTAGCTGTCGCCGGAGCCGTCGCCGGAGCCGTCGCCGGAGCCGTCGCCGGAGCCGTCGCCGGAGCCGTAGCCGTAGCCGGAGCCGTCAGTAAAAGTTTTATTGGTAGCCATCAATGCTGTCCTTTGCAGCTTGGGTAGCTGGGATCAGTTCGCAGATGCCAGTCAGATAAATTTCTGGGTTGACCACATCGACTTTCCCGCCGTCTTTTTTAAGGCCGTGTTGAGCAACGCCCGATAGCGCAACGCCGTCTTTAGCTTTCCACGACCACAGGCGGCGCGAGTTTTTCAGAACTGCGGTATCGCCGTCAACGCTTACGACTTCGCCAGCATGCACACCAGCGGCATAGCAGCGTGCGATTACGTACTTGCCAACGAATGGATGAGGTAATACGGCTTGATATACTTGAGCCGACGCGCCAAACAAGGCGGCAAGTTCTTTAGCTTGGCCGATGGTGAGTTCGTTAATGTTCAATTTACTTCTCCTATGGTTTTGCCTTTCGGCGTTGTGCTACGGATGACTAATGATAACTAAGGTTTCTCTATCTGTATATTTGAAATAAACTATAAAATACTAGAGTAAAATAGAGAAATACTATGAGGGGTTAAGATGGGCCGACCATTGGGAAGTAAGAACAAGCCGAAAGAGCCGCAGCAGAATGTAGTTGTGACGGACGGGTACGCTGAGGCATTTACGGGAGCAGGAACAAATCGGGACCGTAGCAGCTACACGCGCATCGGGCGCACCGCCATGCTGCAACAGATGGAATGTTCGCTACTGTACTTGGGTGATGGCTTTGCGCGCAAGATTGTGGACGTTCCAGCAGAGGAAATGACGCGCTCGGGCCTTGAGCTTGAGGATTTAGAGGACGAGGAACTAGAGCAATTCGTCATGGCGCGTCTTGATGATCTGGACGCCATGCGGCACTTTAACGATGCGGTGGCGTGGTCTAGGTTGCACGGCGGCGCTGTGATGATCTTCGGCCTGAATGATGGCGGCACGCTTGATGTGCCTCTTAATCCCGAAGGGATCAAGAGCGTTGAATTTCTCCGAGTCTATGACCGCTGGCAAGCGACTATCCAGACCCGCGTGACCGATCCGAACAGCCCGGACTACGGCAAGCCGGACATCTGGCTCATTTCGCCGCTTGATGGTGCGCAACCGTACAAAGTGCATAACTCGCGCCTTTGGATGTTCGACGGCGACCGCATTCCAGACTTTGACCGCAATGCCAATCTCGGCTGGGGCGCATCGGCCCTGCAAGCCTGCCAAGATCAGCTTAAGCGCCTCGGCATGGGCCACCAATGGACGCTGGCGATTCTTGAGAGGGCGCAACAGGCAGTTCATAAGATTCCACGCCTCGGCCAAACGCTGCAATCCCCAGGCGGCGAAGCAATGGTACGCAAGCGCGTGGACGTTGTAGACATGGTGCGCGGCATCCTGAATACGATTGTTGTAGACGGAGAAGAGGATTACCAAGTAACAACAGCTACGCTAACCGGCTATACGGACGTGCTAGACCGCTTTGCAGAGGCTTTGGCTGCTACTAGTGGCATCCCAGTATTTAAGCTGATGGAGCGCACGCAAGGGGGGTTGAGCAATACCGACAAGGGCGCTAGCGATGCTTGGTATGCTCGCATTGAGTCATGGTGGAATAATCTGCTTCGTAAGCCTCAAGACTTGCTAATCCAGTACATCATGATTTCTAAGAACGGCGAAGCGCCAGATTACAAGCTGTGCATGGCCCCGCTGTCGGTACTGAGCGCGACTGAGCAAGCAGAGGTTGATTTGAAGAAAGCACAGGCATTGCAGGCTCGTGCAGATGCAGCTATTAAATTCATGACTGGTGGTGTTCTTGCGGCGGATGATGTACGCCCTTCTATCGCGGAAGAATATGGTCTGAAAGAAGATAGCCAAGCGCCGGGGATTATTGAACCAGATGACGGCATGACAGAAAATGGCTAAACAATGGTTATATCCTCATGCTCAAGAGAGGCAACTTGATAAAGCGATGCAGGCTTATGCACGTCAGGTGATGGCTGACGTTGATGCTGTTATAGTATCCAACATGGGTTACTTCATGTCGAAGGCTAAGCTTGATGCTGAATCTAGCGAAGAACCAGAAGAACAGGAGTCCTGGAGTGAAGAGCTAGCACTTTTAGTGGCTATTCTTTTGACGCGATCTGCTAGCTATGATTTCTCAGCAATCTACACTGCTGGTAGAAACATTGCCGCATTTAATGATTATCAATTCAAATCAGTAATTAATTCTGTATTAAACGTTGTTCCGCGAATAGCAGAGCCTTTTTTAAACGGAATTCTTTCTGATTGGTATAAAAAAACCACGGATTTAGTTAAAGACAAAGCTTCTGAATACATAAAGTCAGTAGAGGCAATTATTAGAAATCAGTCGGCAATTGAATCAACTCAAAAAGCAGCAAAAGAAGTAATAGCAAAGAGAAAAGAAGTTTTCTCAGGCAAAATGACATTCACTGCTATTAATGAAACAGGGATGCTGAACTCAATGCTGCAACGTAGCCGCTTGATGGCAATTGGAGCGCTGTCGTACATCTGGACTACTCAACGGGACGAGCGAGTTAGGCCGCTTCACCAGCAAAGGCAAGGTAAGATGTTTTCATGGACTGTTCCTCCATCAGATGGGCATCCAGGTATGCCGATTCGTTGCCGATGCATCGCTACGCCAGTAATTGATTTCGATTTTGAAGGACAATTCCCAACTGATCCAGCAAAAGTTTTTGAGCTTCGGCAATATCGACGTGGAGTTTCAGAAAATCAGCGCCTAGAAAGAAATAAAGATTATGGCGCAGCATTTAGAAGTGGGAAATTGACGCCCGGGGAAATTATTTCTCTTAACAGAGATAAGACCTCTGCACGATCTGTTGTAAACTCCTTATTGACAAGCGGGCGACTCACCCAATCCCAACTAAACAATCTCTACAAGGATTTGTGATGGCTACTAGAGATAGAGACATGGGCTTAAAAAAAATACTGAATGGTATGCGTGTGCTGAAGCGTAAATCAATCACTATCGGCCTTCACGAAGATTTAGGAATTCATCCCGGAGAGCATAATTCAGAAGGTCTTACTCATGCTCAGATCGGGGCTATACAGGAGTTTGGCGCTACGAGGACATTCTTGGACGGACATACGATGGAGATTCCGTCTCGCCCATTCACAAGAGATTCTTTCGATAGAAACCTAGAAAATATATGGCGAGACATACAGAGGTCATTTGAGGCAGCAAAACCAACTGGAAATTTTATACAAGCAATGTTTGATGTTGGCAAGCGTCATGCAGAATACCAGCGGAAAGTAATGGATGCTTGGTCTGATCCGCCAAATTCTGCGCGGACTATCAAGTACAAAAAGAAAAATGATCCGCTTGATTGGACTGGTGCAATGATCCATGCAGTAAAGGCAAAAATAGAATGAATTGCGAAAAAGGAGATATTGCTATAGTTACAGCAATCGGAGAATTGGAAGGCAAGGTAGTTATCCTTACTGATCTTATAAAAACCGAAAAGGGGTATGCTTGGAGATATGAGCCTCCCTTGCTAAAGCTTAAAAATGGCAACGAACAATCTAGCTTATTTGATAGCGCTTTAATGCCTGTAGAAATGAAATTTTCCAATTAGGGCACTTCGATAGGCTATGATCGCCTTTGCAGAGTGGGCAGGTCATAACTTCACCACTTCTTCAAGATGAATAGTGGCCTGGAATCGATTTGGAACAAGCGCAGAAAAATATGATGAATGCTCTTCAAACCTGATTTCCTTAATCATGTATGTTACGCCAACAATATCAATTAAGCCATTTGAATCGTAGACTTTTTTGTACGCCTCAAAGGTTTTGCGGTTGTTTGTGGTAATCATCACGCTTCCCCAAAAAGGGCAGCGACCAGCGGGTCACGTTGCACACGCTCAGGAAGCAACTCACCCTGAACATTGCGCGGCTTCTTAAAGGTGTAGAACTGCACTTTTTGGCTATCGTCGCCAAGAATTCTCTTCTCGCCTTTAAAAATCCCCTCGGCTTGATAAAGACCACGGAACAAGCTCGTGGCCTCCTGAATGCTCAAGCCTAGCTCTTTGGCTACATACTGTGGACAGCTTTCGCCGTCGCGCTCTATGATTTCCTCAACCTCGGCCATGAGTTCTAACCGTGACTTCTTCGTAGCCGCCTGCAAAAACTTGATAGTGAGCGATTTAAGCATTTTAAGTTCCGATGGTTGATTTGCATTAATCTATCACAATCAATGCTGGACTTTTTGAAAGCATTTCTTAGGGCCTTCCCAACTGCCGCCAGATTTTGAGCAATTAGCAATTTCCTTTTCGTTGGCAAGAAATACAAAGCTCAAGAACGCAACAAAGCATAGAATTGACAGAAAGAGGCGCATCATTCCTCCGTGTTGATTGGTTCTTGGCTTAGACCGCGCCAGAAAAGAAGATCACTTTTCCACCAAGCATGTTTGCCCATAGACGATGCGCTATTCACATCATAAGCACCATACATGAAAGCAGCTCCATCCCAATAGCGATAGAACTCCTCGCCGCGATCTACAGTTGCTAGATACACCCCTTTTTTATTCCGATCAGGAAGCTCATTTACTCCATATCGCCAATCAGTTAGAGGAATCGCCGCATTGATTTCGTCCGCTACTTCGGAGAAGGATTTGACCTTAATTCCACTCATGCGAAGATTAAATGGCCCGTCAACGAAATAGACATAACCACGGCTTGAAATCATGCCGATGTTGAATAATCCGCCATTGCGCAGCCCATAGAACTTAGCAATCCTCTCAGCGAAGCGAGTTTTGCCGTTGGGAACGCCGTATATGATTAGGGATGGTTTCATTTGCACACCTGTTTTCCATTGTTGTCCATGCGAGGCGTAATTGCTGCGCCTCGGTTATAAGCGCCGTCCCAGCCAAGATAGTGACAGCCGGTGCGCGCATCAATTAGAACCCACATACCGCTGCGCCCATTTGGTGGGTCTGAGTCATCGCGTACAGTGTTGTCATAGGGCTTCGCTTCGGCTTTTATTGGGGCGATTTTAGGCTCACATTGAGGCGAGCCAGAGCAGCCAGATAAAAGAACAAACAAAACACCAAAGAAGATTTTCATTTCTCGCGCTCCTTAAGCATGGCATCGGCAATTAAGAAAGCTTGCTTAGCCGCAAAATCATAAACATCAACAAGATAGTTATCCCCTGGCCGTGTTAAATCGACATTGAGCCACGCTTGCATCGCCTTTGCCGCGAAGTAGTCACGGATCGAAAGGCCGGGGAATTGCCAAGTATTAGGGCCGTCTTGATGCCCCTCTACGCCAGAAGTAGAAACTGGGAATGCTGGCTCACTAACTTTGCTCATTCCTTCTCTCCCGGCAGCACTACGTCTCCGTCTTGGATGGCGCGGCGGATGGCGGCGTTGGCGATTGTTCGCTTAGAGAACAAAGCTGCTGAATCGCTTACTGCGTCCAATTCCTCATTGGTCATGCGAGTCTCTGGAGACTTAGGTTCTGGCTTGATGCGGAACGTGCCATGCAGAGGAAAATTCCAATCATCATCCTCCATATCCTTAAAGAAAGCTTTGCCATCTGCAACACCAGCGAATCGTTGCACAACTTCTCCGTTTGCCTTGGCAATAATGAATTCTGCTAGTTTGTGAGGTTTTTTCATTTGCATTCCTTTGAAGTATATTTCAGAGCGAATTTCTGCCATAAAGTCTACGGCGCTCATTTTGAAAGTTCCCAGCCTTCCTCTTGAAGCTTTTCAGCATAGAGGCGGTTAATCGAGAACATGTAGTAGAAATTGGCGAAACCGAACGTAAAGAACGAGATAGCCGCTTGAGGCCACATGCCACGGCTGATGAAAACGAGGAAGCCGAAGAAGAAAGTAGTCCAGCTAAAGCCCTCGGGGACGTGGCGGGTGATGTTGTTGCGGGTTGCGATCATTACATTTCCTTTGGGTGGACTCGTTCGGTTTTAATGAAAAGTGGGATAAAACCAAATAGACACACTTTGGTTGTACGATGAAGTTTTTCATTTTGTGGGCCAGATAGGTGATAGCTCACATCAAAAGTAATCATTTAAATCTCCTATAAATTATTCAGTAACAACATCATGCCTTAGATGGTTGCGCGTTACCAATAGATTTTTTCTATTGAATTTGGATTGTGATATTATTCCGCTATGGCTACCTATCAAAGATACGACCGCGCCGAATTTAAGGCAACCAAGACTGACGAGGGCTTTCTAGTCGATAGCCCTATCGTCGGTCGAGTCGGCATTCAAGAGTATCGCCGCGCTGATGGCACGATGCGACGTGAGTTGCGCTTGCCTGAGAATGTATTCCATGCCGATGCGCTGGCTTCAATGCGCGGCAAGCCGATTACTAGCGGCCATCCGGGCTCGGGAAAAGTTACTGCGGCTGATTCTCACCGCGTGACTATTGGAACGATCCTGAGTGAAGGTCGTCAAGATGGCGATAATATGCGCACCGACATTGTTATCCATAATGTGGCGGCAATGGGGAAGAATAAAGAGCTTTCCCTAGGATATACGTGCCATATGGACGAAACGCCCGGTGTGCATCCGGTGTATGGCCCTTACGACGCTATTCAAGGCGTCCCAATTACCAATCATTTATCCGTTGTCCCCGTTGCTCGCGCTGGCGCAATCGCCCGCTTGAACTTGGATAGCATGGATCAGGAAGATTTTTCAACCCAGCAGGAGCAACAAACTATGAGCATGGTCAAAGTACGACTTGACAGCGGCTTAGAGTATGAATGCGCTCCCGAAGTCTCGGTGGCGCTCGACAAGCTGCGCTCCGATGCTGCGGAAGCTGCAACCAAACTCGCGGCCATTCCAACCCTGACGGCAGAGCGCGATACGCTGAAAGCGCGTGTTGACGGCTTTGCGGCAGAACTGACTAAGGCTAAAGACGAAGGCAAGGCCGCTGGCCGCGCCGAAGTTGAAGCTAAGGCCAAGCTGGATGCGGTTGCTACTGCATTCAAGATCGACGCTAAAGACATGACTGAGCGCCAAGTCAAGGAAGCGGTTATCAAAGCCGTTACCCCAGCGCTGGTTCTGGATGGCAAAGACGATGCCTATATCGATGTTGCCTTCGCAATGGCCCAAGAGTTCAAAGGCGATGCAGCCATGGCAGATCAGCGCCAGAAAGCGCAACATCGCAACGACGGAGGCGATAACAAAGCCCAAGGCAGCATGTCGGCGCGTGACAAAATGATTGCTCGTATGAGCGGTAAGAAGGAGGACAAATAATGCCTATCCCACAAACTACCTTCGGCCAGTACTCGGCTGCTGGCTTCGCTGGCTTGCTGTACGATTCTGGCTTCCGCGACACTATGTCTTATTCGGCAGAGGGCGCGATTCCATTCGGCACCTTCGTTAAACTGGGTACGAACAAAGAACGCCAAGTTCTGGCCCCTACCACTGCTGCCGGTCAAGCCGCGCTGCTGATTGGCGTAGCTGCCGCAAGCGCCATGGCAGAACAAGCCTACCCTTCGACTGGCGCGGCTGCCGCATATGCTGCTACTGAAAGCGTATCGGTGCTGAAAGACGGCCGTATTTGGGTCCAAACCAATGATGCCGTAGTAGCTGGTGCAACCGCTAACTTTGTGCTGGCTAACGGCACTGTTACCGATGAAGCCGTTACTACCGGCATCGAAGCCTTCACGCAACTGACCGTGAAGTTTATCACCGGCACGACTGCTGCTGGCCTCGCTGTTGTGGAGATTGCGCCAAAATGAACATGAAAACTGACAACATGCACTACGATGCCCAAGACCTGCGCATCATCGAAAACACCGGCCTGCTGCGTGAGGATGCTGGCGAGTCGGTATTCTTCGCTCGACAACTGGAGTATGTGCGCTCCAAGACCTATGATGTTGAGTACGTCAACCTGTCGGCAATGGAACTGTTCCCGATTGATACTTCGGTTCCCTCTGGCGCGAAGTTCATTACGTGGCGTCAATGGGACGGCGTAGGCTCGGCAAAGATCATCGCCAACTATGCGGACGATCTGCCACGCGTTGACGTGCAAGCGCTGGAAATGACCACTCCAATCCGTTCGATTGGTGACAGCTACGGCTACGACGTGCAAGAGATTCGTTCGGCGCAGTTCGCTGGCGTGGCTCTGGACGCAAAGCGCGCTACCCAGGCTCGCAAGGTCATCGACCAGAAGTTCAATCAACTGGCATGGTTTGGCGACACCGTATCAGGTCTGCCGGGCTTCCTGTCGAACGCGAATATCCCTGCTGTGGTTCTGGCTGCTGATGGTACTGGCTCGTCCAAGACCTTCGCAAGCAAAACGCCAGATAATATCATCCGCGATATGAATGCTTTGGTGAACTCGATCTTCGTTACCACGAAGGGCATTCACCGCGCTAACGAACTGTGGATGCCTCTGGCTCAGTATGCCTACATTAGCTCGACTGCTCGCAGCGCAACCAGCGATACGACCATTCTCGACTTCTTCCTCGCCAACAACCCGTTCATTCAATCGGTCAAGCCGATCTTCGAACTGACTGGCGCTGGCGCTGGCGGTGTTGATCGCATGGTGGCTGCTGAAAACAGCGCTGATAACTACCAGATGAACATCACCATGCCGTTCATGCAGCACCCTCCACAGCCTCGCAACCTGTACTTTGAAGTCCCTTGCGAAGCCCGCTTCGGCGGCGTAACCATCGAACGTCCGCTGGCATTTGCATACGCTGACGGCATCTAAACTCGCGTGATGGTGAGTGTGTAGCACTAGCCCGCCCTTCACCGGGCGGGCTTTTTACTTTTGGGGAATTACATGGCACTTTTCGGGCGTACAAAACAGCAGGCGCTAGCTGCGATAGCGCGCACAAAAGATCGCAAGGGGCGTCGTCGCGTAGGTGGAGGGCAGGGGAATATTGTTCCAGCAGTTTCGCCTCTGCGTTTTGTTACCACGCAAAACAGGATGGCTAGCGGCCTTGGAACCGTTCCTGCAAATCGTTCTGCATGGGACTTCCGTATGCCTTACGTAATCGCCAGTGGCGACGTGGATGGTATCGTTTTCACATGGACCAATCAGAACCCAGCAGCCCCAGACTCAACCGCGCTTTCGCCTATTGTTCTGAATGACGTCTACATCGAAAACTCTAACGCAACCGCTGCAAAACAGCTTTCGCTCGACGGACAAAGCTACCCATACACGCTGGTATCTGGAGCCAATGATATCCGGCATGTGAAATTGCTCCCATCCGACCTTGGCGTTTCAGTTTTCACGCCCGGCGATACCTTGTACGTAAAAGGCCGTGGCAGCATGACTCCTGGTATGCAGTTCCCGAACATGGCAGACCGTATTCCAGTATCGGACGCTAGCAAAATTTTGTGGACCCTCTACGACCCTACCGCTACTACGCCATCCGCGCTGTCAACGCCGGGAGTCCAGACGGTTGTATCGGGGGCTGCCTTCCCGATTACCAGCAGCGGCGGATTCTGCCCGTTTGCTCTCGGCACGTTTGTGCAGCCGTTGGCCTCTCGTAAGCCAACGTTTGCCGGCTTCGGCGACAGTAATTTGTTTGGCTTCCGGGATACCGCCCTTTTGTACCATGGAAAAGGCGAATTCCAGCGCATGCTTACTGGCAACGGAACGAATAGCGACCTCATGGCAGGCGGGAATTTCTCTGTGACTGGTTACACGATTCAGCAGATTAACCACCCAAAAATCATCTACTGGAGCCAGTTTGCGGACAAGATTATTGATGAAGTTCTGGTCAATTCGTTTGGCTCCACTGGTGTAACCGACCAAGCCACTATTCGGCCTATTAAACAAGCTCTATGGGACGCCTATAAATCAGCAAACCCAAATGCTACGGTGTATAGCTGCGATGTCGGCCCGCGCACTAATGGTGCATGGACACTTGCAGATCAGTCGGACCAAACTTATTTTGCTGGCTTTGGTCCGGGCGGCAACATTGAGACGTTCCGCACATGGTTTATTGCACAGGCCGGGCTGCCGAACACCTACAACACGCTGGTGCAGTTCACTGCATGGCGCGGCAGTCCAGACCCGCTGAAATGGCCGGGGGGTGGCCTTACTGATGACGGCACTCACGCGCTATCAACGACCGTAGCAGCAAAAGCAGCACAACTGCGTAGTATTGTTTTGTCTTGATATTTAGACATAAAAACAGAAATCTTCTGCAAGGTTATAATCTAATTTCATCATCACTACGGAGAATCAAATGAAAATCGAAAACATTAGCGCACGTCTGTACATTCTTTCGGATGGTACTAAGCTGATCCCTAACGAAACTACCAAAGGCGTTTCTGACAGTCTTGCAAAAGAAGTCGAGGGCATCAAAGAACTAAAGGTGACGCAAGAAACTAAGGCTCAAGAAGTTGAGTTCAAGGAAGTACCAACTACTGTCAAGGAACTGAAAGCGGCGCTTGATAGTCTGAATGTTGAGTACGCATCGAATGCCGACAAGGCTGAACTGCAAGCCCTGTACGACGAAAACAAAGCCAAGTAATCATGACGACCGCGCTGGAATATTTTCGCATCATCGGCAAGCAGTTCGCCGCGCTATCTGACGCTGAGGTACAGGCATGGTTAGATATGGCGACGACACTTGGTGCTGCCGGTTGTCTCTTGGGCGATCCGGCTAACCTTGCTACGGCGCTTTATGCTGCACACTTGCTGCAACTAGATGCGGAGAATTCCAGCGGCGAAGGCGGGCGCGGGCCTGTGAAGTCAGAGAAAGAAGGCGACTTGGCCCGCTCCTATGGTACTGGCGGCTATACCGATGGCTGGCTAGGTTCCACAGGCTACGGGCAACAGTACGCAAACATGCAGCTTGGATGCACTGGCGCTACGATCATGACGCGCTATGGTCAAGATATCCCACAAGGAATCGAGGTAATCAATGGCCTCCCGCCATACTACAGACCGTGATTTGGGCCTAAAGCGCTTCATGCGAGAACTTCAGAAGGCGCGAGTCACTGAGGTTGTAGTGGGTGTGCAGCAAGGCTCTGATAACGCCGATGGTGAATCTATTGCTGAGTATGCCGCATACAATGAGTTCGGCACAGAAAAGATTCCTGAGCGCTCTTTTATGCGCTCAGCGTTTGATGAAAACGTAAATGACCTGAGCAATCAACTGGATCGAAGCTATGCGCAGATTCAAGCAGGAACGATGACCGTTTATCGTGCGCTCGGCTTAGTCGGTTTGCGCCATCAAGATCAGATACAGCACAAGATTGATACGAACGTGCCGCCGCCCAATGCGCCAGCAACGATTGCAGCTAAAGGATCAAGCCACACGCTGATTGACACAGGCGCTATGCGCGCTTCAATTCGATACATTATCAGGCCCGTACGATGAGTTTTAGAAAGCCACAAACGATTATCCGCACTACGCCGGGACAGTATGCCGATGGCAAGTGGGTAGAAGGCGCACAAGTTACTGTGCCTATTTTGGCATCGGTTCAGCCTGTAACGGCAGAAGATCAGATCGTCATGCCAGCCGGTAAGCGATTGTCAGACTACGTGAAGCTTTACACCTCGACGGAGCTAATCCCGTTGAGTGAAGGTAGTCAGCAGCAGCCTGACCGCTTAGTTTGGCGCGGCAAGGAATATGAATGTATTGAGCTTGGAGTACGACAGATGCGGGTAATTGACCACTTCAAAGCGATCTTCTCATTGGTGCAGCAATCATGATTTCAGATACCGTATTGCAGCGCCTAATTGTGCAAATCAGCGGCGAACCATCCGGCAAAGTTATCTGGATGAATGAGAATGCGCCGCGCCCCGTTTTGCCATATCTGGCGATTCGGGTTAGCCCTGCGCGCCGCATCAACAAAGACCGCTATTCAGACGTAGATGCTAACGGAATTCAGACGGTAGTAGGCGACCGAGAATTTACCTTGAGTGTGCAAGCGTTCGGCTACGATAGCCCTGTCTCGTACTTGCAAGACTTTGCCGACAAGCTGCAACTAATCACGAACAATGACCGCTTCCGCGCCCAAGGAATGGCTTTGCGCGATACAAGTACGGTCATGGATATTTCTTCGTTGCTGAGCAATACTAAAATCGAGAAACGCGCCAATCTAGATTTGACTATCGGCTATCGCTCGGTGCAGACGGATAATGTGGGCGTCATCGAAACCGCAAACATCGAGGGGCGCGACAATGGTATTAATTCGCCCGTTTATACCATCATCGCTAACGTTTAAATCAGAAATAGCAATTGTTTTTACCTATTGAAATTAAAGGTATAATCAGTTTTATCTAAACCACGTTTGATAGGAAGCCCGAGAATGGCTACTCTCCAAGACATCACAAATGTAGTTATTACTTTGAACACTGCTTCTGTTCAGCGTGGTAACTTTGGTATTCCCCTGATTGCTGCTCCTTTGGCGTCTTTCTCTGAGCGAGTCCGTAGCTACACGGATTATGACGCTCTGAATCCAGATAACCTCCCGGCAAATGTGCAAACCGCACTGTCGGACGCATTCGGCCAAACACCTCGCCCTTCCGTGGTTAAAGTAGGCCGCTTGAGCATTGCAAGCGTGGTTATTACGCCTGTTGATGCAACGCCTAACGGCGTGTACTCGCTGAACGTAGGCGCTACGCTTGTTTCGGTGACTGCCGTTGCATCGCCAACCACTACCACTATCGCCGCGCAGCTTGCAGCCGCGATTACTACTGCGCTTGGCGCTGGTGGCACGGCAACCGCATCCGGCGCTAACGTGACGATTACTTACAGCGGCAATGTTATCCCGCTAACCAACTTCGTAAAAGTGGCATTCGGCATGATTACCCCATCGTCTACTGCTGGTATCGTCGCAACCGATCTGGCTGCAATCCAAGCTGCTGATAGCGTTTGGTACTTCCTGATTATGGCGGAGCGTACCAAGCAACGCGTACTAGATGCTGCTGCATGGGTTGAGACGCAAGACAAGATGTTCTTCGCCGCAGCAGACGAGGCTGCGATTCTGACTCAAGGCGGCACTACTGACCTTCTGGCGCAATTGAAGGCGCTGAACTATTTCCGAACTGTTGGCGCATATCACAGCACCGCAGCGACCGAATACGCCGATGCCGCATGGGTTGGCCGCGTCTCGCCTACTCAGCCGGGTTCGGAAACTTGGGCGCTGAAACGCCTTGCTAGCGTCACTAGCGACAATCTGTCGAAAACCGATCAAACTACGATCTTTGGCAAAGGCGGCAATACCTTTGAGCGCTATAGCGATCAATTCTCGCTGACCAATCTGGGTAAAGTTGCTGCTGGTGAGTGGATCGACGTTATCCGCTTCCGCGACTGGCTGAAAGATTACATTCAGACGAGCATGGTTCAACTGATGGTGAACCGTGACAAGATTCCGTACACCGATGCGGGTATCCAACTGCTGGCAACCAATCTGCGCGCCTCGCTGCGCCAAGGTCAGACCGTTGGCGGCATCGCACCGGATGAAACCGCAGAGGATGGCACCAAACGTCCCGGCTTCAATATTACTGTGCCTCGCGCTTCGGAAGTTGACGACGCAACCAAAGCATCGCGCATCGTCTATCTGAAATTCAACGCCCGCATCGCTGGCGCTATCCATGTAGCCGATATTAACGGCGCGCTGGCTTACAGCCTTGACTAATCAGGAGAAAACAAATGAGTGCAGGTGATGTGCAACGTACTTATGACCCGCAACAGGTGATTATCACTGTTGGCGGTGCAATTGTAAGTGGCTTTACGGACGGCGACTTTATTACCGTAAGATATGACGAAGAACGCTACAACGTTAAGGCAGGCGCTGATGGCGAGGTAGCACGAGCCAAGAATGCTAACCGTATGGGGACATTTGAAATTACCCTTTCGGCTACTAGTGCTGCAAATGCTGAATTGTCGGCGCTGTTCAATCTGGAAATGCTCGGCGGCTTTGACGTAGTTCTGCCTGTTGCTGTGGCTGACTTGTCTGGAACTTCTGGCGCCTTTGCTTCCAAGTGCTGGATTAAGCAAGCGCCTGATTTCACTCGTGGCAAGGAGGTAGCAGACCAGACGTGGGCTATTTCGGCTGCTGATTTGACCATTTCGTACTAAGTAGTAACCTCACCATCACGGAGAACAAATGCAACGCGAAACTTTTATCATCGGTAACAAAGAATTCTCGGCAATGAAGATCGCGCCGTTCCAGGCGAACTCTATTGCTTTGAAACTGCAAAAGATCATCCTGCCAGTATTGGGTGAATTCACTGGTGGCGGCAAAGGCAACTTGATGGATATGGATATCAGCGGCCCGCTTAAAACGCTGTCTGAGAGCCTTGACGACAAGGTTATGACTGATATCGTGCTGCCGATGTTTAAAGCCTCTGGCGTGGTTTGCGTAAGCGAGAACGTCAAGGTTGATAGCGAAGGCGCTATCAATAAAGTATTCGTTGACGCCGATGGCTTGGCTGATCTATACGAACTGATTTACGAAGTCGCCATGTTCAACTTCAAGCCTTTTTTTATCAAGCTGAAGGACCGCTTTGGAGCCAGCGTTACCGGAGCAAATCAAGCGGAATTGACTTCAGCCGTTGCGGCAGTCTAAGCCCTACGTTGCAAGATGAGCTTTGGCTATGGCGTCCAATACTAGCTGGGAAATGCACGCTAGAGGGAGTTAAAAGCGGAGTAGTGACAGTAGAGGATTTGCTTAAGCTAAATGCTTTGCTTGATATGTCTGAATGCTACCAAGCCTATGCAGATGAGAAATCGAAAAGCAGCCGGAAATGACCGGCTGTTTTTTTAAGGAAGAGAGATGATTGTACGGGAGCTTTTAAGTCGCTTCACTTTCGCGGTTAATGAAAGCCAATTGCGCCGCTATGAGCAAGGCGTGAATAACTTCCGTCGCCAAGCAGACGAGGCTGCGGAATCGTTCCGTAATATCTTCTTGGCCTTTGCTGGCTTTGGCGCTTTGCGCTCTATTGCGCATGTCGCAGATGATATGCAATCGCTTGAGGCCCGAGTAGGCCAATTGCCGCAAACGATCACGAGTGCTGCTGATGCTTTCGACGTTGTTACGGCCAGCGCAAGCGCCGCACGTCAATCTATTGACGCATACACCAACTTCTACATTAAGCTGCAACACGCTGGCAAAGATTTCATCAAGACCCAAGAGGAAGGGCTTTTGATTACTGATACGATCAGTAAAGCCCTTATTCTTGGCGGCGCTACGGCGCAAGAGCAAGCTTCTACGCTGCTCCAATTTGGCCAAGCAATCGGCTCAAATGTGCTGCAAGGCGATGAGTTCCGCGCCCTTGCGGAATCCGCGCCTCAATTGGTCGATGCAATTGGTAAGCAACTAGGAATTGCTCGTGCTGACCTGAAAAAATACGCTAGTGAAGGAAAGCTAACCTCTAAAGTAGTAGTAGAGGCGGTGAAAGCTATTTCTAGCCAGTTCGATGACAGGTTCAAAGAAATGCCGCTGACTATCGGATCAGCAACAACTATCGTTGCTAACCGATGGGCTGTATTTATCAATCGCTTGAATCGTGAAAGTTCTGCCGTCACAAAAACTGCTAATTTTTTCTTGAAGTCGTTTGATACCATCGAAAAAGGTTTGGCGGATATGGTCAAGTTCTTCGGAGGCGCAACCAATACTCTCAAGTTCTTCGGTATCGCCTTGGCTGCTGCATTGGCTCCGTTCGTGTTCCGCACTGCTGCGGGAGCAATCGCATTCCTGCTTTCTCCTATGGGCCTATTACTGGCTTCGCTGCTGCTGCTTGGCTTGGCTATTGAGGACTTCTACCAATGGATGACAGGCGGTAAATCTGTATTCCAAGAGTGGTTTGGCAACTTTGATGATGCCAAGAAAAAGCTTGATGAATATAGTGGCTGGATTCAGGCAGTGAAAATTGCTGTTGTATCCGCTGTTGGTGTGATGGTTGCAAATTGGATTTGGGCTGCTGGCATTGCCATAGTGAGTGCTGGGCAAGCATTTGGTGCTTGGATAGCTGGCCTTGTACGTTTTGGTATTGCAATGGCAGTTAATTTATTAGCAGTTGGCGCTTGGGTTGTAGGAATTTTGGCGCAAACCGCAATTCTTGTGGCTGGTTGGATTGCATCATTCGTAAGTATGGCGCTGGCTGCTGCACCAGTGATTTTACCAATCCTAGCAATTATCGCTGCTATAGCATTGGTTGTATCAGGTATTTACTACCTGTACAAAAATTGGAATAAAGTATGGACAGGAATAAAAGATATAGCATCTAATGTATGGGATGGTATATCAGGCGGATTTAGTGCTATGGTAAATAAGTTAAAAGTCTACTGGAATTCTTTTAAATCATTCTTCGGAATGAAGGTAGATACAACTATCGGCGCAACTGGAACAGCACCTGTTGTTACTCCTACCGTTGCTGCTGGGGCTGCTGTTTCTGCTGGTGGAGTTGCTGGCGGTAATTCATCTGTTGTTATTAATCAGACTTTGCCACCAGGAAGCCCGGCGGAAACAGCAGAAGCAGCTAGGGTAGCAACTCAACAGGCTTTGGATGATGCAGCAATTAGCCGTTTATCTCGGCAGATGGGGCAGGTAGGTGGATGAGTGAGCAAGTAGGGATTCTGTTTAGGGATGGGAAACCATTATCTAGGTTTGAATCTGATCTATTTTCCATGGAGTTTGACGCTGTTCTTACAGAGGGCCACTCATGGTCAAATGATATTACGTCTAACCCTGTAGAGCGTGGCGTAGATGTTACTGACCATATCCGCGAGATTCCAGATCAAATTACACTTGTTGGGTTTGTTACTAATACGCCTTTTCTTGAAGGCGTAGATACAAACACAATTACAGATGACGACGAGGATAAAGTACAAGCAATAATTGATAGGATGCGTCTTATCAGGGCAGAAAGATCAACTGTAGTCATATATACTAAATATGTTCAATATAAAGATATGGCTATTAAGTCAATAGACTTTACGCGTGATTCAAGCAATACAAATTCTGTAATTTTCACAATACAATTCCAGAATATAAAATTGGTTGAAACACAAACAGTTGATGTTCCTGCTGGTATAAGCAAAAAACTAGACAAAAAATCTGGCGATGCGGTAAAGAAAAAAACTGAGCCACAAAAGGCAGGCGGGGCAAAGCAGCCGAAGGAGCCTGAAAAGGCAAGTTCCGTACTTTCAAACACTTTGCCAAAACTAAAAGATTTTATTTTGGGGAAACAGCCAACAATCCCAGGATCGTAATAATCATGACAATAGCATTTGAAATACCATTACTTTCTGAAACTGCGGATCAAACGCTAGATATCACGATTGATAGCATTCCTTACACAATGCGCGTATTGTGGAATGTGCGCTTTGAATACTTCTCTCTAAGCATCTATGAGAAGGGAGGCGATGCTATCCTGACCAATGTTAAGATGGTTCCATACTTCCCACTGGTAGGCATATATAGGAAATTTCCTTTTGCTGGCGATCTTTATTTTCTTCATCGTGGTGGAAAGACCTATCGCCCAGGATATGAGGATATTGGAGGATCGGCCTATGGGCTGTACTACTACGATCCAGAAACGCCGATTGAGTACCCTATACCTTTAGAGCCTGTGGAGCCTTGATATGCCATTGTTCAATAGGGTTGCTGAGTTGGTTGTAGGCCAATCAGGCAAGGAAGGCTTGCTCATTAAGGATTTGCGTATTTCATTTTCGATTGAGAAGACGCTCACGGAGACGCTTAACACGTCAACAGTTCGCATCTACAACCTGAATCCGACCTCGCGCAAGCTGGTGGAGACGCCAAACAATGCGGTTATATTGAAAGCTGGATATAGTCAGGACAAAGGGGCGCTGACAATCTTTGTTGGAATCGTGCGCCGCTCCTTGACAGTGCGCGAGGGTGTTGATTGGGTGACTGAGCTAGAGCTTGATGACGGACTGATTGCATACCGTGACAGCAAGTTTTCGACTAGCTTTGCTCCGGGCGCAAAAGGCGTTGATGTTCTTAAGCAGGTCGCTGATAAATTCGGCATTACTGTAGGCAAGCTGCCGGATGCAATCGAGCAAAAGATTTACCCTAACGGCTTCTCGTTCGTTGGCCGCGCTCGTGACGCTATGGCAAAGGTCTGCAATTACTTGGGCCTTGAATGGTCGATTCAAAATCAGACTATTCAAGTTCTGAAAAAAGGCGGCTACCGAGAGCGCACGGCAATTGTCATTTCACCAGAAACCGGCATGATTAAGTCGCCGCAGCTTGAGGCTAAGACGATGAGTGATAAGCTAGCAGCAAAGCAGGGCTTGACGACGAATAGCGCAGGCGTAGTGACAAAGAAATCAGATAAACTGACTGTCAGCGGGAATCCGCCAAAAGACCGCCTTGAGGTGCAGGGATACAAGGTTGAGACTCTTATGCAGCCTACTATCTTGCCTGGTGACGTAGTTAAGATCAAAGCAGAAGGTGTTGATAACTTCTTTAAAGTGGAGAAAGTTACCCATCAAGGAGATACTCATGGTGATGAATGGGTATCCGAATGCAGCGTACGATTTATAAGTTGATATGGCAGAAGAAACTAATGACTTCGTAGCGAGCCTGCGAACCCTAATTCAAAGCGAACTACTGGACTTCAATACGTCCGTAGAAGGCACTGTGCGAGCCTATGCAAACGGCTTGGCTACGGTTCTTCCTGACGCTACTAAACGATTTGCAGACGGCGATACGCTGCCCTTCCCCCAGCTTTTCCAAGTTCCCATCCGTTGGCCTTCTTTTAATGGTGGAAGTTGCGGCATCAAAGGCCCGATTCGTGTAGGTGATAAAGTTCTAGTAGTGTTCGCGCAGCAAGCACGAGATGGGACTGACGACGAACGCCGCTTTGATATGACTGATGCCTACGCTATCCCATGCGGAAATGCACAAGCTGGTCAGGCATCAAACAATGCTGACATGATTATGTGGTTTGGTGATGCGTATATCAAATTGACAGAAAGCGGCGCTCTTGAGATTAATGCCCCAGGCGGCAGTAAGATTATCACGCCAAACAATGAATTTACCGGAAATAATAAAGTTGATGGAAATCAGCAGACTATCGGGACAACAACTAATACTGGAGCAACTGCAATGAATGGCGGATTTAGTAGCATTGGCTCTGCAACCAATGATGGTAAAAACATTGGTGACGATCATCGCCATAGCGGCGTACAAACTGGCACTGGTCAGTCTGGTCCAGTTGTATAATCTAGAATATGAACGATTTAGCCCTAGACCCTGCAACTGGAGATCTTTCCATAGTTGGCTTTGAACTTTATGTAGTTCAAGGCGCTGATGCTGTACGACAACAGCTTGATATGAAATTATCGCTATGGACTGGCGCATGGTTTCTGGATACTGAGTTTGGTACACCATATTTGGATAGTGTCTTGGGCAAACAAGTAAGTTTGAATGGTGCTATATCAGCGCTTAAAAAGTCGATCCTTGAAGTTCAAGACGTGGATAAAATTACACAATTCAATTTCAGTTTTGATCGACAGCAACGGAAAATAAGCGTTTCTTTTGAATGCTCAACGGCATACGGACTAATTAGGACTAGCACATGAGTTTGACCTCAACAGGGCTTGAGCGACCACGCCTAGCCGAACTAAAGGCCGATCTGGATCAAAGCATTACTGATGTGCTTGGTCCGGTAAATGTCGCGCCAGATGCAGTTCTAGGACAGATTGACGGCATCAATGCCGCTGCCTTAGATGATGTATGGGAAGCAGTTCAGGATAATTATGACAGTATGTATCCATCTAGCGCGGAAGGTGTTAGTTTGGACCGTGCTGTATCGTTCTTGGGCCTTGTGCGAATCCCTGCTGCACCTGTTGTAGTTACAGCAGCTATCTATGGCACAGAAGGGGCAGTAGTTCCTGTAAATGCGCTGGCACATGCTGACGTACAATATTTCAATACTTCTCAAGTCACGATTACTCAAGCAAGCGTGATTGATACTATTGTTGGTGTTGCAGCCGCATTTGATGCGGTTACTTACACGGTGACACTTAATGGTACGCCATACTCTTATTTGTCAGGCGCTGGCGCTACAAAAACTTCTATTGCACTTGGCTTAAAAACTGCAATTGGCGCTGCATATATAGTTTCTGTAACTGACGATAAGCTGCGCATCAGCGCATTGGATGGCGAAACGCCATTTCCTATTCTCATAACTGATAATCTGACGCTTGATAGCATCGGCTCTCCTGCTATCTTCGTTTCTGTAGTTAGTGGCGCTCGTGGTTTGCCTGTTGGTGCATTATCGAATGTAGATACTCCTGTATTCGGCTGGACTGGTATATATAACTTGCTTCCAGGCGCTGGCAGTCGAGATGTTGAGTCAGATATTGATTTGCGCCTACGTCATGCTACGGCATCTCGTGCTACTGGTTCAGCAACCGTTAAGGCAATTCGTGCGCGCTTGCTAGCAGAGGTTCCAGGGGTTACGGCTGTCTCTATCTATGAGAATCGTACCAGCAGTGTAGTTTCTTCGCGTCCACCTCATTCATTTGAAGCAGTTGTACAAGGTGGAGTAGACCAGCTTGTAGGAAACAACATTTGGGAAAATAAACCAGCAGGTATAGAAACTTATGGCAACGTGACAGTTAATGTCACTGATGATAATGGCGATCTGCAAGCTACTAAATTTTCGCGCCCAACCTCTAAATATCTATGGGTACGCGTGACTGTTACCGCACTTTATCCAGAAGAGGATTTGCCGTCAAATACTGAGCAAGCAATCATAGATGCTGTGTTAGCAACATCAAGCGCGCTCACTGTTGGAGAGGACGTTATTACTCAGCGCTTTATCGGACCGATTTATGCCGCAACTACGGGCATCGGAATGATTACTGTTGAAACTGCTTTGACTAATTTACCCGGCGATACTCCAACCTACACAACTGCAAACAAAGCAATCTCGTTTGCAGAATTAGCTATTGCTGCTCAAAGTCGAATCACGGTACTTGGCCTATGATGGATTACTCTTCTGTAGCTCGTGTTAGATTGGCGGGTAGAATAAATCAAAAGCCTTTAGTAGAGGCGGTTGCTACTTCTTTGCCTAAGCAATTGACCATTGTTGAAGCAACTCTTGACCAACTAAAGAATGAGCGCTCAATCGATACAGCAATTGGAGTGCAGCTAGATAGGGTAGGTGAGATTGTTGGCGAACCACGTAATGGGCGTGATGATGAAACTTATCGTCAATACATAAAATTCCGTGTTTTTGTTAATGTATCAAAAGGTAGGCCGCATGATGTAAGCTATGCAACTAGATTTATTACGCAAGGGGATGATATCCAATATCAAGAATTCTTCCCGGCGCAAGTTGTAATGTTTAGTGATGGCTATGCAGCAAATCAGGATACGCCATCGCTTTTACAAGATGTCTCTCCCGCAGCAGTTTTTGATATCCCTTTAGTAGTTTCATTTGGCGAGACGCCATTTAGAACTTCTACAGTTAATATGAATATCGACAATGATTCTGAACTTGCTGGTATACAATTAGGGGTGTTTGTTACGCTTCGTAATAAACGTTTAATGACGTTAAGCGGCAAGCGAATAAGAATTAAACAAAATTATCGTACATACACTAGCGATACTAGACTAAATGGGGTTTATCAAGCATGACGACATTTGCTGAAACTTCTGTGCAATATCCAGATGGGCAATCAAATGTCTATCCATTGCCTGAAAATATTATGACTCAAGGATTTGCGCCTAAGCAATCAGGAGTTCGCGGGCAACCTCTAGCGGCTAATTGGCTTAATTGGCTTTTCCGAGAGCTTTTTCGACGTGTAAATAAAGATAGGCTTACTGATGGGAATGGCTCAGGTATTTTGTCCTCTGCTGATTCTGATTCGTTTGTAACTATTCATGCTGTTGTAAAAACAGACCCTACAAAATGGATATCCGCTATTGGTTATAAGACTGCAAATGGAGTACCAGCAATGAAAGTTACTAGTTCAGGAACGCTTGCTTTAGGTACTCTTACAGCAACAGATATCCCAATCACTGGTGCAACTGCAAGCACTATTGCATTGCGTGTAACCGTTACGGGGGCATAATGGCACTTACCGCAGTTGAAGAAGGACAATTACGCGACCTTCTACAATATTTTTCTGGACTTTCTGACATTGGGGCTTCTTCTTCCGATGTTATGGCCGCACTTGCTTATGGAGAAGTGGTAGTAACAGACTTGCCAAGTGCTGGGACTTATAATGCTAGTGATGTTTTTTATCTTGCACAAAATGGGCAGGACGTTAAAACTAGCGTAACAGATTTTGCAACTTATGTAGCCGCTGCTGTTACTGGCGGTATTCCAATCGGCGTAACCGCTGAAGAACTTTACTTCATGAGTCAATCATAATGGCAAACGGAACTTTAGCCCAAGGCCGATTAACGGCTAATACAATTGTGCCTGTTTATCCTGTACCTTCGGGGAAGGTTACTAACTACAATATTAGGATTGTAAATAATGATCCTATTAATGCTGTAGCAATTAGATATACTCATTCAGTTGCTAATAATGCGCAGGCCAATGGTGAATATATGCTTCCTAAAGATATTGTTTTGGAAGCTGGAGGTTTTTTTGAGGAAACTGCTTTAATGATAAGCGGCAATAGGTTTATTAACCTATTTACAACTGGTAGCCAAGTAGATTATAACGTTTATGGGTATGAAAAATAATGGGCCATTATACTAAACCTGTTCAAAATACGAACATAATTTCTAGCGCTGCAAATAATATAGCCACTGGCAAGTTTGGCAATGGTAATGTGGCATTTATTAATTCAACCCAAACATTTACTATTCCAGCTGTTAATATTAGGGTTAGGGGTTGGGGCGCTGGTGGGAATGTAGCAGCTATTAGCAATGCTGGCGGCGCTGGTGCTGGTGGATTTTTTCTTAAAACGATTACCGGCCTAACTGTTGGGGCAACTGTTTCAGCTACAGTTGGGGCAACTGCTGGCTCAAGCACATCTTTTGGAGCTTATGCTTCGGCTACTGGCGGCGCTAGCTCTACAACCTCTTCTGGTGGGGCTGGTGGTAGTGGCTCTAGTGGCGATATTAATTCCACAGGTGGTTCTGGTGGGGTCAATGGAGCATCTGGCGGTGTAGGGGGGGTTTTTGGAAATGGCGGCGCTGGCTGGTTATCTGGCGGAACGTCAAGTATGAATGGCAATTCTGGCGGTGGTTCATCTAGTTCTACTATACCTGCTGGTAATGGTGTATTTGGTCATGGTGGAAATATTACAAGCGGCAATGGTGAACCCGGTGATAACTATTCCATAGATTGGATTGGTACTGGTGGTGGCGGCGGTCCTTCCACTGCTGGTAATGGAGCAGGACACGGAGCAAACGGGGGGGGTGGTGGCGGAAGTACCAATGGAGCAAACTGCGGAGATGGTGGATTCCCTGGCGGTGGCGGCAGGATTGGCGCTCGTGGTCTAATTATCGTGGAGTGGTAAAATGACGTCCTATGCTCGCGTGATTGATGACGTTGCAGTAGAGATTTTTGTTCCATTGCCGGGATTTACGCTTGAAGAATCCTTCACGCCAGAAGTAGCGGCAATGTTTCAAGAGGTTCCAGACAATGTAAAAGTTGGATGGATTTATAAAAACGGTAAATGGGTTAAACCATAATAGGAACTGAAAATGAAAATTTATGAAATGTCTGGTCATGGCGACCCTCCACCAAAGCCTACTACGCCTCCTACTCCACAAGCAGTTCCCCCAGTAGACGACGAGACGAAAGTCTAAAATGCTGTACGCGGCATTTAGTCTGTTAATACTGATTGCCGCTGTCCTCAACAAAGAGGATAAAAAAACGCTCGTGCTCTGCCTAATGGTAAGCGCGGGTTTTTTTTCGCCACTCCCAAACAACGATTGGTTGATGTTTTATGTTTGTGGCATTTGCACTGAATTGTGCGTTGCCATGTTAGCGTGGCACTTAAATTGCGCCGCATCTAGATCAATCGTGGTAGTGTCGCTGTTGATGGCGATATGTCACACAACAGGAATTATTTACGATGGATATCCGCCACTCAGCCCATACAGAATTCTCGTGCCAGCGTTTGAGCTTGCAGAGCCGTTTTTCATCATTCTTACTTCGCGTTGGGTTTCAAACCTACTTCACAATCATGAATCGCCGCCTGTCTGATTACGCATTGACCGTGTTACGGATTTACATGGGGGGGAATGCCATTGTTGCGTGGCATACGGCTATTAGCGAGCCTAGATCATTGATTGCAGAGGCTACACGCACTCCAGATTCACTAGTTCTTATTTGGCTTCTAGGCATTGTAGGAGTACTTTTTGCGGTAGACGTTATAATAAATGACATTATGCCGCAGCGATTTATTTGGAAGCGAGCGCTTAAATACAGGCATTTCCTATTTTCAGCGCTCGCATATTGCTATGTTGCGCAATTGTTTGTCGGTGTTATGGCTCATCAAGGCTTAGCACTGCTTATTTCTTTCGTCTGGAATGCTTCGATAATTATGATTGCGGCATTCTTGGACGCTAAAAAACGTTCAAGGGACGCGGGATGCGCAATGTTATACAACTGAGAAAGTTTGTCTTTGCATGGCTGATAGTTCTTTGGAGCGTAGCCGCATGGGCCGCTGAATCAACCTTTGCAAAAGATATGGCCTCGATTCCACTAGAGGCTATTCAGTTGACGGTTTTCCTTTCTTTTATTGGTGGCTTAGCATTCACTACCAACAAAATATCAAAGCCCGATGTAGTCGTAAAAAATGTTTGGCTTGAAATGGCAAAGGACATTCTTGCTTCTGTAGTCGCTGGTCTTGTTACTTTCTTCTTCGGCTTGTGGGTCGGCGCTCCGTGGGCGCTTCAAGCTGCACTGATTACCATTGCTGGGTTTGGTGGTTCTAAAACCCTTGATAAATACCTCAACGATGCACTGTTTTCTTGGATCGAGAAAGCAAAGGCAGCGCCTACCGGAGATAAAGCACCATGAAACTGACTCTTAAGCGCGAACCATCGACTACCAAATCTACGCCGAGTAAGCTGTATGTAGATGGCGTCTTTGAGTGCTATACGCTTGAGGACGTTGTTAGGCCGTCTAAAATCTACGGTGAGGCGGCGATTCCTGCTGGGACGTACAAAGTTATCATCAATATGTCAAATCGCTTCAAGCGGCTTCTACCGTTGTTGTTGAACGTGCCGAATTATGAGGGCATCCGTATTCATCCGGGCAACACGGACAAAGACACAGAAGGCTGCATTCTTCCAGGCGTGACTCGTAGCGTTGATTTTGTCGGCAATAGCCGTGTGGCCTTCGATGCGCTTTTCGCCAAGATGCAGAAGGCGGATTCCATTGAAATTACTATCGAGCCAGCATGATTTCTATCATCGCCCAATACAAGCGATGGTTTGAGATAGGCACTATTGCGCTGGTGATTATTGGCGCATTGTGGGGCTTTCATGCTTTCTCGGAAAGGCAGCGCGAGATAGGCAGAAACGAGATTCGCTTAGAATGGCGTGAGGCCGAAGTTAAGCGCATAGAGGCTGAAAACAAACTATTGGCCGTACAAAATGCGGCTCGTGATATAGCAAACAAAGAAGGACAAGAACGTGAAAAAGCTATCAATAATGCTTTTGCCGCTAACAGCGCTGCTCTTGTCAGCCTGCGCGGCACAATCTCAAACCAGCAGGCCCAGCTTGCCACCGCCAATATCGAAACCCTCCGTCGATATTCCAGCACAGCCAGCGCCGTATTTGCAGAATGCGCAGCAGAATATAGCGAAATGGCAAAAGAAGCTGCAAGAGGCTATAACGCCGCCAGAACGCTAGATCAAGCTTGGCCTACTTCTCCTGCCGAAGCAAAATAGGAACCCACTTAGCAAGCCATTCCTTGTCTGCTTTCGAGTAACGGCGAAGTTTGATCTTCGCCCGCTTCACGCAAGACAAAAACAGTTCCTCGCTCGATTGAATATCGCCAAGACGCCCTATAAGCGCTTGGCGTTCTTCCTCATCACGCATTGAGATATCCATAGAAGCCATCCTTAAAACTATATTCTGAATGGCTTCTATGATACCGTCCAATTGATTGTTGCTATCAAAATGCGTGGGCCTCGCCTAGTTCGTTGGTCATGGCTCGTCCACTTCACGATAGATAAAGCACTTTTCGCATTGGTCATTAAGGCCAATACCTGCTGGTTTCCATTGGTGGGTGCATGAATCACTTAAGCCGGCAGCTTTGAGGGCAGCACGACCATCGTCAAGAGCTTTAGCCCATCGGCCAGCCCAATGGGGCTCTTTCGGTTGGTTCGGCCACGTTACAAGGATATTTCGTAGCGCTTCTACCAGCACCTTGTTAGGCTGTGTTTGCGCTTCAATATCTCGTGCAAATGCAATCAGCGCCGCGTCAGGAACGTCATCAGATGTTTCTATGCCAAATTGCGCAGCAGTCATCAACACCGCAGTATCATCTAAGCCATCGCTATGTGTCGCCTTGTTAGGCGCACTGTTGGCGAGAATGGCACGGGCGAACTGCAAGTAACCGAAGCTTTTGCAGAACTCGCTATAGCCGCCCAACTCATCGAAAATCGCGCCGATACGCTCATCGCTCATCACCACTGGCTTAGCTTGTGCAGCGATGGCGGCGCGGGCGTAGTCCTTCATGGCGCTGATGTTCCAGTAGCGCACCTTGGCGATCTCGCCGTCTGCATTTGGCAGCGGTGGAAGTTCCGGCTCTTCCGCTCCGCTGGCTGGTGGAGTGGCAGCGCGGAGCATCGCTTGCCGCGCCGTCTCGGATTGCGCCAAGGGGATAGCGTGAGGCTTGTCCAGCGCACCGAATAACTTGGCCGCTTCGCGTAATTTGCCATCGCGCAGCAAGCCGGTGTCTTGCCATTCGATCTCGTCTGCGCAGCATTCCGCCAGATTGGCCGCGACAAATTCCTGCGCTTTGCTGCGCGCATCTTTCATTTCGTTGCTCATGCTTTCTCCTTTGCGATAGCCGCATCGATTGCCGCATCAATCCCCATGCCGCCAGCATGGATGCGCTTGCTCATTGGCTCCCAGGTTGAATCGCCAACATCGCGGAGCCATTTGTATCGCTCAGCATCGGCAGCGAGGGACTCGATGCGAGCGCGGAGTTCGGCGATTTCTGCACGGTACAGTTCGCAGTTATGTTCGTGACTGACGAAGCCGTGTTCTCGCAAGCGCTCTTGATGAGTCTTGATTTCGTTGTTCATGGTTTATTCCTTAGTTGCGCGATTTTCGTATTGTTCGGACTCGACAGAGCGCGAGTAAGCGCCGTAGAGGTACATTGGGACAAAGACAGCGGCCATCACGCCAGCGCCTAATAGTGCGCCTTGCCAGCCCCCTTTAGAGCCAGCCAGCGCGCCAATGAGAAGGAATGCGACTATCAGCAATGTGCCGGGATGCTCCCCTACGTGCGGAAGAGTCCCGCAGCCGCGTATGATGTGGCGAAGTGTTTTCATGGCTATTCCTTGGTTGCGGTAATGGCGGCTCTTTGGCGATCAATAGACGCCTTGGCGGCATCGCAGCAGCATCCTGCTCCCCGGTGGTCATGCATGCCGCCGTTCGGGTCTTCGTAGTCGCAGCCTGGATTGCAGAACGGCCAGTCCGGAACAATTTCTATTGCCGTCGCTGTATTTTGTCGCATCAGGCGGTATTGTTCAGCGTCCTTTGCCATTCTGCTTACTTGCTCTAGCACAGTAACGTTTCCACCGTCTGGTTGATCCATGTAGTAGGTCGATGGAAGCAAAGAAGCAACTGCATCCATAGCAGCTAGCCAGCCTTCCCCGCGTAGTTGTTCCGCATCATCGCCAGAAGGCGCGGCGGGTGGTTGAGGGGGCATGTCAGTTTCGCCGCCGATAAAATCGGCTCGCTCCCACATGCCAGGAAATCTGTATCTGCAAACAGGTTAGCCGTGGCGTTGCGGACATAAGCAGCCACAGCTTTCCCCAGCAAGTTACCCTCTTCAGTCAGCGTATTCACATACGGATGCTCGATGTGGCTGGCTTCGCTCCAGCCCACCGGACGACATGCTTCCCACCATGCAATAGCCGCTTTAATGACGCCTTCCGGCACCTCTACAACTGCTTGCAGGGAGGGTGCTGGGTTGGTGTATAGTGGAGTAACTTCCCAATGCTTCGCTTTTTGATCTCGCATCTCAACCATTTCTGATTGCGAATTGGTATAACGCATTTTCCCGGTTACAGTATTTACGCAGAACCATGCCAACGGCTCTTGCTTCTCCCCCTCGCGCAGCACAGGAGCAGCCTTGTAAGCTTGCAAAGCTCGCTCCAGACGATCTCCAACCTCTTCGCCATGACCGTTCTGCCAGCCAGTCCACGATTGTTCGTTGCAGCCTTCATGCAGAGCATCCAACGCGGCAATTACTTCGTCGGCTAGCATAACCTTGTCTAGGCTTTCGCGCAGCACGCGCTCAGCCTGAACAGGGCGCGGACGCTTAGTCGCAGGGTCCCAATCTTCTGCTTTCAATTGCGCACGCGGAGGGAACATGGCGGCGTCAATTTCAGCATCAGTCAGCGGTAGCGATTTCAGCACGCGCTCAGCATTAGCCTGTGCCGCGTTGAGCTTCTGCCACAGTTCCGGCGACTCTCCGCAGTCTTTGAAGTCAACCAGCTTCATCGCCTCTATGCACTGGCGGAGGGCTTCGTGGGCGGTAATCATGCGAATGGGCCCGTTCGATTGTCGTCGCCCATCTTCTTCAAACCTTGCAGAATATGGGTTGCCAGAGTCATGTATTCGCTGATCTGGCTTTCAGTCGGTGGCTCGCTGCTGTATTCGCTGATCGCCTGCAACGTGTCGCATCCGCTGCACGAGCCGTAGCTGACTTTCACATACCAGTAATCATCAGGCTGATAACCACCGGCCGCGATTACGAAAACGAGCGTTCCTTGGTAGTCACCGTCATCAATCTGGTGGATGCGGGCCGGATCTGGTGAGTCGTATTCGCTATCGCCGCCTACTACGCGAACAACGGCTTCTACGATATCCTTGTAACTGTCAGGATGCTTTGCTGCGAACACAGAACGCAACGACTCACGGTTTGCATCAAAGCGCTCGATAAATTCTTTGATCATTCTCTTCTCCTATGCTGGCACTGCCGGCGGTTAGACTTCTGGTGGTGGTGGAAGTGGCTGCCAATGTGTTGGCTGGCTATCTCGGGTATCACGAGTTCCAAACGTGCGCTCACGGTCATCGGACCAATATGGCCGAGGTTTTTTGGCGTAACGGTCATCGTTGTACCATCCGAAAACAATCTTATCGCGTTCGCCTCGGCGTGCAAAAAGCATGATTCGGCTACCATCACGCGGAGCGGTTTCGATTGGCAGCCAGCTCATAGCATCACTCCCTTATACCAAGCCGCAAACTCAGGCGCATAAAACAGCACCACACAGCCAGCCACCAGACCAGCAAAACCGGCAAAGTAGTAGAGCGCTCCGGTCAGCAACCATGGGCGCGATGTTGGGATGGCGGCCTTCATTGCGAAGCCGCCATAGCGTAGATTTCTTCCTGTACCGATTCACGCGGCGTGCTCATATCGCCGAACTCGGCATAATCAGTAGCCGACCAGTCCCACCACATAGCGATGCCCATGCTTGGAATTTTGTGGGAGCCGATGAAGGTATAACGGACGCGCCATTGCAGACGGTGAATTGCTTTGATGATCTTGCTCATGCTTCTCTCCTATTGGTTGTGGGTACTGCCTCAGTGCTTAACCCGGCTCGGGGCCGGGATGGGTGATGCTGCTGTGATTTGATTATTCCGGCTTTACATCGATCTTGATGATGATGTCGTTGCCTTGGCCGTCGGAAGAGTTAATCATTGCCATAGTGTCGCCGGTTGCAACGCCAGCGAAGCCATAGGCGGCATTCAAGCGCTGAGTAGCGTAACGAACGATGTCTGCGAGGATTGCGTCTTTCATTGTGTTTCTCCTTCTTGGTGGTGGTTGAATTACTTCCCAGCTTTGATGAACTGCGCAGCCATTGGAGCTACGATCAGAGACAGCAGAAGCCAGATGATGAAAATGTGCATGGTGTTCTCCTATTTGCGCTGCGGGATTCGCTGCGGCATGTAGTAACTATACGCACTAGATTATTTAGCGTCAACATAAAAGTTGACTTGTGTGGAAATACAACAGGCGTAAAAAAGCCCAGTTAGGGGCTTGTGTTATTCCGCTGGCTTGGCGGCGAGAGCGCGGATAGCCATTGCCTGTTCGGTGAAGGTCACGATGCCTTGATCGGCCTGATAGTCCTCGATAGTACGCGCCGCTTCCTCAATCCCGGCAGCGCGGCCCTTGGCGAACGCCTCGTCGCGTTCAGCCATCAGCCCGTGCGTTACCTTGCAGGCTTGCTCATTGGCGCGACGCATGCCTGCCTCGAATGCCTGGCTCAGCGCATCGCCCTGTGCGACAGGTGGCACCTTCCATGCCAGCGTGTACTTGCCGCATGCGCTTTGTTGCGCTTTCATCATCTCGCCAGGCTTAATATTTACGGGGATTACCCCGGTAACGAAGTTGCCATTGCTATCTGGCCAGCCACCATTTTCGGCAACGTGGATTTCTACACCGGCCGGTGGCGCATCACCCTGACAAGCACCAGCGTCAACCGCTTTCTGCTTCCAGTATTTGATTTCCGCCCTGGCGTCCGAAAGCCGTAGATCGGCCAGCGCATCACCCTGCGCGGTGGATGACTGGGCGGAAAACTTCGACACAACGGCTGCTGCTGCGTGAATAGCGCCGTTGAACGCAAAGCGCTTGTCCGGCGTCATCGAAGGATCAGGCTTTATCGCCAACACAGCGGCGTGAATAGCCTTCGCATCTACTGGTGCTACATCTGCCTTCGCTTTCAGCCGCTCAATCTCCCGGCGCACGATGCCCAGCGCGGCGAACTCGTACCCTGTCAGATCGCCATCCGGCACACACGATTGCAGGCCCAGCAGGTCAACGATGCTGCGCAGGCGCGCGGTGGCGTCGACGTCCCAGGCTGGCGCTGTCTCAGTCTCGCCCCCGGTAAAGTCGGCCGGCTCCCACATGCCGGGGAGTTCTTCGGCTGGCGCTGCATCTGCTGGGGGATGGGCGGCTTCCAGTTCCCATTCACCGTACATGCCGCCTGTTCCGTTTTCACCAACCACGTTGTAAGGTTTAGTTTGGTCAGGGTAGATGCGTTGAATCACCCCTTCTCGCTTAAAACTATCCGTGGTTATTACTCGATCCCCGGCAGAGAACTTCATAGCAACACCTGCCTGCTTGGAGGATGCTGTCACATCAGCGGCTACAGGCGCGGCGGCTGGCTGTGGGGAGGCGACAGTGAGAATCTGACTAGGGACAACCTGAGACGATGAAGTATCTCCGTCTGCGCGCACTTGATAAAAAATGTGCGGTCGCTTGTCCTTGCTCCAACGGGTTTCAGATTTCGTGATGATGCCGCCGTAAATGTGGCCAAACTCGTTGCGTACCTCTACCCTGTCTCCCTTATAAAATGATGGAATTCCTTCCGGCACCGCCACTGTCGGCACGCTGGCTACTGGCGCGGACTGGCGGGTGGCGGCGATGGCGCGGGCGAACGCTCGGTAGTTCTCGACGCCGCCCAGCGCTGCATACGGCTCAGCAATCACATCGATCTGCTCGTCGCTCAGCCCTTGAATGTCTTTGTTCGTTTCCATGGTGGTCATTCCTTAGGTTTTGGTTTCACCGCATCGGTGACGTTTTTGCCTGCGGAGTGGAGCAGGTCAGCGGTGCGACTGAACGGATGACGCCCGGAGTCGGCGGATTCCGGCAGCGTTACCACATCAACCACGACAGCGACTGGGGACAGCGTGACAGCTACAGCGGCTTTTACGAGTTTTAGCAACATTCACCCCTCCGTTTTGCTGAGTGCGCGAATGGCGGCGGCATAAGCCAAGCCCATCAGGTTATGTTTATTGCGCGGCGTTACGGTACGCTCGTTTGTCTGACCATCAGGGCCGTTTATGACGTGCGTTTCCTGCGTCTGCTCAATCAGCTTCGCCGCCTCTTCCAGCGCAGCAGCGCGGCACTGGTGGCCGTAGGTGCGGAGCATGTTGCGGATACGCTGCTGCTCCACGCGGCTCCAATCGCCTTCAATAAGATCAAGCAGCGGCGGCAACTCCCCTGCTATGGGCTGGGCCGGTGCTGGGTCATCGCAGCCGGGCTTGCATTGACCGAAGCCTTGGCATGCACAACCACGCAGCGCCGCTTGCGCATGCTGCTGTGGGGCGGAGGCTCGCTCCTTCAGGTTGCCGACATGGCGAACTGCATCAGCCAGCGCCGCGCGCTCAACACTTAATTCAGCTTGGACATCGGCCACAGCCTTTGCTGCAACTGCTGCGGTGTGGGCGTCGATGTGGCCTACTAGTGCAGCATGATTCTCGCGGTAATTTTCAATTCTTGCGGCGTATTGGCCTAGCAGGTTGTTGAATTCAGGCGTGTCTATAGTGCCTGTTATCACGATAGGCTGAGTAAAAAGCACGCGCCCCAACCAGTCGCATTTGTTGACCATTTCTTCTTGCTTTTTTTTAGTCGTTGCAAACCATTCGGCTTCTTCGTTAGGGCGCATCTGATATATTATTTCTTGGCTCACTTTGGTTCCTCTTTGATGGTGATTTCGCTTGCTGGTATGAGTTCAGGATTGCCAGCTAGATAGACTGCTGTAGACCAACCAGCGCCAATCGGGCTTGGGAAGCGCTGGAACTCTTGAATGTAATGCTTGGTTCCCTTGTAGACCACAGGCCAGCCCAATTCCTGCGCATTCATTAGCATGCGAGCGTGTTTGTATTCTGCTTCGGCTGGGCTGGTTTTGTCTGTCATTTTTTTTCTTCAAAATTAGCGCACGATGTAAGTTCACCATTGTTATTTCGGAAGAAATACAAATCATTACCTTCTCGGCGCTCAACATTATATGTTTTTCCAAGTGTAACAATCCCATCTTCAATATCCCACTGTGCAGCAGAATTGGTAGCTTTATATGGGGTGATAGTTTTCATTTTTCCCTCTCCTATTTATCCCGCAGCCCAACGCCGCGCCATGTAGAAAGCATACCTATCCAATTATCCGGCGTCAACCAAAATCGCTAAACGATACGCCAATGTTGCAGCCAAGCCACAGCATGAATTCAATAAAACAATCAGCGCGTGAAACGTCCATACGCGATGTTTTCTCCGGTAGCGGAATGTCTGAAACGGGCCTGCCGTCTGCCTCTGCAAGCGACGCTTCAAAGTATGAACACAAGACTATCTTCCACTCAGCAGACGTTAGATAAACGCCTTCGTGATGCCATGAGCGCGCAAAATCGCCTATTAGGGCGTGAATGGCTTTATTTTGTTGCGCACTCCTAAGCATTAGTACGCGATGCTCACGTTAGCAACTTTGCCTTGCGCAATCAGCTTTACCGCCATCATTGCCTGCTCTGCTGATAAGCCTCCAGCAATAAGGCATTCCATTGCATCGCGGTTGATTTTTGCTTTATGTTCCTTGTTGCGCTCGCGTGCGGCTGCTTCGTCAGCTACGCGCTGGGCTTCCGCTGCAATACGGTCCTGCTCTGCCTTGATCGCACGCTGCTTATCTTCCTCTGCACGCTTCTCGGCGGCGATACGGCGCTGCTCTGCCTCGGCTGCTTCTGCAATGCGGCGACGTTCTGCGGCTTCGGCGTCACGTTGGGCCTTTTCTTCAGCTTGCTTGATTGCCAGTGCTGCCGCCTCTTCCTTGCGCTTGGCTTCGGCTTGGGCTGCTTCCAATTCCTTGCGCGCCTTCTCTGCCTCAGCCGCTGCCTTTGCTTCGGATTCGCGCTGGGCCTTCTCTGCTGCCGCTTTGGCAATAGCCGCTTCATGCTCGGCCTTAGCTCGGGCTTCTGCTTCGGCGCGCAAGCGGGCCAGTTCTGCGGCTTCCTCGTCGCGCTTGATGGCTGCTTGCAGCGTGTCGTTCAGCTTCTGCAAAACTGCTTCCTTGGTAGTAGCGGCTTGCGCCATCATTTCTTCCCAATCGGCAGTAATGGCGATAGCCTCAACACGCGCAATCTCGGTTCGGATATCTGCCGCCTCGTTGAATGCACCAAGGTTCTGCGAGATTTCCTCGTAGCGCTTTTGTAGGGCGGCTACACGGTCTTTCTCGCGCTGTTCGATTTCGTCCAACTTAGTTTGGTGAACGGTAATCATCGCCTCAATGCGAGATTCAATCTCGGCGGCTTCCGAGTCAACAGCGCGGCCCAATCGCAGGTATTCTGCCTTAGCTTCCTTGCGGACGCGCTCCAATGCTCCCTTGGTCTTGCGCAGGCTGAATACGTGGCTACGCGCTTCCTTGTTACCTTTGGGCGATTCGTAGTTGAACACTAGCGCCGCATTGTCCGCTTCCAGCTTTGCCAGTTCGGAATAGAAGGGTTGATAAGCTGCTACTTGCGTGGTTTGTGCATCAAGGATTTCGGTAGTCATTAGGCTTCTCCATGTTCTTCGTAAATTTGCTCAACACGGCGGCGCAGGTAGGCTTGCGCAACCTTCACTTTTGCGATCATTTTTGCTTCGATTTCTGCATCGCGCTTGATCGTGGCGCGGGTTACTCGTAAAGCTGGGTCGATATGGTCAACTTCGTGCAGCGATGCTTGCTCCCACTTGCGTAGTTCTTCGGGAGTGCTTACCATCGTATAGGCTACCTCGCCTTCGTCTACATCGTAAAGAGCCATGTAAGACCACAGTTGATAGTCATAGCCTGATTTCTTTGCGATGGCTAGAACTTCCTCGCTGGTGGCGGGGAACGTCGCTAGTGACCATGCGTTTTTAATGTCGATAACTTTGGTCTTTGGAACCAAGATATCGCACTCACCAGTTACCCATTCATTCGTTAAGCGAACCGTGTTTTTCTCATGGCGCGACAGCGTGACCATGTTGTAAAGGTCAATTGCTGCCTGTTCGCACTCAATGCCCTTTTTTAAATACTTGGTGTCGATTTCCTCGCGGAAGCCGTAGACGTATTCCTTGGCAATGCCGTTCAGGAAGGTTTTAGCGCCGACACTTAGGCCATCAGCGCCTTTGCCATCAGCCATCAACTCAGCAATCGAAGAAGCGCGGAAAGTGATATCGATCATTTCTGCACCTCTTTTTGCGCCGCGATCATAGCCAATTCCTGATCTGCATTCAGGGTGTACCACGCCTTAATTTCCTCAATTGTGTATTCTCCAGCCTTAACCGACTTCATCGCGTTTTCAAACTTCTTAGCGCTCATGATCGGCAGCGCCTTGGTTTTGGCTTGCTCGGCTTGACTTGCGCCGTTGCCGTCGTCATCGCTGTTTGCATCGGTCGAAGCGAGGCCGCAAACGGATTCGTAAGTAACCGCCTTGGCATAGGTGATTGCGCTCTTAATCTTCTGAATCTCGTTTTTTGCACCAGTTCCATCTGGCGGCACAACGAACGGCACAGATTCAGAGTGGCCCAGCGAATGCGACAGAATGCACGTTACCTTAATCATGCTGCCGTTTTGCTCGATCTGCCAATCAGCCGACAAGCCGTGCTTACTCAGATAAGGCGCTACAGTGTTGACCACGTTGCCAAGCGACGAATACCACGACTTGAACTGAGTATTGTATTTATCCTTGATGATCTTGATTGCCTCGCCTTTGAAAGCAGCCTTAGCAGCAGTGAAAGCCTTGCGCGCTTCATTGGCATCGTGACGCTCTTTCAAGGCCATCATGCGCTCGATAGTGTCGATATTGCCGCTTTGCAGGGCAACCATCAGCATGTTGTCAGGCGTCGCCGACAATGCCGTCTGAGGCTGCGCTACAGGCAAAGCTTGCGCCCGCTGGTCATCGACCAACTGAATTTCTTGGTTCATGGTTTCTCCGTGATGGGTAGTGTAAGGAGGGGATTTTCACCCCATTCCTTTTTAAGCGTGGTCGCTGTATGCAATAACTCTGGCGGGACGTTGTTTATCCTGAGTCTACTCAGAACCCGTCTTTGCATCTTCGATTCTGACCATATCGACCATGGGCATGTGCGCGTTCATGCTAGCGTGTGGTGGCCGGTGCTGATATCCGGCATTGGGCGTCTTATCCACGTTTCCCCATCCTTACTACCCAGCGTTTGGAACCCTGGTTGACAAGTAAGCGCATCAGCTTGCGCATTCACCACATCGAAACGGGCTAGGGCTTGATACCTAGCTAATCGTATGTCGGTCATACGACTACCAACCAGTTGCGGAACCCCTTTTTAACGAGTCGGTTAAGCCTCTTTTGTCGCCTTCAGGTTGGTTAAGCACCCTAAGCTCCGTTTCCGCCGACCTTGCTTAGCACGTCCTTCCGTGCTGCCGTTTCGATGTGGTTCCTAGCACTTACGCGGCTAGGTTACGATACTAGGAATTAATCCCTTGTCCTAGTAGCTTGCTAGATTCTTTCGCCGTTCTTGGCTCTAGCGGGCCAAAAGGATTACTTAACCGCCTTGTCAATCACGTCAACAAACAGCCAGCCGACGAAAGGCAAGAGAATCAAGCACAAGGTAAGTATAGCAACCTTATCCGCGTCATCGTTATCCTTTTTGTGTCGCTGCTGCATTTCTTTCCAGCTTTCGTTGCGTTTAGGCCACTTGTCGAATGGATCGTTAAGCATTTCATTCCCCTTTGGTGTGAACGTACATATCATCGCGCTCGCGCTGCTCTGCGCGCATCTGCTTTTCAAGTGCGCGGCGGTCGCAAAGGTGCGTTACCTCGTAGCATGGGCCGTAGCTCAGTTTGATCCCGCCGCTTTCTGTTGCAAACTCTACGCCATCGTCTGCATAAACGCGAACGATAGTGCCGTCTTCGATAATACAGGTCAGAGTTACCGCCTGCACCTGCTTTACAGGCATGCTTAATCCGCCGCCTATGCTGATATCCGTCTCAAGGTTGCTTACTACTAAGCCGATTGCTGGCATATTTCCTCCGTGTCGATGTGATGAATAGTACATGCAATCTAGTTGATACGCAATATCGTATTTTTACAACAGTTAGATTGATGACGGATAACTCTCGTGCTACTATTGAGGCTCAACAACCAAAGAGGTAACACATGACCGACATTGAGCAACCCAAGGAAGCAAAGAAGTACCCGAACGACACCAGCGGCAACCTGTTCGACTACATCAAGCGTAAGTTTGACCTTACTACAGACGAAGCGCTGGCTCAGAAAACCGGCCTATGGAAGAACGACATCAGCCGCATCCGCAACGGCAAGCGCAAAGGCCTGACCAATAGCAACAAGCTGAAAATCCACGTATCAACCAAGCTGTCGATAGCAAAGATTGAGCGGCTTATTGCGAAGGAGGAAGAATGAGCGACGTTATGTTTTACGGCGTGTTGCGCATGCCCTACGAAATGGCGATGGATGGCGAGATTAGCCGCTGGCAGTTCTGGCAGCGCGCACAGGAGGCCGTAGAACGAGTTGCGAAAGCTGAGGCCCGAGTAGCTGAATTGTCAGCCGCAATCGACAAACTAGCCGCTTGCAAAGGCCGCTATCACACAGAAGCTAATTTTAAGGAACTGCTTGCAGTTCGGGAGGGGAAATAATGGGCAATGCAATCCGTTTTGGAATACTTGGCGATGCTGGCTTGTCGCCCGTTATCGGTGAAGAATTTGAAATTGATGGAACCAAAGAACAATTTGCTGTTCACCCTTCTACCTATCGTGAGCGCGTTGAATTAGATTTCCTTTGGTGCGCAACTCATGTTGAAACAGGACTTCGCATTGCAAAAGGAAATGATATCGATGAGGTTATTGAATTAGCGCGAGTGGCATGGAAAGATAAAACGCCTGAGCAAATCGAGTCTGCACTGGTTAATGGCCGCGCCATGCGACGCCAAGCATTTCTTCAAAATCTAGATATATCTGACTTATGTAATGACTGATATTCCCCACGTAATGCCAATCAAAGACTTTGAGCGCATCAAGGCGCAGGAGGAAAAGAAATGAAAATCGAACTGACCAAAATAGCAGAAGTTGAAGTCTCGGCGCTGGAAGTTGAAGCGGAAGTACGTTATTGGGAAGATGCTTCAATTGATGGCGTAGAAGATACCGAAGGCAAGATTCCTCTGCGCGATGGCGATTGCTGGCGTCCAATCATCAATCTGGCGACAGGCTTTATCAAAGACTGGCCGCAAGGCGTAACAGCCAATGTTCATTACAAGGTCTGCGACCAAGGGCAATACTGGTTGCTGGATGAGGAAGGAAGGCGCGTAGCCAAGTGGAAGGGTTACTATGTCCCTGACAGCCTCCTATGCCCGAATGGTAACGGCTACGGCGATTACATCATTCTCCAAATCGAGCAAGACGGCCATATCAATAGCTGGCGCTCTGCAATCGATAGCGAAGAATGGGAGGCGGTATGACCATCAACCTAACCCAAATCCGCAGCGACTTCGATAACGGCATCATCGTAAGCAAGCAGACTTTGCTTGCTCTGGTGGATTATGCGATTGAGTTGGAAGGCAAGCCAATCACGCGGCAAGAGTATTGCAGCGAGCGCCCAGCGCGGTTTGTAGTATGTGCCGCCAATAAATACGGCGATCTTGTTTTTACCGGCGTGCGGCATTTCTGTCCCGTTATGCAGGTCAATATGCAAGCCTACGATATTCCGGCGCTTCGCAAAGAGCGCGGCGAGGTGCAGGGCTTCATCGACCAGTTTGGCGTGTTCATGACACGCGAGGAGGCGGCAATCGTGGCAAAAGAATCGGGGCAGCTTGCGCGTTATGGCAATCATTGCCCAACCGTTTTGTTTAGCGAGGACTTGTACTGATGCGATTTGAGAGCGATAAGATTGGCTTATACCGCCAAGCCACAGCAACGCGCAGCCCCGGCCCGAATAGCACCTTTTTCTGCTGCCGCTGCGCTAAACCAAAACAGATCGTAGGACGCAAAAAAGTCGGCCAGAACGGGCGGCAGGCTTTGTATGCTTGTGTGTCTTGTCAGGAGGTGAAATGAAGCCGGTAATTATTAGTGATGCTGAACTGTGGCTGGGCGATTGTGCAGAAATTTTGCCGTTGATTGGTAAGGTGGATGCTGTTATTACTGACCCACCATATGGTATTGGGGAGCGTAAAGGGACAATTTCCAAGGCCAGAAACCGCAATAATTATGAAAATTTTGATGATACTCCAGAAGCAATAAAAAATGAGATAGTCCCACGTTTTGAGCTTGCGCTCTCATTGGCTAATAGAGCAATTATGACTCCGGGAGGAAAGTGCTTTTCGATGTATCCGGCCCCTGTTGATATCGGCATGTCTTTTCAACCTGCAACATCGTCAATGACGCATTGGGGCCGCGCCACTTGCCAGCCAATTTTTTATTATGGGAAAGACCCGATGGCAGGGAAAACCATTAAGCCAATTCACTATCAGCTAACCGAAGCTCCGGAAAAAAATGGCCATCCATGTCCTAAGCCAATTGGATTTATGATGTGGATGGTTGATAGAGGATCATTAAATGGCGAAGTAATTTTAGACCCATTCATGGGAAGTGGCACAACTGGAGTGGCATGTGTTCAACTTGGACGAAAGTTTATTGGCATTGAGCGCGATGAACGATATTTTGAAATTGCTTGCCAGCGCATCGAGCGTGCCGTATCTCAAGGCCAGCTTTTTGCGCCAGCGCCTGTTAAACAAATACAGGAGCCTATGTTTTGAAGCGCACCGAGCTAAAACGAAAAGTTGGCTTGCGGCCTTCGTCTATAACTAAGATGCCAAAGCCGCCGAAAGGGCCAAGAAAGCGTAAATGCGTGGTCTGCAAAGAACTGTTTGAGCCGCGCAGCATGACGCACAAAGCCTGTAAGCCAGAATGCGCAGCAATCCACGCAGAAGCGGTCAGGAAGGTGCAAGAGCGCAAGTCTGATCGAGAGCGCAAGCAAGCATTAAAAACGCGCCAAGACTGGTTACGCGAGGCGCAAGCAGCATTCAATACTTGGATTCGGCTGCGCGACCATGACCAGCCCTGCATTAGCTGTGGGCGGTTTCATGCTGGCTCCTTTGATGCGGGGCATTTTCGCTCTGTAGGTGCTGCACCAGCTTTGAGATTTGATGAGAATAATTGCCATAAACAATGCGTCCCCTGCAACCAACACAAAGGCGGAAACATTCTTGAGTACCGTATCAGACTGATTGAAAAAATAGGCCGTGTTGCTGTCGAATGGCTAGAGCGTGAGCCGCCGCCAGCTAAGTACACGATTGAGGATGCGCAGCGGATTAAAGCTGAATATCAGCGCCGAGTGCGCGAAATGAAAAGGGAATTGCCTTGAAACTTACAAAAATTCAGCGCGCAACCTTGCGAGAAATGTTCGGTGGCCTGTGCGCCTATTGCGGCCAGTCATTGGGCGACCGATGGCATGCTGACCATAAAGAACCAGTGTTGCGAGGATATGCACCTACGAGTGAAGAAAATCCTTTAGGAATCCTGCATACACAGCGCGACCAGATAGAAAACCTGATGCCAGCATGTGCGCCATGTAATCTCGATAAGGCCAGCTATTCGCTGGATCAGTGGCGCGGAAAATTGGAGCGCTCGGCATCCTCGTTGCAGCGTTACAGTTCTACGTACCGCCATGCTTTCAGGTTTGGCCTTGTAGCTCCGATTGCTGAAAAAGTCGTTTTCCACTTTGAGAAAGTCAAATGAAAGTCACCTATGGCGCACTAGCTGACCTAGTAGGCCAAGCAGAGCCACTAGACCCAAGCAAGATGCAGTATCGGTCTGTCCCTGCTGTAGTATGGGTGTCGCGTAAGGATGCCTTAAAGTCTGAGCGAGCGTGTAACCAATGCATCTTCAAGGGCCAGAAATCGAAAGTCTGCGTACAGGCTGGGCAGCTTGCGCGCCTTGCTGGGCATAACGACTGCGAGGACCGAGACACTGAGACAGACAAGACTTTCATCTATGAGCTAGTCCCTACAGACCCTCGCCAACTAACCATAGCCTAACCCTAAGCCGCCTAGTGCGGCTTTTTTGCAACTTCGCAATTTTGTTGTTGACGCGTGATAATCTTAGGTCTATGATTCTTCACATGGGCAGCGCATTGTGTGCTGCGGAGATAGGAGCAAGACATCATGGAAACCAGCAAAGAGGGCATCAAGTTTCAAATAAAAGAAACGCACATCGCAGACATCAAAGCTGGCGACACCGTGCTGCATAACGGGCATCTGAAAACTGTTTGCGGTAAAAATATCAAGAGCGACAAATTCCTCGGCACGTCTTTGTTTGGCGATACATACATGGGTGGTCGCTTGATGGTTAAGAAAGCTGAGATATTCCACGCAATGCCTGCCCGTCACTAACCCACCCCGCCCGCGACAAGCGGGCGCTACCTGAAAGGATGAATCACGTTTGATGACTATGAAGAAGAGCCAGAAGCAAAGCGCATCTTTGACATTGCCGATCAGCTAGATGATCGCTTGGATGATTACGCGCTTGAGCGCTGCAAATCGTCGGAGGACGTTATACGCGGCGGCAAGCATGGGCGCGTGTACACCTTTCACGATGGGAGCAAATTGACCACGGCTGAAACTGGCTATGTTGGTTGCGAATACTGATTAACCGGCCCGCTAGACGGGCCTAAGCCACTAGAACCTAGCGCAATTGTGCGCTGGTAGATATAGGAGGAAGTATGAGCAAGCATACGCCGGGACCTTGGGTAATCAATCGCAATCAAACTGATTGCGGCGAAGATAAAATCAGCATTGAAGCCGCTGATGAATATTTTATCGCGCAAGTTGATCCCGGAGTAAGTCAAGAAGCAAACGCTAGCCTGATCGCTGCCGCGCCTGAACTGCTGGAAGCTTGCCAATTGATGCTTACTGCAATGAAGCTGGCAAATTGGGAGGGCGATTTTGCAGCGCTAAAAGGAATTGCGGCGATTGCCAAAGCAACCGGCGAAACTCATGAGGAGGAAGTATGAGTGAAGATGAAAAAGACGAGTGGTTTTCTAAGGGATACAGTTCCTATACTTCACTGGGAGATATAACGCCACCTGAGAATGCCACTCAAGAACAGAAACACGAATGGTATGAAGGCTGGCAACAGGCTGTGCGCGACAGTTATGAGTTCCATGATGATTATGGAGCTTCACTTTAGCACCTAGCAACCAGCAGTAGAATAAACCAATTTCACTAAGCGGAGGCGGTCATGGTAACAGTGTCTCAGATGGTAAGGGCGTTAAATTCGGATCAGCATTGCCACATGGCTTCATGGGAGCGTGACGCGGTGCATCGAGCGCATATTCGATCTTGCCACGGCCTGAAGCCTTATCACCTGACGCTCCGCGAGTGCGAATTAATCATCACTATTTTTAACAGGGTGTACCAAAATGCGTAAATTCAACTGGCCGTTTTTGATCGCCATGCTAATCAGCGCTGGCATTTGGGGCGCTGTAATCTGGCGCGTGTGGAGTGCTAATCATGGCTGAAATTCGCATGACAGAGCGTGAAAAAGCTTTGAGCCGTGCTAGTGAGGCTGGCGAGAATGATTTTTTTCGCCGTGGCTCAATAAACCCAGCGTATGAAAAAGATGCAGGGCTAAAGCAAGCATGGGAACAAGGCTATAAGCGCGCCAAACAAAACGAAATTGCGTGGCAAAGGTATGAGCAAAACATCGGGAGATATCATGATTAAAATTGGACGACCATCGCACCTTGAAGCAGTAGCTTCCGCGCTTCCCGGCACTCGCAACCAGATCGCCAAGAGAGTAGGCATCAGCGCTGCTTGTGCAGGCCGTTTGCTGCGCGTTCTGGACGAAAAAAAGGCGATCTATGTGGTTACACATGCCGTTCCAAAACAAGGCCCCAAAATGCCTATATTCGCGTTGAAGAGGCAAACAAATGGCTAAGATGGGCCGTCCCGATTGCCGCGATAAAGTCTTGGCTGCGCTTCCTGGCATCCGTAGCCAAGTTGCAAAACGCGCTGGCGTTGCAGTTTCAAGCGCTGGAAAGTGGCTCGATATCCTGCACAAGGAAGGCTTGCTCTACATTAGCCAGTGGCGCACTCAAAAGGGTAATGGCGCTCGCTTGCCGCTTTACAAGCTAAAGGTAACGGGCAAAGAGGTAGACCGGCCTCGACCACCAGCGCTAGGCGAAGAAACGTACCAGCAGCGCTACAACGAGCGCCATCCGCACCGCCGCACCGAGATTCGCAAGGCGTATGAAGAACGCCAGCGGCAAGCAGCGCTCAAGCGGAAGAAGGCCATAGCAGCTTGGGCCGCGCCCCTGACTACTGTTGTTTCTAAGTCGTGGTAACTCTATAGCAGTTTTTTAGTGTAGAATCGTATTCGTTGGGCTAGTAATCCAACACCTCAGACGAAAGCAAAGCATGAACACCTATCAGAGTATTTTCTGGAGCGACATGGGCGAAAGCCTGTCCTTCCGTCCGGGGTTACGTCCTGCTGGCCTTACTAACCAGCCTCTCCAGAAAGTGCTTTGATATGAAAATCAAGAAACTTACCAAGCTACTCAATATTGCCGATCTGGCTATTGAGCATCAAAAAGCGCAAAACGCTACCAAAGAAGCGCAACGCCGCTATCACATCGCATGGCAGAAATACGAAACTGGTGACGAATGGCGGGGTGATGACGAAGATTTTTACGTCCATCCAGAAGAACGAATATCGCGCCATCATCCTGAATTTGAAGAAGCTTGCAAGGCAACCAAGGCTGTTTATGAAAAATACAAAGCGAAGAAACGCGCCGAGTACAACATCAGCCGCCGTCTTAAAACAGCAATTCGTAATCTGAAATAAATAAGGTATCAAATGAGGGACTATTCCAAAATTGGGCCTAAGTTCTGGATCGGGAAAACCGGGAAAGAGCTTCGTGCGCGAGGGCTTGAGGCTCAGATTGTCGCAATGTATTTGTTGACTAGCCCTCATGCAAACATGCTTGGCCTCTACTATTGCCCGTTAATGTTCATCGCGCATGAGACAGGAATGGGCATGGAAGGGGCTAACAAGGGGCTTCAAAGCTGCATTGAAGTGGGGTTTTGTGAGTATGATGTCAACACTGAGATGACTTGGGTTATCGAAATGGCTTCATATCAGATAGCAGACAGTCTTGCAGAGAAGGATTTGCGAGTAAAAGGCGTCATGAATGAGTATGCCAGTCTGCCAGATAACCCTTATTTGGCGCGGTTTTACGATAGATATGGCCAAGCTTTCCTGATGTCAGAAAAACGGATTCCTCAATGCTCTGAACAAGCCCCTTTGAAGCCCCTTGAAAGCCAAGAGCAGGAACAAGAGCAGGAACAGAAGAAAGAGCAAGAGCAGGATGGTTACGCCGGGGCTTCGCCCTCGTCGGCCCCGAAAAAAAATCAGATGAGCGTTGTAAGGCAAAACAAGGAGCCAGCACCGACCAGCGCAACATGGCACTCATATTCCGATGCTTACGAATTGAGGTATAGAGCGCCTCCGGTTAGGAATGCAAAGGTTAATGGTCAGCTTGCCCAACTGATTGCAAGGCTTGGGGCGGAAGAAGCGCCAGCAGTAGCGGCCTTCTACGTGAGCCACAACAATCGGTACTACATCAACAAGATGCACTCTGTAGACCTTTTGCTTGCCGATGCTGAAAAACTTAGGACGGAGTGGGCGACAGGGCGTAGGGTCACAGCAACAGCCGCCCAAGAGGCGGATAGGCTACAAGAAACCGGCGATATGTGGAGTCGGATCATGGACGAACAAGGAAAGTAAAAAATGGCATCGAAAGAACTTATTCAGGCAATAGCAGCTACGGCAGAACTATGCGGTGCAAAGCTATCGGAAGCGGCGGCAAAGATGCTTGTAGCCGATCTGTCGCACTTCAACGAGCAAGACGTTATGGCGGCGTTGTCTCGCGTAAGGAAAAGCGGCAAGCGATTCTCATTGAGCGCAATCACTGACGAAATGTCTGAGGTTGATGGCCGTCCTGGCGTTGAGGAAGCTTGGGCGCTAGTTCCCCATTCGGAAGAGGCTTCTGTCGTGTGGACTGAGGAAATAGCAAAAGCGCATGGCGTTGTCTATGATCTTCTGAGAACAGATAAAGTCGCTGCGCGAATGGCATTCAAGGAAACTTATGTCCGTATTGTTGCGGAAGCAAGGGAGCAAGGTATCCCCGTTAAATGGTTCCCCTCGCTTGGCGGCGATGTGCTGGGCCGTCAGCAAGCATTAATTGACGCCGTTAATAAAAATCGCCTCAAGGCAGAATATGCGATCAGGTTATTGCCGCCTGATTATGCTGATGGGCTTTTAGCTCTGACGAATAATCAAACTATGATGCTTCCAGCGCCTGATCCAGAAGCAAAAAAACGGGTTTTTCTAATGCTAGAAAATTTGAAACAATCTTTGATTAAAAATCAATCATGAGTTATGCGATAAGGGCAGAAGCAGAGGCGCGGCATCCTGTCGTAAGTAGTCAAGGCCGCGATCCTAGAGCATGGGCAAAGAGAATAATTTACCGCGCCGAGAGAAATGATAAATCTCTCTTGCACGTTCAAATTCAATTTGCTTATGAAGCAATGGGTTTAGAAGTTCCAAAAGCAGCAGACGCTATTTAAAAGGAGAAGGAAAATGAAACAGAAATTGACGCCGTGGTTCCCTGCTGATGTTAAGCCGGTGCATGTGGGGTTATATGAAACTGATTGCTACAACACTTGTCAAAAAAGTTACCAATTTTGGAACGGAGAATATTGGGGACTTCAATGTTTTGAAGAAGATATCAAACCATTTTTTCCTGAACGTGCAAAAAATAAAAGCCGTTATCAATATGTTTGCTGGCGCGGCCTTGCTGAAAAACCAAACTAAAGGGGAATTACCATGTACGAAGAATGGGACTACGGGCCTTTCAAGAAAGGGGATGAGGTTGAGCTTTTTGGCCTTAAAAAAGACATTTTACTAAATGGAAAAACAATTCGTATCTTAGAAGTTTTTCAAGTTGGTGTACTCCAAGGATACTATATGTCAAGCGTGGAAAATCGTTTGGTAGGATTTGAAAATTGCCGCCGACGTAAGCCGCCAATGACCGGCTTAGATAATATTCTTGCGCTTTTCAAAAAAGAACCAGAAGATCGCCCAATCAACACTAAGACGCCTGAAATGGCATAGGAGGGTAAGTGGCAACAAAATCATCCCGCCTAATGGGCGCAAAAGGCTTGTACGAGGTGCTGGTTGCCAAGTCTAGGCTTGAGCCAGAAGATGTGCGCGAGATTCAGCTACGGGTGCTTTTAGCGCTTGATTCGGCAAAGCGCTCGCGCTGCCCACCGGGCCTAGCAAACCTGCTAATCCGCCACATGATTATGGCAGCAGCAATCGGAAGCCAGATGCGCGATCAGTCGTTCTACAAGCTGGCGCAACGGGCCTATGCAGAGCTTTACAAGGCCAGCATGAGAGACACGCAAGACCTAGACCTGACAACCGGCGAGTACAGCGTAATCAAGCGCACAATCGCGCTTTACCTTAACCACTTGCCAAACGTAGAGCGCGGCTTGTTTGAGTTTGCAAGTAATCATGCGCAGAAAGTTTTGGCGCAAGGTTGAAATTATTTGGAGATAATTATGACGTATGAACGTTACAAAGTATTAAATGGATCGCAGAGCAAACATTGTTGTTTTGAGGCCACTGTGATTGATACAAATAAGCCAGTAATGTTGCGCGGAGAGAAAATGAGTTGGTTTCATACCGTAGCTGAATGTTTCGAGTTGGAAGATGCTATGTTAATTTGCGCCGCGCTCAACGCTAAGGAGAAAAAACCATGATGCGAATTAAACTATTCGGCCTGTTTATCGCCTTCGCCCTGCTGGCGCTGGTGCGCCCGCGCAAGTGCCTGAAACTGTTGGAGGCGGCTGACCGTGGCGTTAAAGCGGCGCACGAGGCAGAGCTATACCGCCAAATGAACATGCTAGTACAGCGTGCTGAAGAAGTGCCAGCAGCTACGGTAACGGCGGAAGATGCTATGCTAAACGGAGCGCAAATAACTGGAATGATTCGGCGTTGCACGGCTATGTAAAATTAAGTGTTGTATTTTTGCACTAGCGTTGACTTTGAATAATGGTTAAGGCATCATTACTACATCGAGCACCACTTTCCAGATAGGACTGGGTTCAAGCAACTTCCGCGCTGGCGAAGTGAAAGGCCAGCAAAAGATCAAAGCGCCGTTGGCAGACAGGATGATGCACCGGAATTCTAGTCCGACGTAAGGGAGTTCGAATCTCTCACGGCGCGCCAGTTTCAAAGCGGGTATAGCTGATTGGCACAGCAGAAGCCTTCCAAGCTTACGACTCGGGTTCGATTCCCGATATCCGCTCCAAGAATTAGCGAAGGCAGATAGCCATGAATGAAAGCGCATGCGCAAGTAGTCATGCTGGCATACTGGAAGTAGCTAAAGCAAAGCCGCTGATGCGTTATGAGGAATTGCGCCACACAGTTCAAAACTGCGGCATGTGGTAAGATTATGGGCCTGTGGCTGAGAGGAAAAGCACTCCTAATAATGGAAGGAGACAGGTAAAACTGATTTTCAAGTCGAAAGTTTTGCATGGTACACGGTTTGCAGAAGCACCTATAGCGGCCTGATTCAGGTGGCGGTTAAACAGCAAGGGAAGCGCGTTTCCAAGCTATGCAAAAGCTAGTAGTAATGCACTAGTACATGAAAATTACATGGGTTCAATTCCCATCAGGTCCACCAGTTGCAAGAATAGTAGTTGTAAGAGCCAATGCGAGACCCTGCGCGATCAACCTGCCCGGAGCAGGTTCCGTAAGGAAGGGGTGGCAGACCGGAAAGACGGTCACTGAATAGCAGTAGTGACGAGAGGACGTGGCAACCGCACGTTTGGCGAAGTTTGCTAATTCGGGACAGGCAACTGAAACATTGGAGTCATGACCAATGGAACCAAGAGCTAAAACCTGATTACGTGGTTGACTAATTTTGAATAGTTGGGCCGATACCGCAGGGGCGCTCGGGCCAATAAACGCCCCAGCATAAGCGCCGTCCTCCTTTCCCCAGCTATCGCTAGTGGGCGCAACAAGTAATTAGGCGTGATTATGCAGAGCCAAGTTAAGGGCGCATAGCGTGGAAGCCGCTAGTAGTTTTGTCTCGCAAGAGACGCCACAAGAAAGCCGATTTGTGAGATACGTGGTATATCAGCGCCCTCATAAGATGAAGTCCCTTGGTTCGATTCCGAGGACAAGTCGGCCTCCTTGTGGCCCCTACTATAAAACTGTAGGAATATAGATGGTGCATAATTCAATTGACGAATTGAATGTATGCCGAATGGTTCACGAAACGAGCCATTACATATCATCGGCAGCACGGAAGGACGTGGGTAAGCGCTGCAAATAGTCGGCAGAGAGATTGCGGCAATCCTAGGTGATTTGCTCTCATCATGCCAAGTTAGGTATCAAGCCCTAGCCCGATGATCTGTAATAAAGATTGGATGATGCCGGTCGTTACACGCCTGACTCTCGTTATAGAGTCACTACACGCATGCTGATTGATAGGGATGGATACGTAGAACTGGACGCAGGGGCTATCCATAGAGTCTAGGCCTTGACCTAGAGCGCAAACTCCCCTAACTACGATATTAGTCAGCAGTCGTGTGGTGCAATGCGGAGGCTGATCCGCGAAGCGTTCTATGAGTCCGATTGATTACCGGGATACTCGCAGGTTGGCTAGGCTTCGCGGGCCTAAACTTTAGCGCAGAATAATGCCAACAAAGCCAGAGTTCAGCACTGGCCACCACTTCAGTTTCATGCCAAGAGTAGCTCAACGGTTAGAGCGACGGATTAATAACCCGGATTATGCTGGTTCGATTCCAGCCTCGCGGCACCAGTTCTTTCCCGCAGCACCTTTCGCCCTGAATCCTATCAGGGCGTTTTTTTGTCTAAAACGCCGCATTCAATTGCCGCATTAAGCCGCAAAAGCCGCACCATGCAAAATGCGCTAATATAGCGGCATGGGACGAAAATCAGCACTCACGCCCGAGCAATGGGCAACCGTACAGCACCGCCATATCGTAGGCGGTGAATCTATTCGCATGCTTGCAAAAGAGTTCGGAGTCAACGAATCATCCATGCGCCGCAAGATCGGGCCTAAAGTGGTTGAGGCTGGCGAGACAGAGGACTTGCGAGAGCTAGCAGGGCGAAAAGCAAGAATCGACAGCGAGGCAAAGCGTATCAGCGCAGAGATTGAAGCGTTGCCGATTGCTAAGCAAATGATTGTTTCCGATCTGGCGCGTAAGCTGGGTGCGATCACAATGCACCTAAGCTCGTCAGGCGAATATATGTCCTCATTGGTTCATCGCGTTACTGGTATTGCTTGCGGGCTATCCGAAAAGATTGATGACGCTGACCCAATGAAAAGCATTGACGTGCTTAAGCAAATTTCAAGCTTGGTTCACCTTGCTAACGAATCCTCGCAAATTCCTATGAACTTGATTAAGGCGAATAAGGAAACGATTGACGCTATGAGCGAAGCAGCAGAAGGCAATAGCTCGCGCCCAACAGCGCCGGTCTATCAGATCGTCCACGAATGAGCGCTATTGAGATTTTCCCGGCGTATGAGGAATATCTGCAGCCGGCTCGCTTCAAGGTTGCATACGGCGGGCGCGGATCGGCTAAAACGCGCACATTCGTAACCATTCTTCTAAGCAACGTCCTGCATTTTGGCTGGCGAGTTGTTGCTTTTAGGGAGTTAATGGAAAGCATCGAGGACTCAGTTTATCAAGAAGTGGTTGCAGAGATTACGCGCCGCGAGTGGGATAAATGGTTTGACGTGCTTAAGACAGAGATTCGCTGTCCTGTCAGCGGTGGTGTATTCAAGTTCTCAGGCATTAAATCGAGCGCTAAGCGCCTCAACAGCCAAAAGCTTAAGGGTTTCTCAGACTTTGATGCCGCATGGCTGGAGGAGGCCAATCCTGTGTCTGTCGAGTCATGGAATGCGCTCATTCCTACCATGCGTAAGCCGGGTTCAGAAATTTTCGTATCCTTTAACCCGGAAAACCCACTTGAGGAAACCTATAAGCGGTTTGTGACTGAGCGCAAATACCCTGATTACTTGGGTGGAAAGCGCTATTGCATAGTCAAAAAGCTGAATTACGATGCAAACCCGCGATTCCCTCAAGAGTTGCGCGACGACATGGAGTTAATGAAGGCGACGGACTTTGAAATGTACCGTCACGTCTATTTGGGTGAGCCTGTGAGCAATTCTGACTTGTCGATCATCAAGCCGATATGGATTGAAGCGGCAATGGATGCGCACCTGCACATTGCGGACTTCCCTATGGGAGGCGGCAAGATCGGCGGATTTGACGTATCTGGAGGCGTTGAGGGGGATATTGCAACACCCAAGGCAAACGATCCAAACGCCTTTGCATGGCGTCATGGCTGCATCCTGCAATCGCTTGAGGAATGGCATGACGAAGACCCTAATCGCGCCGCTGCGACGTGTTATGAGCATGCATATCGCTCTCAAGTGGACACGCTCAATATTGACGATATTGGCGTTGGTGCCTCTGTTCCTGGCGAACTAAGGCGCTTGCAGGGCGAAGCCTATGCAAAGAGCGTTAAGATCAAGCAGATCAATTTCCACGGCTGGACAGCATCCGAAGGACCGCAAGACCCTGATGCAGAGTACATGCCGGGTAAAACGAACTTTGATATGTTCGCCAACCTCAAGGCGCAGGGATGGGGAACGCTGGCAGATCGCTTTAGGGCAACTTGGCAAGCGCGTAACGGTCTGCCATACGACAAAGACAAGCTAATCAGCCTGCCTAGTGGTTTGTCTCTTGTTGACAAGCTTAAGGCAGAACTAGCCCAGCCGCGACGCGAGATTATCAATGGACGATTCAAGGTAGAAGGCAAGAAAAAGCTCAAAGAGCGCGGCATCCCATCGCACAACTTGGCCGATGCGGTTGTTATGGCATTTGCGCCGGGTGATAGCTTTGATCTATCAGCACTGATATGATTAATTAAATAGGATATATAATTGATTTATTGAATATCGGGATTAATCATGGCACGAACTAAAGGCGCACTCGGCAAAAAGACATTGGAGCGAATGCAGCAAGGCGGAGGTGTAACTGTAACAGACTCATATGCTGAGGTCTTTACGGGCGCAGGGACAAATCGGGACCGTAGCAGCTACACGCGCATTGCCCGCACCGCCATGCTGCAACAGATGGAATGCTCTCTGCTGTACTTGGGCGACGGCTTTGCGCGCAAGATTGTGGACGTGCCAGCAGAGGAAATGACGCGCTCCGGGCTTGAGCTTGAGGATTTGGAGGACGAGGAACTAGAGCAGTTCGTCATGGCGCGGCTTGATGATCTGGACGCCATGCGGCACTTTAATGATGCTGTGGCGTGGTCTAGGCTGCATGGCGGCGCGGTGATGATCTTCGGCCTGAATGATGGAGGCACGCTTGACGTTCCGCTTAATCCAGATGGAATCAAGAGCGTTGAATTCCTCCGAGTTTATGACCGCTGGCAAGCGACTATCCAGACCCGCGTGACCGATCCGAGCAGCCCGGACTATGGAAAGCCTGATATTTGGCTCATTTCTCCGCTCGATGGTGCGCAACCGTACAAAGTGCATAACTCGCGCCTTTGGATGTTTGACGGCGACCGCATTCCCGATTTTGACCGCAATGCTAATCAAGGCTGGGGTGCATCGGCGCTACAAGCTTGCCAAGATCAGCTTAAGCGCCTCGGAATGGGCCATCAATGGACGCTGGCTATCCTTGAGCGTGCGCAACAGGCTGTGCATAAGATTCCGAATCTCGCGCAGACATTGCAAGCGCCAGGAGGTGAAGCACTGGTACGCAAGCGCGTTGACGTCGTTGACATGGTGCGTGGCATCCTGAATACCATCGTTGTAGACGAAAAGGAAGCATACGAAGTCACCACGGCCACGCTAACGGGCTATACGGACGTGCTAGACCGATTTGCGGAGGCACTGGCGGCTGTATCGGGCATTCCAGTGTCCATCCTCATGGGGCGCTCGCAGGGAGGCTTAAGCAATACCGAAAAAGGCACCATGGATGCTTGGTACGCTCGTATCGAATCGATGTGGAATGACATTCTGCGCAAGCCGCAAGATCGCCTGATTCAGTACATCATGATTGCGCAACAAGGCGAAGCGCCGGACTATAAGCTGTGCATGAAGCCTTTGAGCGTTCTCAGTGAGCAGGAAGAAGCCGATGTGGAACTGAAAGAGGCGCAAACTTGCAAAGCCCGCGCAGAGGCTGAGAGCATCCGAATTGCTGATGGCGTACTCGATCCGCTGGAAGTGCGCGAAACGCTCAAGGATGATTATCCTCTGTTCTCCACGCCACCAGAGCCGCCAGAAGCACCAGAGGTAACTAATGGCATCTAAGACCCGCGCTTGGTTGTATCCTCACACAGCCGAGCGCAATTACCAGCGAATGCTAACCGCCTACGTGGACGAGTTCACGAAGGAGGGATTGGCGCATCTGAAAGAGCTTGAATTGCTGCGCATGGATGGTTGGAGCGATGATCTGACAAATGCTATTCTTTACATTCTGCAAACTGCGCTCACGGCAGGGCAAAGGGTAATCGCACGTCTGCCCGAAGTCTACGCGCAGGTCAACCAGTTCAATGACCGACAGTTTCGGCTAGTGGTCAAGGCTGGCACAGGTCTAGAGATTGGGCCTAGCGGACGATTGCCGCCCGGTTCTGTGCCATTCGGTAACGTATCCGACCCGCGCTTGATTCGAGCACGTTTCGGTGTAGGCGTGGACGTTTATCGCTCCGAACCTTGGTTGGCACAAGCGCAAACGAACTGGGTAGCGTCAAACACAGCACTGATTAAGTCGATTCCAGCGCAGCATATGGAGCGTGTAGAGCAGATCATCAGAAATGGCGTATTGCAAGGCGAATCGCCACGGTCACTTGCGGCTAAGATCGAAGAGGCTGGCGGCGTTACTAAACGACGTGCGCAGCTAATCGCTTCTGACCAGATTGGCAAGGCAAATGCTGAACTAACTCAGTATCGGCAAACCGAGCTAGGAATCAAGGAATACGAATGGGTTGATAGCCATGATGAACGGGTCAGGCCGCTGCATCGTGTCTACAACGGTCAAATTTTCTCTTGGGATAAGCCGCCAGCAGATGGGCATCCGGGTTATGCCGTAAAGTGCAGATGCCGCGCATCGCCGCGCTTTCCTGACTCCGCCAATTAGGGCATTTCGATAGGCTATGATCGCCTTTGCAGAGTGGGCAGGTCATTATGCCTCCCCAAACAGGGCCGCTACCAGCGGGTCCCGCTGCACACGTTCAGGGAGCAAATCCCCCTGAGTATTGCGCGGCCTTTTCATCGTATAGAACTGCACGCGCTGGCCTTCGATAAGCTTTTTCTCGCCTTTGAAGATGCCTTCGGCTTGATAAAGCCCACGGAAAAGGCTTGTCGCCTCCTGAATCGTCAAGCCTAGCTCCTTAGCCGCATGATGGGGGCAACTCTCCCCGTCGCGCTCAATGATTTCTTCAACCTCTGCCATCAATTCCAGCCGTGACTTCTTCACAGCCGACTGTAAAAACTTGATCGTGAGCGATTTAAGCATTTTTCCTCCTAATGTTGCATCAATCTATCACAATTGGTTCTTCGCTAAGGCCGCGCCACAACGGACGCCACATGTAGTCTTGTCGGTATGAGGCGTTGAAATCTTTTTGCCTCTGCGTATGCTCTTCAAGAATTGCATATGACCAACCATCACCGTGCCACCAACGCTTATAGGCAGGATCATGAGACGAAAACTTAACCTCATATTCACCAACAATAGTAGGTTCACCGAGAACAAATTCGGTATATGAAATAGCAGCATTGATTTCATCCGCTACTTCGCGGAAGGATTTAACAAGTATCCCCATTCCAGAAGGAAATTCAAGACTATCGAAATAAATGTAGCCTCGGCTGCACGCTGTTAGCAAAGAGAAGGCTCCGCCATTGCGCAGCCCATAAAACTTAGCAATCCTCTCAGCGAAGGGAGTTTTACCGTTGGGGGCGCCGTAGACGATCATGGATGGGTTCATTTCTTCTCTCCCGGCAGCACTACGTCCCCGTCTTGGATTGCGCGGCGGATGGCGATATTTACACCGTCACGAATAACCTTGAGTTGCGATGGAGTAGAATCGTTGATAAATGCATGAGCCAATTCATGATCTTCCATCCGCGTCACAGGATAAACAGGATCTTGCTTGATGCGGTATTCGTGATGCTCTTGCCAGTTTAGGCAAGACAACGCGAAATTTGCATCAACTAACATCCATTCTTCCGAATTGTTCTTACGGACCTCAATATCTTTTCCGTCCGCCGCAGCCTTAATGACCTCTGCGTGTTTATGTGGTTTGTTCATTTAATACTCCAATAAATTATTCAGTAACAACATGATGCCTTAGATGGTTGCGCAATGCTAATAGATTTTTTCTATTGAATTTGGATTGTGATATTATTTGCGCTATGAACACTGTCCAGCGATACGATTACGCCGAAATTAAGGCCGTCAAGACTGACGAGGGATTCTTGCGCGATACGCCGATTGTGGCGCGTGTTGGCATTCAAGAATACCGTCAGCCTGATATGTCTATTCGCCGTGAATTGCGTTTGCCAGAAGAGGTTTTCCACGCTGATGCGCTTGCATCGATGAAGGGTAAGCCGATCACGATCACTCACCCAAAATCGGGCCGTGTGACTGCCAAGGATGCGCACCGCGTGACTGTTGGCACGATGCTTACTGAGGGAAAGCAGGATGGCGAGAATGTACGCACTGAGATTGTGATTCACTCGCCTGACTCTATGGGCAGCGCTCGGCAGCTTTCGCTAGGTTACAAAGCCGATATGGACGAAACGCCGGGTGTTCACCCTGTGTACGGCCAATACGATGCGATTCAGCGAAATATCCGTGTCAATCATTTATCCGTTGTCCCTGTTGCTCGCGCTGGCGCAATCGCCCGCTTGAACTTGGATAGCATGGATCAGGAAGATTTTTCAACCCAGCAGGAGCAACAAACTATGAGCATGGTCAAAGTGAAACTTGACAGCGGCTTAGAGTATGAATGCGCTCCCGAAGTCTCGGTGGCGCTCGACAAGCTGCGCTCCGATGCTGCGGAAGCTGCAACCAAACTCGCGGCCATTCCAACCCTGACGGCAGAGCGCGAT